TTAGACCGTACAGAACCTATCATTTGGTGCCTCAATAATCTGTTCCAAATCTTGTTTATTTAAAGACGCTAGATTTGTAAGAACGTCTTTTAGTCTTAAATTTTCTTCTTCTAGAATTTTAATTATTTCATTGGCTTGGTCTAAAGCTTTATGCAAGTATTTATTTTTTATGATTAGTTCATCTGTTATTGACTTTTTGAAATTTTGCATAGCATATCTCCTAGAAGGATTCAAGTCAACGATTGATGAATAATAATACACCTTATAGGTCTAGACTGCAAAGAAAAGACTTTAGTTCTTTAAGTTGTTTATTGCTCAATACCATATAATCAGCATAGGGTTTGTGTTTCCATAAAACTTGCCAACAGTATCTTATTCTCTGCCATAATGACATCTTATTCTGATAAGCAGCAAAAGTTTCATATATAGCAAAGTCAGCCATTCGTAAACTATGGTCGTATTCTATCATTAGAATTTCACTACGACAATCACAAGGAACAAAAAGAGTTTTATTTTCTCTTAGATTTGTTACGTTTCCCATGTTTAAAAATTCTTTCGTAGTTTTTTGCCCAGGTTTTTTGATCAACACCTTTTGGTCTTTGTTTAGACCCTTTACCATTTTGGGACATATTATGTCTTTCTCATAATCCAGCTATTATCTATAAATCTAATAATTTCCAAACCATTTTTTCCAGAAAATTCTTCTATGGCTTGATTAGATTCAGGAAACGGTTTATGTTCTGGATTATAATCATGCCCACATAAGAAACTATCGTTTTTGAGTTTCTCAAAAGATAATTCTATATCTTGCTTTACAGATTCGTAACTATGATTAGCGTCTATATATACTACATCCATATAATTATTTGGAATCTGTTTTAGAAAATCATAAGATGACTTATTATGAACAGAACACCTGTTATTCAGTATAAATCTGTTTAATCTTTTTTCAGTCTCAGTTATAAGATGTTTAGATAAGTCAACACAATCTATATGTTTTATGTTTGGAAATCCTAAAACCATGTTTGCTGATTCGCCAATAAATGAACCTAATTCAACCCAGTTTTCTATTGGACTCTTTATGTCTAGTATATGTATTACCATATTTAGAAAACCGACCACTTGACTTGAATCATACATATTCCAGCACGGAAAGAATCTCACGGATTTCGATGGAAAATTTTGTTCCATATTAGGATTCTAACACATAGCTCCAGTACCTACTATCGTCTTTCTTTTGTAGAGCGTCCCAGTAAATAGAACGAGCAATATAAGAAGGAACTTTTAGCTTCCCACAATTAACACTCCAATGCTGCTCCATTTGTTTATACTTTTTAGTGCCTTCTCTACTCTTATTATATGTAAGATGCTCCATGTTGTAAAGCCTAAGTTGATGAACATCTCCACACAAAACTCTGCACTCATTAGGGTGAATCATTTCAAGAGCAAAACTAACTTTAGCCATGCCAAGACCCATAATTCTATCGACTATTGAGTCTCGTTTCCTAACGTGATACTTCTTAGTTGTCAAATAAAAATCTTTTGGGTTTTGCCAGAACTGCTGACTAAAATTCCAAATATATTTGGTACGATTATTATGGAGACCAACACCGGACGTTGCTAATTTTTGTCTCAGTATTTCCTGATCATCAATCCATTCATTAAAATTCTTAATGGCTTGATAACCGGAACAATTACCTTTCCAAGTAGTGTGAACAGAGCAATAAGCAAAGAGATAACGCCTAAAAATATCAGCGGTATTCTGTGGTCGTACACTCTCCCAGTATTCTTTATATGAGACAATCTTTTCTCTAGGGAAGTTTGTAAAAAATTCATCAGCCTTGCTCCTGCAATAATTGGTTTTCTTTTCGGTCTTTTCCAAGAGAGTATCCATTGTATGCTCCAAAATTAGTAAATCGACAACACTACCGATTCTACACTGTTAGTATCGGCTTGTCAAGACCTGTTTCTTTAGATTGTTCTGCTGCTACCGTGTAAGATTTTAAAAGTTGGAAAGCGTAAAGACAAACCTCCATCTTGGTTTTTACTCTCGGTAAAGTATTGAACCGTGATAATCTGTCCAAGAATTTTTCTAGGATTCTTATAGAATTCTTGACGCTGTTCAATACTAAATCCACTACCAACACGCACGCTATACCCCTTGTGATTAATAGTTACACAACTTAACATGGTTTCTTCATGCTCTTTACCATTTAGAATATATCGAAACGGACCCATTTCTGTGTCTACCACTTCATATTCATCATCAAAGAAACTTTTATACTTTAGTAAATCCTTGCTTCTTTTACCCTTATATGGAGCATCAGATCGAAGCATAACACCTTCCCATCCCAATTTATCTGCTTTAGCAGTCCATTCGGCAAAATGATCATCATCAGCAATAAATTCTTGATCTAGAACAGAAAGACATGGACATTCGTTGTTCCTCATTTGATAGCACAAACTTTTATAGCGATAAGAATATGTGTTACTAGGATTCCCTTTTTTGCTATAAAATTCATCATGACTAATCATATCAAAAATCTTATACGATGGATTTGGAATAGTATGATCTTTCCTCTTGAGTTGCTTCATAATTCCCTGAAAATCTTCGTTACCATCTTCGTCAACAAGACAAAGCTCACCATCAAGCACTACATTAGAGATACCAAGAGCCTTAATGCCACCAGCAACAACATCGAGAGTATCAAAACTCTTTCCTGTACGGGAGTAGAAAGTAGTGCTACCATTATCATCAACAATAGCAATACATCTAGCACCGTCAATTTTGCGACTAACATACCAACCGTCCTTCCAATCTACAATATCTGGATCATATTTATCAGCAAGTGCGACACTAAACTCTGGAATATGATCTGGAATAGCCTTATTAATAATCTTATCTCCAGCCCTTGTCTTCAAATCTTTATCAATGATACAATGAATAAGTTCTTCAATATTGGATTTATTCGAGTGAGCATCTATAAAGGAGTTTATTGCTCCAATAGCATCATGACCCGTAATAACACGATTCTTTAAATCATTCAGCAAATCAAAGAAATTTTTGTATGACTTGCCTCTAAGAAAGTTTTTCTTTTTTAGATTGTCGCTAGTAACATTATACTGCCAAAGAGGATGATATGTATAGAGCAGAATTTTTTTAGCAAAATTTGCGGCCTCACTATTGTGGTTGCAATAATCCTCAATAATTCCTTGCTTGTCAATAGTGCTGCTAGTTGCCCTAAGATCGCGTACCATTCCCCAAACATAATTAAAATCGTGAATCATTCCAATAGTCTCCTGTGTTTCAACCATCATAGCATACAACAAGCCGCTTGTCAAGTATCGTCATTTGCTGGTTGCTAACTTAAATCAAAAATCGTCAATGTGTCGTACTTAGATTGATGAATATAGATCGTATTAATATAATTACTAAAATATTTTTTATAATTATGCTTATAAAAGTATTCATCACAATATTTAGTTATGGTTTTATTAAAATTTGGATTTTTGTCGTGTGTTTCTACTATACAAACTTCAGGACTATGTTGGGATATGTCATAATTTTTAAGAACTTCTATCTCATAGCCTTCTACATCAAGCGATAATAAATTATATTTTGATATATCTGATAATATATTATTTAAAGTTTTAACCTTGATCTGTATAAATTCTTTATTTGGCATACTGTACATACAAGAGAATTCATTATCTAGATATAGTTTAGCGATGTGGTCGGATGATCCCGCCGCACATTCATGCAAAGTATATGATTTAATTGGTTGACAATTTTTTTTCAAAGATTCTATCGAGATAGGATTTGGTTCAACATAAATACCATACCAATTATTTCCTTTAAATAATCTATATGTATTACTATACGTTATACCATCAAACGCTCCAACATCAACAAAAATTTTTTCTTTGGATTGTGAATATATTTTTTTGAATAGTTCCCAATAGATAAATTCTGGAATTTGAATAAATTCTGTATCAAATAGTTTAGGCACTTCAGGCACCGACTTGGGTTTTATTGATATGTGGCAACTGATCTGTTTCAAAAATAAATCCATGAGGCAGAAAAAACTCTGTTATCTTTGAGAAAGAATCTTTTTCTATATCAAAAACCAATAGTTTCCTTGGGGTGCTTGCAAAGTAAGAAACAACAGTCTCATGATGATTGTACCACTCTTCTTTCCATAAGTTAATTATTTGATTAGTATCATCAATATCATACGCCTGTTTATGATATTCTATATACGGAATTTGAGTTTGTAATTTTTTTGTAAAACCATATTTCATTGGAGAAAAATCACACATATGTTTCATTCTACTAGATATCCAATTATCAACATTTCTTGTATTTAAAATAAATTTACTATTTGGATAATGAACATCTAGTAAGTCAAAATAATCTTTTGATATTGAGACAAAATTAATTTTTTCATTTTTTGTTCTAAAACATTCCATATCACTATAAACAGAATAGGACTCGTATCCCTCTAATGGTTTTTTACCAGATAAAATATTATCATGAATATCTCTTGCAAGATACCCTCGATTCCAATGTATACTAGTAATTAATGGGGAACAATAATTGTTAAATAATTCATGAAACGAATTAGTGCCACACTTATTAAAGCCTATAAGAAAGATTCTCAGCTTGTCTTGCATAATGATATAGTTTTATTTATAATTCTGTTTTTAAAATAAGTATCATGTGTTTCACCAGTTAAATTAAACATATAGTCAACAATATAATTTAAAGACTCTTTACTCCATTGTTTTTCGTGTCTTTTATGATATAAAAATGGACAATGGATTCTATAAATTGGTATATTTTGTTGAACAGCCAAGAATGGCAACCACCAGTCCCAACCACATAATCCTATGCAAAAATTATCGTCCTGTGGAACAATTATATCGTTTAAAATAAAAAAATCTATTCCGCCATCATTGATTGATAAATTAGTATTAAAATTATCATCGTAATTAAATCTATGTCCTATAACAATTCCATTTTGTGAAGTTTCTATAATTTGATTCCAAAATGAAGTATTTGTATCAATTTCTATATCACTATTAATTAATACAAACTTTTGATAATATTTTTGTGCTGTGTGTACAATATCATGAATAGCATGTGTCTCTTTGCCAAATCGAGATACTGATCTTAAAAAAACAGATTGTGTATTTTGAACAGTAATTTCTTTGTCAATATTTTGAATGTTATATATTTTACTAGCATAGTTATCCCATGAAGTATAACGATTATCTTTGTTAGTGTAAAAAGAGGTAAAAAACGGCAATTGGTATTTATTCATCTTCTTTCCTATCAATCCAGTATTGAATAAGATCTTTATTATTTTCGTTTATTATATTAATTTCTAATACTCCATCATCGTTATAGAATAAATTAAAAACACCTGAGATATATGCGCTTCTTTGACCATATTTTCTGTTTTCTTTAGCTCCATGTTTTAAATGAAGTATGTTAGCATCTGGTAAATAAGATATTTTGTTTAAAGAAGATACAGATAGTGCATTTTTTTTATATTCATTCCAATTTTTTCTAATAAGACTACATCTTGGACCCATTAAAAATTTTTGACAATCGGAGGGCGGATCATAGTTATCAATAAATGAAGCCCAAAATAAAGTATCACCATGTCCTGTTATGCCGTGATCAAAAATTCCACCAAGCTTATGAAAAAACTCTCTATCTATTGCAGTACAATATCCTGTGTGATGAATTAATAATTCTATCTGTTCATTATTTTTAATAGCTTTAATAAAAGAATACTTTAATGTATTTATATCTATATCTTTTTGTTCAGTAATAGAATCTATATCCCTATATGAGTAATCCATATTATGAACTAAATAATTAGTTTCTAATAGTTTTCTTGTGTTATTTATCCAATTTGAGTCGGAACACACGATATCCGAATCCATAAATATAATCTTGGTAAATTTACTTGGAATAATCTTTTCTGCTATATTCCATAGATTTTCTTTAGAAAATAAAACGCTGTTTGATCTGACGACATGCGCATTTTTTATGACAGGATATTGATTTGGATAAATTAATTCAACAGTATAATATGGTATACTGTATTTATCAAATTCTTTTTGAATAATTTGTATATTTTCTAGCGGCTTATGATATTTTAATGGATTAAAATAGCACATCGCTATGCAAATATCGTCTGCTAGTAATTTACTATAGCCATTATATTGTAATATCATACTGTTGTTACTTTGTAAGAATGGAGGCGAGGGGAGTCGAACCCCTGTCCTATCAATAGATCCATATACTTTCTACAAGTTTATTTCGTTTTTTATCAGACTAATCAAACTCCAACGAACAGGATTTTGTTTAGACTTTTCAACCTATTAATCTTAGTTAAGATAAGTTGACCATCTTAACCCAGCAGGATTTTACGACAATCTTTTAGACGCTCCCTGCATCGCTTCCTAAGATTGTTACTGCTTAATTAAGCAGCAAGGGCTAACTGATGACTGCCAGTTAAAGCATTTAATCGACTTTTAAAGTGGCCGGTCGATAAACCACTACTTGCTTATATAGTTCACTAATTGTAGTCGAAACCTTTACGCCCCCTTTTTTATAGTATTGATGTTGATAAATCTTCTGGTTCTTCTATTTTAGGTATAAGATATGGTTGATCTTTTGGAACAAAAATAATTTGAATATTACAATTTGCTTCTAGTTGTTTTAATAATTTAGTATTACGATTATATTGAGCGAAGTTCAGCCCTACAGAAATCATAAACAATCCAATAAAAATAAGCTTTAAAGGATGTAATGTTTCTAAGAATCGTACAATATCAAACTTCATTGATATCAGTTACACCTTTATCCTTTCTCTGGTATAAATAGTTAAACAACATTGCAGCCCCTTGATATGAATCTCCGACAGAACCAGCAGCATTATTACATTCCCAACATACCCATCCTCTAAATATTGTGCTATTAGGATAGTGATCGCAAGCCCATTTAGTAGGAATTTTATTACAGGATTCACATCGTTCTGGTTTTGAGGGGGCATTTTGATGAACGATTTTTAAATCCTGGTTGTATTTTTTGAAACATTCTTTGCATTTAGAATAAAGCTTGCCACGATCCAAAAAGAAACTTTCAACAGGCTTTTCTAGTTTACATATCCTACACACTTTAGTATCGCCATCACAATCATCTAACCCTGTTTCTGTCAGAACTTTTAATTCTGGTTGATTTGATTCTTCTTCAGAAAGGTCTGTAAATAAGCGTAGTTGATTCATAGTGATAAAAGAAGCAAAGACCCCCGAAAGTGTGCATTGTTAAGAGGCATCGGGGGTTTGCTTTTTATTGATTAACGCGAACCATTCTTACGAGAAGTAAGACCGTACCTAGTTTCACCGAATCGGCCTGTGGTGGTAACAACATTAAAACCCTCTGAGCGTAGTAGTGGCTTAATATCACTAATCGTTGCTCTGAGATTACCAACATTAAACATAGCAAAAGCACTATCTTGGCTAAGTGTCTTGCCTCTCATTAAATAATTCATAACCCTATCCTGCTTAGTCAAAGTAGAAGTTGACATTATAGTGTCCTCACAAAATTCTATGGTAGTTTAAAAATTTAGAGAAACAACCTACCACCATGCTGTTTTCTCTATTTTATAGTAGATGAAAGGTCCAGTATCAGCAAGTTTTACTTTTTGTCATACCACATAAAACCAGCCGAACCCAAAAGTACCACTATCATAAAAAATATTTGTATTAGATTTAATCCAAACGAACGACTGCAAAACATAATAAATATTGCACAAAAAATAGGATATGTAATTTCTATAACTGATGCTTTTACCGAGCCCATTTCTTGAATGGCTTTTATGCAAAAAAAATTGCCTAAAAGACCACAACTTATACTGGATAGTAACCAAAAAAATCCTTTTATATCACATGAATAGATTGATTTATCTTGCAAGTTTGTTGTGCTAAAAAAATAAATCGACCAGAAAATAGCCGTAGCAATTCCTGTTAAAAAAAAGAACAGTTTTTTATCTATGGTCTTTAGAGCATATTCACAAGAACCATAAGAAACCCCCCAAAAAATTGCTGTCAATATAGCTGGTAAATAATATTTCATATGTTATTATCATTATTTCGACAATATTTTATTAACACTTCCTTTAGATTATCCAACTTGGTTTTCATTTCTTCGCATTTTTTGCAAAGTTCTGTGTTGATATATTCTTGTAGATAATCTATTTGTTCTTTAATTTCCGACAGTTGTTGATTATTCATTGGGTAAAGAATTTATTTTTTGCTGGCCGTAATTATTAGAATTAAGCCAAAAAACCATATCATTCAGTTCATCGTCCCATGCACATTCTATTTTATTGGACGCCGCTAACTTTGCAAGACCAGTTTGATAAATTGTATCACGAATGTCTTCAAAAATACTATCAAAAATTTCTTCCGTTATAAGATAACAGCCTGTTTCATCTTGACCAATACTCTTATTGATGACCATTTGCTCTACTTGAGGCAGTGTTATAAACTCATTTAAGTTTTCTGTATAATTTTCACAGATACTTTCAGCCGCATTATTTCTAATAGTAGTAATAAAACCAGTCATATCCGAGATAGAAAATGTTTGCATATTAGTCTCCAATATTAATCTCTATATACACTACTATTAATGTCATTTAGTATATTTACAATTTGTTCTTGAAAAGTAGTATCTAGAATTCTTGACATATCTTCTATAGATTTTGTGCTTAGTTCTGGAAAATGAGTAGTTATGATTCTATGTGTCTGATATAAGGAACTGCTAATTTTATCACGGTAATCCTTGATAAGACTAGTCTGATGCATTAAATCATGTAATCTTGTCATTGCTAGTTATTCTCCAGATTTTTAGGTTTCAACTTTAAAAGCTTATGCTTAATCTTCCAGACCCCCGTTTCTTTGTTTTGCATATCCGGTCCCATATAAATATGGCAGAACCCTTGGTGTTTGTCAAGACCATATGCACGAATTCCTTGGTCATCAATACTCTCTACAGCAAACCTGCCACGATAACCCATAGGAATAAACTCCCCCTTAGAAACAAAGTATGGGCCACCAGCAACCTTGATTTTATCTCCGTTTTGAAGTTCTCTCCAATTAAAATCTTTAACAATCTTAGTGTTCTTTTTTTCCTTAGCCTGAACCTTAAAAATAAAAGTAGTGTTGCACTTAGGACACATATAAGCCCTTGGACCAGTGCAGTGACCACAATTATCGCAGCATTTTTGACCTTTAGGCATCTTGGTTCTCCTTGTCTCCTGTGAATCGGTTTAAAACCAGTATATCACACTTATCGGCATTGTCAAGTCCGCACTTTAGATTTTGTTTGACTCTCCGCTTAGAGGGTCTTTCTGGTATGGATATTTAAATGGTCCTAAATATGATTTTCTTTGATTTTTAATCCATTCTAATACGTCATCGAAACATCTTTCGCATAGTTGAATATCAAATTTACTACCATCTTTTGATGAAAGATATCCCCACACAGCTTCTAGATTAGCGCATTCTGTTCCAAAATTATCGTCTGTACAACATGATCCACACATATCACAATAAATTTTATCTATTACTTGTTTATATTCTTTTTTATGTGTTTTCATGACCAATCATTTTTATAAAGACCGGGTTTTAATCTTGGTTCATATGGTTTAATTGTCCATCCTAAATCCAGTAAGTCTTTTTGTATTTCTGCTGTGACTACGCTTTCATTACCAGAACAATAAAAGTCTAAATAGTTCTCCCCTTGTTTTCTTAGGTCTGCAACTATACCTCCAGATTGTCTCCAACTACAAGTCCATTCCTTATCATCCTTAAAAAATCTGTTATTGCATAATGCGCCATATAAGTCTCGTGCATAAAATGGATCTTGACATTTTCTAATGATATGATCGCTTTTAAATAAATCATATTCTAAATCTACTATCATGTCCATAAACTTTTCCTCAGTTTGATTAGCTCAATTAACATGGCCTCATCTTCTGCGTCGTATTGATCTTCTATATGCTGTTTTTTAAGTATGGTCTTATATGAAGTCTTTTTAGATTTATACCCATTCTTCTCTATTTCTTCATATTCTTTAGCCCACCCACTTTTTACTGAAGGATCAATTCTATTAGGTCTTATATTTTTCCACCATTCGTATAGTTTTTTTATCCTACGAGCATCTTTAGCCTGTTTAGATACTATTCTCTTTCCGTTTTCATTCCTATCTTTTAGTTTGCTTGCCCAATTAAAATAGTCATAAGCAGCCTCAATACATCGTCCATTTTTAAACTTGTATTTTTTATCTGTACCCCAAAGGCTTAGGTGAGCCAATTCTATTTCAACAAAGTTTATTAGTTCATTGAAAAGACCATGAAGGATACGATCATCGAATTCATAGTAATATCCAGGTTTTAATCCAGTATCAAGATACTGAATTTTATCTATCCAACGATTTTTAATATAAACTTTAATTGAATGATACATATCGTATGGATAATATAATATGTTTTGCAGGCGCTTGAGAAATTTTTGTGAGATCCAATATCTTATTGGTTTTCGTTTTTGTAGATCAGCATAGTATTCGTCCCATGCACCCCATTCAAGAGCTAGAGGCTTTTTTTCTCCTAAAATATATTCAGCCACTCTACCTGAAGACCAATAATATAATCTATTTCTTAGCATAATTATTTAATAGTAGAACAAATAGTCCATATGCTGTTAATTGGCTGCGTTATCGTAGTATTGTTTGTATTTTGTAATATAATATATTCTATCATAAAGGAATTTCTTTTAAAATGTCTAGTATTCGTCTGGCTAATGCAGCAGCACCAACAATTCTACCATCTGTATAATCTTCACCGTATCCTGTTTTAGATTCATGATCCTTTTGATCTTGAATCTTTTGATTACACAGCTTAATAACTTGAATAATTTTATCTGAATGATAAGTAATACGTTCGTTCATATGGTCTTTTTAACAATAAATTTTGTTGGATTCTTTATCTCATACAGCATTTCTAGTATAGATTCTGCTGTTTGATTGACATGGTTTTTGCCTTCTTCCATGAGTAAGCATTGTGCTAATTTTATTAGATACTCTAATTGTTTTTCTGAAATATGCATCATTACTCTCTTACCGATTCCCCGTGTCCTCTAGTAATTATACCACAGAACACCTTTAAGTCAATCTGTTCGCTTAAAAGTTTTGTGGAGGAATCAGCAAAAACTACGTTTATTCCATTAGGATGAAAAGAATAAGCTTCTCCATCATTTGTGGCGTTCATTGGTACTCCATCGTTGGGTGATGCTTTGGGAGTTTTTATACCATTGCTATTCATTGGATCAAGTTTAAACGGACCAAGATTATCTGCCCAACCAACACATTGGTTTGTTTCTACGGTAGATGCTACTTTTTGTCGATAAATTTGTGGTCGGCCTGCACACTCTACAAATAATAGCGTTTTGCTTAAACCGTCTGTAATTGCGGATATTGGGGTTGTTTTATCTTTTACTAAACAACCGTCTCCATTAACAGAATATAAATCTGGACTAATCACATTTTTCTTAACGCCTGTTATAGTTTCATAATCAGTGCGTCCTAATTTCTCTGGAGACACAAACGCTGGTCTGATGCTATCAGTGTCCGGTGAAATTGGTACTGAAGTTATACCATCTCCTTTAGAAGATGGGCAAATAAAAATTGATAAGTTTTGTTGTGAAATGGAAAGATTAGTTCCTTCCCACCAATTAGAATCTAAAGAATAAGTCTCTACTAAATTTGCTTCTTCCATGAAAGGCATAATATTAGTGCGCCAAGAATGTTCTTTACGATAAGGATTTCCTTTTGGTGCTTGAGGAAAGAGAGTTATATTAGTTGAATCCGTTGTGTACGCTGCTGCTGGCAATGAGTTTTTTGTATCAATCATATTGTGAGTAGCAATACCAAATTGTCTCAGATTATTAGAGCAAGAACTTCGTCGTGCTGATTCTCTAGCACTTTGAACAGCTGGTAAAAGCAGTCCGATTAGACCTCCAATGATAGCAATAACAACTAATAACTCTACTAATGTAAAACCTTTTTTCATGATAAGTCTCTCTGGTGGGATGACGAGGCGGGATCAGTTATCTGTTAACTGATGGATATTATCATATTACCCCAAAAAAAATAATCAATATTATTAGGATATTGTTAGGAAAGATTTTTCCATTCTGGAAAATCATTTATATCCATATCTCCTAGTATAAAACTACCAACTGAATTATTTATTTTTATAGCAAAAATAGGATTACCATCTACATCTTCACCGAGGTCTTGAATATCTGATTCAGATACGCTATGTAGCTTTCTAAGAAGTTCTGATATTGTCATTTTTGTAATGCCTCTTCAGAATTATACTGTAGTCTAGCGTTGAATCCAGCCTCAAATGCTATGCTCAGTTGAGGTATAATATCACCGTATCTTTCTCTGTTAGAGATACCCTCATCACCCAAAGGAACTACTGGTCTAATTTGATCTAACCATTCTTCAAACATATCAGATATTGACATTATTAACTCCATGACGTATCATTTTCCCATCACGAATCACATGAACAAAAACCTTGCCAGATGATCGAATATAATCTCGCCCACCATCAATCATATTGCCATTGTTAAAACTCTTATAATCGTGGCGATGTTGACTATATTCTAAATTCCCTTCATCATTTTCTACCATTCCAAAAGATAGATCCTCTACTTGGTCTGCATTAGCGATCATCAATTGATCGTATTGTTGATTTAGACTCACTTTAAAGTATAGAGAAAAATACTTGTTACCAAATTTTGGATGTGGAGTATCCCTGTAAAAAACATCCACTATTGAATCGCCAAATTCTGTGGTACAAACGTGCTTTACAGGAACTCCATCCTTATCAGAATAAAGTTCTTCGACCTTCTTAATATTTGTGATAGGATAGTGTACAATGTTCATAAATCAATATTTACTCTGTATTCATTAAGGAGGCTGTAAAACTTATCTCGTATCTGGTCCAAAGCATCATCGGCATTTTTAAAATCGTTACCGTATTTTTGCCAATTACGTAGTTGTTGACTAAGATCCCACAAAAATCTTTGAGTCTTTAGTGCTTGACTCATGACTTCGTATTCATTTTGATCTTCTGGCAGATCAAACTCAAACTTCGCTTTCATGATTGAATCTCACTATAGGTAATTTACTAAATTGTATCAGTTGGTCGAGACTTTGTAAAGATTCTGTTGAAATGCTTAGTAGATAATCATCAAAGTTATTCCAATCCTTTGCATCTATTATTAGCGAATACTCTCTGCTTGCATAACCATAAGAGTTATCGCTATCATGACATTCTACTCGTCCAGCAATCCAATTGTCTCCATTCTGTTTTATCCACTCTTGGTTCATTATTAATTCTTGTACCAAATAATAATGCCACATTATTTATTTTCCTTGCAAGATTCACAAAGTGTCATAATCCAACCCTTTTTATCTGGACTTCCTTTGGATCCACATTTCTCACAAGTATGATAACTCCAACTCTCTGCCATGCCAATTAACCCTCTCGTATATTCATTTCCTCCATAATAATAAACTCGTAATCCACCAAACTTTTCTTTGATCTGAGTAAATCTGAAAGATTCATAAACTATAGGTTCTTGGTTTTTTGAGACTCGATATTTATTATTTCCCTCAATATTTCGTTCTTGTTGGGCTATCATAAAACAAAGACTGGATAGAATCTCAAACCATCCATCTTGGCACTCAATACCATAGGCACCTATAGGTTCATTACGATTGTCTTTGAGGCAGAATAAAGACGGATATTTAGTATATAATTCTGCCGCTAAAAGTTCTTTCATTGTGAGTTCTCGGAAAAAATATGTTCAATATTAGTGGCTAATACAACTCTATCATTCCCTCTATAATCAGAAATTACCCATGTATCGCACTTTAATTCATCTCCAGTTGAAGCATCGTGTACTATTACTGGTGCTTGCCAATCAAACTTTCCAACATTGTTTAAATTATTAGCTTGAGAATGAAGGTAATTATAAAGATCAAGCCAAGTTAAATTATTCATTGTTCGTTTGTTCCTTATGTAATTCATCGTAAACGGCTATTTCTTTAGCAATTTTTTCAGCAACAATATCTCTATACTTTTCTTCATATCTCAATGGATCGGCTAAATTATTATCTATTCTATTTTTATTTGTGATATAGTAGCCATCATCGTCTTTCAGCAGAATACAATTTTCTGCTATCGTAATCTTTTTAAGAATATTTTCGTCTGTTACAATCATATCGCTAGTGCTACCATATGGTGTTCTAGTGGTTATAGTTCGACCAGTAACGTGTTTCGGTATTTTGAATGTTCGTGCCATTTTATCTAGCTCTCCTATTTGCTCTGTCTAAAATACGACGGGTTTCTGTAGCATTAGATGGACATAATACAAGTTGTGGTGCTGTTTTGTGTGCATAATCCATATATCCAACTGCTCTTTGTTCTGTGCTGCATCCAATACAGGTTATTGTTTTGTTCTTCTCAACTAAAAACTCTAATCGTCCTTCTGGAATATTTGAACGACAATAAATACAGTGCATAGTAGTTACCTCCGTACAACAGTTATACCATACCGTATCGGCTCAGTCAAGTCTAAACTTTAGACTGTTGCTGGGGTAATGACATCATACAGCATACCATTATTGTCTTCAAAAGATGTTGATCCAGTAGTCCAATAAACTTTACACAAGCCTACTGCATCTAATATCTTTTGACAATTTTCACAAGGCTTACTCAATAGTATTCGTCCTTGTCTATTAATTCTGACATTAACAATTGAAAGATTAGTATCAATGGAGTTATACCTATCAAGTAGTTTAGAAATAAGATAAGATTCACTGTGAACATATGGAAAGTCCTGATAAGTTCTGATATTAAATTGTTGCCCTATTCGGTATGCTTTATGGTTAACTTTAATTGGATTGTTTTGACAAATTAAAATTGGTTTGTTGCCATCAAAAGCAATAGTAAAATGATATCGTCTTTGAAAAGAATTGGGTTCAAACCTATCGTAACTAAGTTTCAGTGCTTTTTTGAGAATTTTCATAATTGATTTCAATAGAAGTTACATAGCCAAAATTATCATAAAGATGTGTTACATTTGATTCGTCGCAGCCCCGGCCAAAATCGTTGCATAATTCATGATTGTCTGATGATAACCGATTTAATTTAACGCTTGATGCTTTAGGAGTATCTGGATCTAAAGGAATTCTTTTTGGCTCTCTCATACTAAAACTCCATTACAGTAATTAGAAATTGCCTTGTCTTTCATTTTCAATTCCATATCAATATCAAATTCTAGTCCATACGTTTCAAACGGTTGTTCAGCATAATCTGCATGAGCCCTTGGATTATTTCCTGGTCTGCTTTCACTATAATGAAACAATGGTTTAGTTTGCCAAGTGTCATAGCACATATTAATTGCTTCAATTTCTGGCACATTGTTTGGATGACACTTGTGATGCAAATAATCGAAGCAGATGGGAATATTGGTTATTGCATGAAAAATATCTACTAAGTCTTTAACGCTCCAGCAATTAAGTTTATCATCATTTTCAATAGTTAGTCTGGCCTGACAATTTTCATCAAGTCTTTTGAAGTTGGAATAAAATCTTTGGGATACTTCCTCTTTACTGCCAGAATTATTATGAACATGAAGATTCATTGGACTTCTATGGTCTGCGGGGCAACCAATTCTATCCATAAAAGAGCTGTAAAAATTGAGTTCTACTATGGTTTTTTCGATAACTTTATCCGATAAACTGGCTAAACTATTAAACTCACTAGGATGACAAGACACTCGTACATTTGTTTGCTGAATAGAATATGCTATGTCATCAAAAGCAGCGTCAATTTCGTCATAATTTGGCAAATCTTCAAGATTAATATTTGCTTCATCGTATGTTATCAGAGGAAAAATATCACTACTCAAACGATAACAATAATTATTATCTGCACAATACCTTATTGTAGCATTAGTTGCTACAAGATTATTGAGTATTCTGCTACCAAGAATAGACAATGCTTCGTCACGATCTAAAGAACTAAATCGTTTATAAGTCATGGTTTGGAACTTAATCGGTGGATCAAGTTCTTGCAAATTAAGAGAAATACAACACAGTCCGAAACGCATAGAATACCTCCGTAAACTCCCATTGTACCCTATGATCGGTTAGGAGTCAAGAAAAACTTTAACTTACCCAACATACACCATTAATTCCAGTCATTTTCATAGCCTCCCAATGCCTCGCTAATTACTGGAAATTGCTCACAAAAAATTTGTTTACATTTTTTAGCAATATCAATATGTTCTTTTTGCGTACCATTTTTTTCTCTTAGACCAATGTAATGAATCCACGATCTAATTGTACCACTCATATACAGTTTTGTTGGAGTTGCTAATGGAAGAACGAATCTAGCACATTCTTTTGCAATACCGTCCGCTATCATGCCATCATATATGCTTTTGGCTTTAGCAAAGTTTTCTCTAATTTTAGTATACCATTTTGATTTGAGTTCATCAGAAATATTATCAACACTATTTTGTCTATTTTTTTGGTCTTGTCCACGCAGTTCAAATAGAGGTATTTCATCTGCTAAGAAAGAAGTATCAGCATATCTTTGGCTAAATTCTTGAAAAGTAAAACTTCTATGTCTTAGGATTTGCGCAGCTAATCCTCTAGTGGTATTTATTTCCACAGTTAGAAACGCTTGTTCAAAAATACTCCAATGATTATGATCTATACAATATTTGAGTAATTTAGCATAGTTGGGATTTTCTTGATTATTTGGATTACTTACTCTAGCACAATAAGCAATTAATTTTTCTGCTTCCGGTGTTGCACTAATAAATTGTGCTGTATTCATTTATTTCTCCAGTTGATAATTTTTTCCCATAGTGGTTTAAAAAAATATACAGCAATATATCCTACTATACCATGAATAGCAGAATATAATATGCTACTTAGTGTAATAGTAACACTCTGAATTCTTGATGGCTTTTTATCACCATGATCCTGATACGACATCGTGATTAATATCCCTAGATAATTGTTTTAGTTCATATTCTTTTTGGTATTCAACAAAAGCGTTATCAGTTATATTATTAAAGATTATTGTTGCTAACTTTGATAAACTATTTGTTGTGCCACTGATAGAAGAATCAGATACCTTTGTCCAATAATAAGTATAGGGATTGCTATCGCTATCTGATTTTTCACGAATAGTTTGATATCCTTTATCTTTGGCCCATGTTCTAATTAGTGACCATTGCATGTAATGTTCTCCAAGCTATAGCTATATTGTATCAGTTAAGTATGGTTTTGTCAAGACTTGTCATAGTGCTTCCAACCCTCTTTGTGTTTAAAAGCAATTATTTCTCTTCTTTGATCATCTATTACGACCATCTGATATTCAATAAGACTATACAAATCTTGTATATGCTCTTTAATCTCAGAATCAGAACACTTATGTAATATTTGTGCTCTAATTTCTGGATTAAAACAGTTATACTTTAATGGATTACAGCCCTTTTTAGGAGTATTGTGCATATATTTTATTGATCTTGTCGATAATGTTATTATCTAGATTGGATTTAATAAATTCGTCATTATTGTCAGTAACATAGGCTTGAATTTCATCGTTTAAAACTTCTTCACAGTAGCCTTTGTTTAATAAATATTCTTTTATTGGTTTTAATTGTTTGGCATATGTTTTACAAATCTGATTGATATGCGCTTTGTATTGTACAGAATATCCAAATAGGGCGTGACAAAGCTCGTGTCTTATAGTAGATTCGTCATTTGCTCCTATGATATAGAAATGATCATGACGATATTTAAATAAGTCTAAAAACATCTGTTCGTAATTAGTCAAAGGATCAAAAAGACCTTGCCTAAAAGGCTGCAAAATTTGACTAGGAAAATTAAAACCAACCCAGTCCCTTGAATAAGTATCAGCACCATATTTTTGGCTATACCAATGTTTAATTTGACCCAGTGTAAATATTTTATCCTTAAACTCTGGGCTTTCATAGTGTTCTTGAAATCTCATAAATGTTTGTGCTAAAATAAGATTAGATTCAGCCTGAACTAATACAGAATTATATTTTAGCTGTTTTGTCGTTAACATTTCTATGAACCCTTTCATAAGAATTAATAGCATCTTCTAATAACGAAACTAGTTTAAACATTTCTACGCTTTGGCTAGTATTTAGATCATCTATATTATCTAGATTCTCTACCATGCATCTCATAATATCTGACCAATGATATTTGGCTAGAAAAAGTTTAATAGATTCTTTGTGGTAAAGATATCTAGTCTCTGATTTATTCTTGGTCATGGTATAATAATTCCGATTATGTACCCAACAGCAAATGCTAAAGTAATTATGCAAATTGCTTGGGCGACATCTTTTTCATTATTTGTCGATTGATTCTGTTGCATTTGTAGCAAAAATTGCCCTGAGAGTTTCTAATTTTGATTTATTAGTCTCCAATAAAGTAATATATTGATCAAGAATTTGTAAAATATCTGGGTGTTCGCCAACCCCAACAGACTTATTAAAGTATAAATCTAGAGTTGCTAGTGCTTCTTCTATGGATGCTTGATACTTCGCTTCTAAGGCTCGATAAAATCTATTCATTAGTAATCTCCTGTAATATTTTCTGAAGTTTCTATTAAATCTGTTAATGATATATCGTCTTCTGTATCAAAAGACAATATCTTATTCGATGAGGGTGGACTAAACTTATAGTCTGCAATATCACGATATTCAAATACAATTGAACATACTACTGATAATGTACCAAGAAAAAACAATAAAACAATCACAGACAATAAAATATATACGGTTTGAATTTCAGACATCTCACTTCCAGATTGGCTGATAAATCCAAATAACAGAAGGTTCGTATGTTACTGTTCTATGTTGACAAAAAATGCCATATCTTTCTGTAAGAATTGGTTTATTGAATATGTATGGGATCAACTCATACACAAGAATTGGAGTCCTTGGTTGAGAAACAATAGTATAATATGATTGTTGAATCAAAGGTTGTGTTTGAGCTATTGTGGGATTAATTGGTAATGGAGAATAGGCAACCCATTCATTTGCCCAACAACAATTAATAGCAAATAAACTAAAAACTATACAAAACAATAACTTAACCATAGAATCTCCTTAAAAACTAGTTGCTTTATAGTAAAGACCCACAGAAGAACTACAAGTTCTGATCGTTTCCAATAGTATTTATAACTGTTTCTATCAAAATTAGACCAATCAAAACAACCATAACTGATATCATCACTTATATTTACTCTTTATGAGATCAACGATTTGACCAGCAGTGAACTGTATGGTATTACCGCCCCAAAAATAAGTATTAACTAAATCTACAATTCTAGTAGAATCTTCTGAGTCAGCAAAAATCTTTGCGTATTTTGGTTTATATTCCATATTTATATATGAATATACTCTCATATAAAAAGAGTGAGCCATTTGAGAAGCTTGAGAATTAATAGACTTTTTACGCTTTTTGCTCATGGATTCATCCTGAGCATAGCAATAATTTTATTTGCTGTATGAGCAATATCATCGTTTTTTGATTCGCTATTTGCAAGTATTTTTGATACTACACTCTTATGATTATCAGACTGAACAAGTTTAAGAGTATTTTTACCATACTGATTATGGATATAATCGAATACTTGATCATGAAAAGTGTTGCTAACGGTCATTACATAGTCTCCCTATATTGGTCAAGTTTAAATACCTCACAAAACGTATCGAATAATTTATTTGTTTTCATGCGTAGTAATGTATTAATGCCGATCAAAGCATTAATGATGGTATCTTTATCTACATCATCAAGAGTATTCATTATAGATTCAGAAACTAAATCTATTTGATCAGCATAAGTATGTAATTCGTTGATTTCATTTTCAAGATCAAATCTGTCTTTCATGTAGCACCATTAATGGATGAACGATAGTATTTAGCAACATTATTCCATGACGGTAATTCATACCAAGGATCACCCTCGTTTACGCAAACCCCTGATTTGTCGTAAATATCATAGTGGGAGACATTTCTTTTATCATAGTCCTCCCAAGAATCATAACAAGCCAGAACCTCAAATGTAGAATCCGATTTAGTTGTATGATGATCATAGTAATAAACTGCTATAATTTCTGAATTCATCTCGTTTCTCCGTAGTTGACTACAGTATACCACAACTATCGGCATTGTCAATGGCAGACTTTAGAAAAAAGAAAACCTGCCTATTGTGTCACCAATGATGTATTACATTAGCAATGATAAAAGCACAAGTAATAAAATTTATCAAAATTATAGTAAGCTTAACAGAAAAAGCTGTCCATGCTTCATATTGTGTTAATATTGGAATGTCTGGAGCATCATAATCATCTTTGCCAACCCTGTGATCTACTGCTCTAGCAAGAATTAATAATGATCTGTAAAGTTTCATCAACTATTGTACTCCGCCAAAATAAAAATTAATTGAGCATTTTTGTGGATGGTATTTATGAGAATATTCTATACTACCATCATCTTTTTGTGAGATAGCTCCATCATAAAGAATGTGTCCTAGTGTATAATCATCTTTTAATAAAAATAATTCTTGATTATTCCAGTTCCAGTAGTTATATTGGAAGGATTCTTTATCATCAACGGATAGAGAAATCATTACTGTATTGTTTATATTAGCAGATATATAATCGTTTAATGTTTTCATTATTGTTTAATATTAATTCCCATCGTAGAAATAAATTGAGATTCACTAGTTATATGCGTTAATAATAGATTATTATTTTGCACTTGATTTAGTACGGCTCTAATAACACCTGTTTTCCATGGGGGATGACAAACAAAATCATGTCCAGCAATGATTCCTCCTTTTTTTACTTTTTTTATTGATAAGTTGTATTCTTTATTTACATGATCATAATCGTGTAAAGAGTCTATGTAAATCCAATCTAAAAAATTATCAGGAATAGATTCTAGCCAAGCTATGGAGTCTTGTTTAATAAGTGTTACGTTGTTATATGGTAATTTCTTTTTTACCATATCAAACCAGTCATCGTAGTATAAGTGTGGTGGACAATTTTTATATGTATCTTCGTCTTTTTCCCATATGTCTACTAAATATAAATGAGATGGTTGTGTTAGTTTGTGCAACATAACGGCATTGTCTCCTTGACAAACACCTAGTTCCGCACCAATCGCATTTTTAGGAAATAATTTATATAATTCAGGTTTAATCTTTAGTTCTACTATTTCATGATTATGGTCTACCATAATATCTCGTTATTTTAAAAAGTATATATAAACATATGGTAATACTAATAATTAGTACGCTAATTCTAGTAAAATCATCATGAATAAAAGTTGGACAAATTGGTTTACGAATTGATAGATTCATATTATTCCCATGGAAATAGTATCCATCTATCATCTTTAAGTCTGTCGATTTCTCTTGTATAGCAATCTACTAAAAAATTTTGTGAGATATTGTAAAACAAAGCACAAGTTTTAATTTTATCAATATCAAAACCTTTACTATAAAATTTAAGTATAATTTGAGATAAGGTTATTCCACTATCACAAATGTCGTCAACGATTAAAATTTTCTTATCGGTAGAAATTTCTTCTACTTCGTAAAGTCTAACCTCTTTGTCTTTACTATCTCTTAGTTGACAACTCATCATTATCAAAGGCTTATCAAATTTATGACTAAGTTTTATAGCAGGAATAAGGCCGCCTCTTTTTACTCCAACAATATAGTCTGGAGTCCATCCTATTAATGTTATGTAGTTTGTTAAAATCTCAATATCTTCATCAAAATCCTGCCAATTATAAATAATCTGATCAGGCATAAACGGATTCCCTAATACTAAAGTTTGTTGTAAATATTATACCTCGTTTTTGTGGTGGGTCAATAGGTTTTTCAAACTTTTCCACATTACTAACAACCCATCCATACTTGGATTTATAATATTTCCAACCATAATCGTCATCATTTTCATCTACTCTATGCCTATGGTAGTCATTCATCCATTCGTTTTTATCTTTGTATCTAAAAGACTCACTAAAAGTAATAGTTCCAATTATTCTACTTTTAAATTTGCCTCTTTTCCCAGGAGTTTCTATAACTGCCAAAGGAATACCAAGATACTTCGATGGAAGGTGGTAAGTTCGTGTCTCCACACTTTTAAAGCCATTTATTAAAAGGCTTGACCACGGCGTTTGGATATTTAAACCAGTCATAAGGGTTCAAAGTTTAATGTGTAAAGCCTACCATCTTTAGCTCTATAAAATAGTTCTGGATCAGGCTTTCCCCACCAAATAAAAGTATTAGTAGTAGTACCATTAATATTTATATTAGGAGAAGTTGACCAACAATCTGGCCCTTTATTTTCGTCCATGGAACGAGCAAGTCTCCAAATTTTAGAGTCATTCCCTCCATGTAAAATAATAGTGCCATTAAATCCTACTTCAGATGGTTTCATTTTGAATTTCTAAAATAGTATTATTTGTATCAGTAGTAATATTACTATTAAGCTTATTAGTATAAGCAATAAAAACCGTGCCAGTAATAACCCCCATCCCAGTAATGAGGGTTACTACTAGACCTACAGCAAAAATAATAAAGTTATTCATTTGGTAAGATTTCCAAGAGCTAGAATACTAGGCACCCAAAGCCCCACAAAAATAGCCTGTTGCCTATTAAGATCAGTATCTCCAGCAAACCAAAGAGTAACACTAAAAACAAAACTAGCAAAAGCCGCAACCAGAAAATAATTAGAACTTTTCATAAAATCTCCTGTTAAAAGTAATTAAACAACTAAACGACCGAGTAAATTTCTTATTGTCTCATTAATATTCACACCGTTCACAATAATATCGAGTTTTCCGGTATGATGTTCGTAAGGATTATCATTTGGGCTATTTTTTTCAACATAATCCATAGCACGATTAAAACACCAGTAGATAGCAAATTTTTCGTCTTTAGTCATTTGCACCACTCCCAATACCCATGATTCATAGCATCTTCTATGCTACTGTCTGGATTATCTTTCATGTATTTTAAAGCAAATAGAACCACTTCTGAAACCAGACCATATTTATCTGCTTCAGAAATAAAAGTATGCACAATATCAAGATCTTTCATATATCAATTCCTATTTCATAGCCATCTTCATAGCCAATAGAATATCCGGTGTCAAATCCTTCATTATATGCTGTTTGTAACCATTCTTTTATTTGGTTCCAGTTATCAACAGGATTTTTTGGATTTTTTACAAGATCGTCATAGATTCTCTCCATTCTTAAAGAGAATCCTTCAGACTCATTTAACCATCCATTAAAATCTAAACTCATGCAATAACTCCAGATCGCCCAAGAGCAATCCTGACCCCCATTTTCTTATTATAATTCTCTTTCTTGCTACAAATAGCAAGTCCACGAAAATTTTCTCCAGTTGGACTATCAATAATTATTTCAGTAGAACCACCTTTAGCATCTGGATCAAGAGGGCCATAATTTTTAATATAATCTCTATCTCCTACTTGCCACTTATGATAGCCATTATAAAGACGATTATGAAGCACTCGTACCTTATAACCCTTATTACGAAGTTGTTGAACTGTCATTAGATATTCTCCACAAAACTATTATCGAAACTCTGGAAAAGACCATCTACATCATCCATTGAAAAAGGCCACTTATCATTTCCCATACCAAATAATTCTCTACTTTTCATTCCAGAATGAAGAAATTCTAATGCGCTGAGAATAATAGTCATATCATGCTTTTCAATATAGTAGTTCATATAGTGTCTCCAAAGGTACAGACCAGTATACCATGTTATTGGCGTTTGTCAAGTTCCTGCACAAAAGTCATTGTTTCATCTTTGAAAGGATAATCGAAAATATAATAGACATAATCAACCCTATAAAACTACCACCGAACCATGCTCCAACAGTCCAGATAATTGCTTCTCTACTCATTAGTTATTCTCCATATCTAACAGGCTAGGATTAATTAAATCAATAATATAATCTTTAGCAGCATCTAGCATACATTCATCTCCATCCTCAGTGAGTATATCGCCAAGATCAAAAACTATTTTGTCTGCCAAATCACAAACAGCCGTAAAATCATTCCGATCTAGTTTAGATAGTTCTTCTTTGATATGAACTTGCATTTATGCTAATTCCCTTGCTGTTCTTGATCCGCCATATATTGATTTATGATATCTATAGCGTTATCACAATAATAGGTATTGTTACAGTTAACACAAACCTTACGATGTTGCTCAAGTAACATTCTAAGTTCTTTTCTTTGACTATCAAACGTATTAGATTCAGTCATTATCTTAATTTACTTTGATATCTTTGATATGGGTTTCTGGCACACCAAAGCCATTTTTAGCAGTAAACTTTAAAGTTACAGTGTTTCCACTCACCTTGGTATAAAACTCATGAAATACAAGAGTGTCAGGATAATTAACCATGCCCCTAACAATTTCCTTTGCCTTCAAAATCTTCATAATATCTGCATCACTAATAGCCATAGCAACATTAGGACGAACCATAATATCACCCACAAATCCAATCATCATAGCCATAACAATACAATTCATAAACTTAGTCATAATTTCTCCTTAGTCAGTTCCTAGTTGTTTGTAAATAAAATCGGCCAAACCCATAACCTTATCCCTAGTTACTTGAAAGGCCAACTGTTTGATTCTCCAAGCCTTAATATCTTGTCCATAGATTATGAGAAATATCCATAATGGAATTATGATAGCCAATCCAGCATTAAGTGCTGTGTTCATTTCTTTGGAGTTGATAATTTCAAATAATTTATTCATATCCGGTTGTCCACTCTACTTCATGAAACTTAAAAGTTTTATTTAAGTCTTTCGAGAAAATTACTGGATGATATCCCCATAAATATACTACCTCTCCTCTGGTCCATCCTATTTCATCTGGCTTATAAAACCATATTGGATCAGATTGATTTAAAGTATATTGTTGGGCTACTGGTTTATTCTGTTGTAGTTTCTTTCTGTTATTTTTGTGGGTAGGATCAAGAACAAATATTGTAAATGTAATGAAACATAAAATTAGAGGCATAAAAATCAATTCTAAACCACCTAGACTATGGTTCTTGAATTTTCTATGAGGATTCATAATTATCCCATTCTTTCTCTAGTTTATTTATAACCATAGCAACTGTTCGATTAGTATAAAAACAATTAAGATTAGAGTCACTAATCTCAAGATATTTTCTATGCCAAACATCATGTAAAACATTCATTAATGTCTGACCATATCGCAACTGATTAGATACGGACACAGGTTTATCTGTCGATTTAGATCTGGCCGCTTGATGACTCATAAAAGTATCATCTACTTTTTTTATAAATTGTTCAAATGTCATATTGTTCATTTCTTTTTGTATTAAAAACGCCCCCGTTATTGAGCGTCAGTTGTTTTAGACAACGAGAGGCCCAAGGACGTTCCCACTGGAGATCAACCCAATGGAGTCGGTTAATTCCGATCTTGTTCATTTAGTCTATCTCTTTTCTATAAATTGTTCTTACAGGCTCAACATCAAAATCAAGCGGAACAATATTGTCAGTAAGTTCCTTCATCATTTCTTTGCAACTTTGTTTTACTCTTTCGTAATCCTCATTATGCAATCGCACAATATATTCGGCAGTTTGTTGATCTAATGCTCCAGCGTCAACAATAGAGTATTCATGTTTGTTATCTGGATTTTCTGGATGACTATAAAGAATCGGCTCAACAGGGACTATAATTCTACACCAACAATCTGGCCCACTGAAACATTCGATGGCTTTCCATGGGACTAGAAAGGATAACTCTTTTGCTTGTTCAAAGTTCATGGTCATCCTTACAAAGTTTAGGTTCCATTATTTCAGTCCACCATTGTGAACGATGATTATTGCCAATATTAGTAAAGTAATTATTATAGATATATTGTTGTTCTTCTTCACTCATAAACCAGAATCTATTAATAGCAAACTTTTCCCACTCTTTAGTATCATAACCATTGAACGGAATATGATGCTTTCCGCTTGTTCTAAACTCATCATACAAAAAGTCAAAAACATCTCTCATTACTACGCACTTAGTATTACTATCAAGACTATCCCAATAAGTTTTAATCCAATCTTGAACTGCTCCCGGTACATAAGTCATACGCCCAAGAGCATACCTTAATGCACAAGTAACCATAATACCACCATTAACATCGCAGTTGAATGATAGTTTCTTTTTTGTTTTAGCCAATTTTCGGCCCTCCCCAATAATCCTTATCTAGTTTAATATCTGGATTGATCAGATAACCTTGAGGGTATCTTTTATTATATTCTTTTTCAAGTCGGCGTTGTTCCTCATAATCTGTTTCCATTTCCTGTTTATGCAAACACTTAACAACTTCTAGTGCTTCATCCACAGTATCATAATAGTGTGAACGTGAACTTCCAAAAACATAACTATAAATATTCACAGAAGTAATTTTCATTTCACACTTGCTATCTTCCCAATAATTGCCAAATTCTAAACTAATATGTCCTTCTTGGCTTTTACAATGGCCGTCACTGTTGTCAAAATAATGATCGTATGCTTCTTTAAGAAGTTTTCGTATCTGTACTAGTTTTTCAAAGTCTTTATCGTTCACGATAGTGGTTCTCCGCTTTCTAAGATATAAAGCATTTTATAGAGTTTATCTATCTCATCTGCAAGAGACAGTATATACTTGTTAAGGTTTGGGTTTTCTTCACATAGTTGTTTTATACTTTTAAAGTCGCTCATTTAACATCCTCTTTAATTTCTTAATAGCCATAGTTCTACTATCTTTCATTAGTTATTCTCAGATATTTATCCAAATTGTGTCCACCTACGCTCAGTAACAATATCCTTAAACTTTTCACCAGCAGGAGTTAATTGAACCATGCCATCCACACAAAAAATACAACCATCCTTATCATTAGGATTATCATACCTATCTCCACCTTCCTCATCATAAGAGTCAAAGTATAATTTTAGGCCGGTTTTCTTTTCAAAAGCATTTTTAAGATTGGCAACATGGTGGTTATATTTGTCGCTAGTTTCTTCCGCTACCTTTTGGTTATATTCATCATTATGATTTTCATCATAGCAATTATCTAATATAGCATCTTCAATTTCAGTAATATCATCCCATGCTAACCATCGACCAATATAAAACCACCCAATATCTTTGAAAAACTTTTCATTCTCAATGGCCGATATTTCATCTGGACAAATATTCTTTAGATCATCATACCCAATAACAAAACTACCTACTGCAAAACTTCCCATTCCCATACTATTTATTCTCCAAAGGATTGATCGTAGTATACCACCTTATCGGCAGTTGTCAATAGGCCACTTTAATCTGTGTCTGCTGGAATCTTATAGTCATCAACAACTGCATGTTGTAAAAAACGAATTGCTTTTTCTAACCAGTCATTCGAATCGTCCCATTCATAGCCATTAAGTCCTAATTTACTTAATTCGGTTAACTTATTCTGATAATCAGTAAGAAAGTTTTGAATATTTTTTCTAAGTTGTGGACTCATTATTTATTGATCAACTTATTAAGTAAGTTATATAATCCTATATATAGAGCCGGGAATAAAAGCAACAAGTCTTGTAAATCAAAATGGGAATGTGAACATGGACACAGCCCAATCATATGAAGAATGTAATTGATCATTATTTATCTCCAATATTTTGTTGCTTAGAAAATTCAATTCCCGCCTCAAATCCAGAAGAGAAGTAGTTAAAAGAATTAGGAGTAGTCTTGTACCATCCTTCTCCTATCCATACTTCTTGAATATTCTTTTGAGACTTTTCATACTCACTAATAATAATTTCTTGCATAGAGTCTTTGGTAATAATATCCATTAGTTATTCTCCAAATACTTATAGATAAAATCGGCCAACCCTTTTAATTCTTCTTTGGTAGTTTTAAGAGCCATCAATTCCCAACTAATAACATTACTCAACTCTAATCTATTAGAACCTCCATCTTTGCTTAATTCTACTCTATAAACATCAAAAGAAAGCTTTTTTGTGGGTTCTTGTCCCATTAGAGACGTATTAGTTTCATTTATTGGTGATTTCATGCCCATTATCATTAATTGATACTTTGATTGTAAGTTTTAAGAGGCTTAATATCTCTTAAACGGCTATGAATAATAACCAAATTTTGGCGTTCTGGAGTCAATTTCTCATGAAGATAATCACCCACAACTCTCTTGAGTAGAGCAATTTCTTTATCGGTCAATAAGACGTTTCTATACATTTTTTCCCCTAAATATTACAACTTCCACCCCTATCAGTATACATCACCATACTCTGACTGTCAAGGGGTATCGACAAGACCAGACTAGAGACTTTAGAAATCCTTATGATCCCTTATTTAGTGGCGGGCATAAGCAATAAGTAAAAATTCGATCACTTTATGTGATAACTCATCATATTAGCCATAAAACCAGCGAATAGAGATTGATGCAGGAAATGAAAGGGCTTTTATGATACTATTTTAGTACCTAAAAACCTAATTACCTAAGAAACTAAAGCATACTCTGGTGAGTAATACTGCTATTAGTGATGATAGTGCTATGAAAAGGATACTTTTTGATGTATTATTCATAATTTATAATCCGAACACTAATCTGTTACATTCTCGATACTGAGAGTCTGATTGATTACCCAGGAACAAAAGATACTTACTAAATATAGATTCATTAACTTTTGTAAATAAAGGCTTCTCTCCATTCTTACAAACTCTAGCAACAAAATCAGGCCTATTATCAGGAATACAATATTTAACTCGGGGATCATATACTGTTTTAAGATCGGGAGATAGTCTTACCATATAATCATATGATGGTGGATTTTTGCCGGGACTATTTGACATCATTTGTTTTAGAAAACTTTCTGATGGAATTTTTTTAGCATATACAAAATCATCATCTTTAATTCTAAAATAAATATTATCAACACCCTTATTATCAGCATGGGCCGAATCGGTATAATATTCTACAGGAGATCTTAATTGTTCACGAGAAAAAATAGCCATAATTATTCCGGTTGATATTCTAGTTTGGGAACATTCACATCAGTAGTCTGTATAACATCTACTATATTAATAGTCATTACTTTGTTACTGATGTCAACCCCTTGATCTCTTAATTTTTGAAACATACGTTGCATTTGCTTACAAACTTCTTCGCAACTAATATCTTTATTTAAACTATATGCTATCATGAGTATTCCGACTGACTACAACCAAGAAAACCAACCCTATTATATTAGCTGGGACAAGCATACCCCCGACTAAGACGAGAAAGAAGAGATCGGGGAATATGCTCATGCCATTAATATTATCTCCAGCTTCTTACTCTATACCACATACCATTTCGACCTTGGGCAGAAGCATCTCCTGTTGGTCTCATGTTGCTATTAGGAACACAAGTATTACAACTTGGAGATGATCCATATCCAACACCTTCAAAGCTTCCTATTGTTCCCCAAACATGACCAGTAATATTATTTGATGCCATGTAGTTTGCTTCTGCTTGACATCTACTCTGATCATCTCCTCCCACATTAATAGTATAACTTTGGGTCACACTTTTTGGCTGACTATAAGAATAATACTTTGGCCTAGCGGCCTCCGCACTAAACATAGAGCAAAAACTAAGAATAAAAACTATCATACAAATTCTCATATTATTCCTCCTTGAATAAATAAACCCCGGAAGATTTTACTCCTCCGGGGCTTATGAAAATACGATTATGGTTCAACGAACAACATCACGAACGCGATTTACTGTTCTTCGTCCCAGATTACGGGTTGCTTCAACAGTGCGACGAGTTACCTGAACCGGAACGCTAACAATTTCTCGTGTTACATTAACAACACGACTTCGTAGCTTACAAGATCCGTTAACACATTCGCCGCCAAATGAAACTGTTGGAACAAGCATTAAAGCAACTAGTAGAATATACTTCATACATAGTCTCCTAAATAAAAAAGTTAAACAAAATCCATGAATTAATAACCATATTATCATTACTAGCCATAACGATACCATGAGTGTTCATTCAACACTCTATACTAGGTTGAGGGGTCATGATGGCAAGATGATGATTTTTCAAGTGGCCCATAATCCAACTGACTATGAGCAACTGTGGCAAACCCGAAGGGTTAGATAAGACAAATTAAAGAGCCATATTTCCTGTTGGGGCAGGATCTATTATTCTGAGAAACTTGTTGTCATCAAGTCTAGCAAAACAACTATAAGCTATTTTTTGCCCCTCTAATCCATTGTCATCAATAATAGTTTTAGCATAAACATTAATACGATAACGATTATCAAAAACATTCACAGCTTTGCATGTTATCATATTTTTAGGCTTAGGAACCTGTTGAAATAATAGATCACACACTAAGCCGTCATAAGATATAGATTTAGGTTCGATTTTCATAAGAGTTCCCTTTAAGATAAATTTGGGTCTTGACAAATCTAAGAATTAGGTTATATATTATGCAGAGCGGGTGAGAGTATATCTCTTAGAGTAATACATACTAATATACCCCTTAGTCTGCCAGAAGCACCATCAACAAAAGAATAAATACCATAGTGAGATTTCCAAAATTTTGTGGTTGACAAGTTTACACGACAAGGTACTATAACAAGTACATGTCGGGAGTATTCTAGCCAATCACATCCAGCATCTGCAACAATTATTTGTCATACATTATTCTCCATTTTGTAAAAGAAAAGAAATCACAGGCGCAGTCTACCATTATACCACTAGCTGGACCTTGACGCAACAGGTTGAGGAATATGAACTTACGTCAAGAGTCAGAAACTATGTCTTTTAGTTTCTTAGTTATATTAGTAAACATTTTAGTAACAGGAGCAGTCAAGCTATAATCTTTTTTATATGCTTCAATAGCATCTAATAGTTTCCATGCTTCTTGTTTTGATATATCTACTTGCATTTTTTGATATCCTTTTTGTGTTGATCAAAAGATTTATTTAATATTCTTACTAATACTGATCCGGCTCGTTGGAAAAAGCATGGGAAAAAACCATGTACTATAAGAAATAATCCAGCCTCTAAACATAACAGCCCATGTCCAACAGCAAATTTCCAGTGCTGGGCATATGTCATATTATTATCTTTTAGATGTTGTCTCCCGTGATGTATTAGTTTCATATTAATCTATATCTTTTATATCTAATATATTTTCTGGACCAAAATCACCAAAGAACTCAGGGTCTTCGTAAAGTTTCTTATTTAAAAATTCTGCTATACTTTCCTTAGACTTTATATCACACTCATCAGAACCAATACCAAGATCAATAGACAAAGTAATAAGCTTGAGTGGAAAAGTTATACCCATTATGTTTCCTATCTGCATAACAAAGGACTATAGAAACCGACTGACTATCACCACGACCGCCAAACTGAAAGGATTAGGTGCGACTATGAATATTCATCCAGCATGTAGATCATAAAAAATACAATTATAAATATAAGCATAGTACCACAGCATGTAACTATAGTATAACACACTCTGCTACTTGACGCAAGTGCTTGAAGAATCTAGAGTTACGATTATAATCTTCTGGCTGACTGTCGGCATGACCGGCAAATCTGGCGGATTAGCTGATACAAAGTTATACATTATGTTTTATACATTCACTTTTACTATTTCTTCCTAAATCCTTACCAGTCAACACCTTACGTCAACTACCCATATAGTATATCGTCACTGGGGGTCTGAGTCTATAGTCTTTTGTCGTAAACCCTTATGAATACTAAACTTAGGACGAAATTCGGCGGCCCATTTTGATCTAAGTCCTTATTCCGCAACCACTTACGCAATCGCCTATAGTCTACAAATAGAGGAAGCCGCCCCCCTTGCGAGGGACGGCCTCCCCGAGCCACGCCACGAAAGGAGAGTGATTAGACTGCGTTGGCAAACTCCATCGCAGTATTGAGAGCCTTGAGATTATCAACCCCATTCTGACCGAACCAGAGAGAGTCAAGGCGATTGCTCACCGTGCGACCCTTATTGTAGTTTAGATATTCGTTGAAACCGTTGTAGGCAGCCCACCACGTTCCACGAACTCCAACCGCAGCCTGCTTCGGACCTTCGACGAGTGTAAGAATCTCGTCCATGATGTTCTTGGTACGAGTCTTGATATCCTCGTCGGCAGTCTTGTCGATACCGAGAAGCACCTTGACGTACTTGCGAACGTCGTTCTGGTTGAAATCCCTTGAAGCGAGAAACCTATACTGTTCCGCAGTCGCCTCAAATTGAGCATTGATATTGTCCATAATGTCACGCACGTTGTCCAGATTGGTCTTGCTGGAGCGGGTGTGACGAATACGAATCAGTTGACTATCCTTGTTACTATGAGCAGCGGCAAGAGTATTGACGCAGACAACGCGAATCGGAGTGTATCCGACACGAATGGACGTTGAACCGTCGTGACTATTAGAGAGCAGAATGAACTTGCTCACCTCATCACCCGGAACAATTTCGCTATTCGAGCGATTCAGTTGGGCAAGCACCCAAACCTTCTCACCTTCGGAGAGCGAACCAGCAGTATGGAGTTGGCACTCGCCAGCATCCAGAAACGGCTGGAACCAATCGAACGCATCCTGATTCTGGAGAGGGGTATAACGCGGACCCACAACTCCGAGAACACGGTTGTCGGTCTTGCGGAAAGTCGCCTTGGCGTTGACCTCCTCGCCTTCAGCCGTAAACAGAGGCTTAGTACCGACTTCCCAATCCAGACCAGCGGCCACGATGGCCTCGCTGATAGACGGATTCTCATCCAACTGCGTACCCTCACCGTGCCAAGGGGTAGAACCAACGAACATCATCTTTTCAACCATAGCAGGCATAATCAACCCTTTCGTGTTTAGAACTCTTCAACTCTGATACGCCAAGTATACAACACATATCGGCAGTGTCAAGCACCAAACTTGCGAAAAAATTTTTGTGATGTAACCAGTTGAGAAATAAGGACTTACGTCAAGGTGGGCCGGGCGGCTTCGCCCTAAGTCCTTTGCGGGAAAGGATTTAGAGCAGGGATGCCGTACTCCCTCAGAAAAAGTTTAGAGCCATCCTCACCAACATATGCACATTCGTGAGGCATATAGAAATAAGCTCCTACGCATATAGAACGCGGACATTCATTGTGTAAAGTTTTCTTGATTAATTTTATGGTACTTCCTGAGCAAATAAGATCATCAACAATAATATAATGATGCGGTGTTACTCCTTCTATTTCAAAAATGGAATATCTTTTCTCGCTTGGTTTACGTACTACTATTATATGCTTATCTAGTATTTCTGCTATTTGTGGAACAACTAATAATCCGCTTGTTCCACTACAGACGATACTATCAAAGCTAAGTTTCCTTAGATCCGCTACTGCTTTCATAACAATAGCATTACGTTCTTTATGATTCAGAATTATAGAAGTATGAGAACAACCCTGAATCACTTTACCATCTTTAGTTTTTCGATGAGTATCGATGGTAATCATATAACGGACGGTACGATTCGAACGTACTAGAAAGAAAGAGATTAAAAAAAATAACTTGTCCCACCAAGCTGCGTCCGTTACTAAAATTAGTCTTCTATATCGTCTATGATATCATCATAATAGTTTTCATATTCTTTGATATCATTAGTATCATAATCCATATCATCAATGTCCCAAGGTTCGTTTGTATTATCTTCTTGATATTCGATATAATAAGCGTCGTTAGCCATGCTATGATAGTCATAGTCATAATCTTCGTAATAATTCATAACTCTCTCCTTGGTAACATGATGATACACCAACAAACAACACTTATCAATGGGCCCCCGGGGACTCGAACCCCGAACCTAAGAGTTAAAAGCTCCTTGCTCTGCCAATTGAGCTAGAGGCCCGCCTTATCATTCTACCTCATGAGAACTATAACTGTCAATGTCCTGTCCTGTCAGCTCATCCAACTTGTAAAAAATGTCGATCCATTCATATTCGTCGTGCATTTCTAATTGGATATCGGCTAGGGTCTGTCCATCATAAGTTAGAATATCATAAACCTTTACGGTTTTCATCTATAATTCCTTTCTTATTCCAAGAGTCTACCACACCGTTATCGATTTGTCAAATGACCCCACGGGGATTCGAACCCCGATACTTGGAACGAAAATCCAAGGTCCTAAACCGTTAGACGATGGGGCCAGCCACCGTAACTCAAACGTCAGCCTCCGAAGCATAAAAGTAGGGCGTGTACGAGTCGAACGTACCTATGAACACCTTATAAGAGTGTCGGATGCAACCGGCTTACCTTACGCCCCGTGTGTTCTATTCTACATTCGTTATCGGCAGTTGTCAACCCCAACCTTTAGCGGAATCTGAGGGATTCGAACCCCCGGAGGATTTTAACCCTCGGCGGTTTAGTAAACCGCTGCCTTAAACCACTCGGCCAAGATTCCAAACTGTCCGACTAGGATTCGAACCTAGAACCAAGCGGTTAACAGCCGCCTACTCTACCGTTGAGCTATCGGACATCATTTACAATTCCGGGGCTAGGATTCGAACCCAGACAAAGAGAACCAAAATCTCTAGTGCTACCGTTACACTACCCCGGAGAGCCGACAGAGGGAATCGAACCCCCGACAGGTTGTTTACAAAACAACTACTCTACCACTGAGTTACGTCGGCTTGCAAGACTCGCCATCTCTGACGAGTCAAGATCCCTCTATCCACATGGGTAGACAGGACGCTTACATATCATACTCTCGATCCTAGGTCTTGTCCAGCCTCTACCACTTTTATAATTTCCCAAGATTCCATATACCTAGTATTTTCATCTGGATGGCATGGTAGAAGTTGTACACACTTTCTTTTAGCATCTGTTTTAGATTCGCAATCACGCATCACAATTTGCACTGTAATATAGTGATACATTATTCATACTCCTTTTGCCATGAACGCTCAATATCTCGGCGTGTGCGAAGGCGCTTGGGTCTGTTGTCCATAACCGTATCCCGATGCTCCTTGTGTCCCTGTCGAACCTCCCACGGCATAACTTTCTTGACCTTGATGATGTTGCGTCGTGGTCGCTGCATATCGTCGTTGTTGTGGAGCGTAATCATGCCATTGTCCATTTTCGTGTAAGTAAAAAACCTTCTCAACATTAGGATCGTAAGCCATTAGACAGTATTGTATCGGATAGACTGGTTTTGTCAATACTTGTTTTTGTGGCAGTTTTGGTAATTTTATATCACCTTTTTGATAATCTTTTACACCATTATAAGCAAAACCTAACAGAGCAATAATCACTCCAATCCATTGAATCATCCGTTCGCTTCTCCTTCTGCGTGGTATCATCATACTCTATGTATCGACGTCTGTCAACACTCAACTTTAGAAAATTCTAAAGTCTTTACGGCTAAGGACTTACGACGAATCCGGCCGGCCGTCTTTCTCCTAAGTCTTTATTCTTAAAGAGTTTAGGAGCAGCTCACAAGCCTTCAAAAAATCTTCCGTAGTTTTTGCGTCATCTTTCATAAATAGCCCCGGCAGGAATCGAACCTGCATCTAGAGATTAGAAGTCACTTATTCTATCCATTGAACTACGGGGCCGTCAATACTGCAAGCCCCTACGGCGTCCCATAGAGGCTATGCAGCTTGATGGTGTTATCGTCTTACCATCCTATCATAATTATACGCTAGAGGGTCGATAACTTCAACGGAACCACCCGTTTTATCTGGTTGGTTAGACCCTCTCTAGGTTGCACCTTGGGCACTGCAACGAGCCTCATACGCGGGTTTTACCCCGCCGCACTGTGCCTAAATGCTATTTATACTGGCACAGTCCAGTTTGTCAATGTCAGGCGGTTGCCTCCGCAGCCACCTTGGATGACTTAGCCTTGTGGCCGTCGCCAGCCTCCTTGACACCGATACCGAACTTACGATTACGAGCAACCTTCCAACCCTGCTCGCTATACTCCTTCACACCATCGGCCTTGACGAGAGCAAGAGTCTCCTCGGGCAGACCGTCAGTAAGAGCCTGACGAAGCGTATCCTCAATAACGTCCGTATCCAGACCATCGGCAGCAATCGTCACGTTGAAACTAAAAGCCTTCATAGTAAACCTCCAAGTAGTAAAGTAAACCAAACTGGAACCAACATAACCAGTATACATAACTGATTACCGCTTGTCAAGTCTGCCATGAAGGTTTCTAGCGTTGGCATCGTGGCAGCCACTTGCGTTGCGTTTCTATCATTCTACCCTAGTGTATCGTCACTGTCAAGTCCTTCTCTTGAATGAAAATTCGTTTTTCTTTGATTTGTTGCAAAGTGTTATCACATAAGCACTTACGTCAAAATGTTGCGGCTGGCCTTGCCCTAAGTTGTTTAGGGTCAAGGCTTTATGTCAAGCAGGGGTTGTCCAGCAAGAACAACCGAGCTTCTCCAAAGACTCGCTCAATTCACGAGCCTTCTCGGCAGTCATAGTAGGAGTATAATACGTCCTACCATTATGCATACAGTTTTCAACCCAATCCTTCGCCTCTCGAAGACCCCAGCCCGTAGAGAGCCTCAAGCTTTTGATGGCTGCTATCTTGTGGTCCCAAAACTGACCATCATACCTCACACCATTACAGGCCACCATCATCATGGTATTGCCGGTAGCCTCTTCAATGGCCTTGATGATCCTCTCATACAGATCACCAGTGCAACTGGAGCTAGAAGCCAGAGCAACCATCTCACGAATCGTCATACCAATATTAATCATGTTCTTTCCTCCAAAACGTAAACTTGTTTGCCACTAGTAACTAGCGTAGCGTATTCGCTATTATCCCAAATAAACTCGTTGCTATCGCTTTCTCGTCGCCAGTACGGGTCACGAATAGGATTATAATACAACTTCTCAAGATTGTCAACTGGCATTTGTCGAACAGGACGAACCTCTTCACACTTTACCCAGCCACTAACATCATGCACACCAGCCTCAAATACCTGCTTGGCCTTATTGGGGCGATTCACCAGCTTGCATCCAACCATCTCCAATTGGTATTCGGTCGGATTGTAGTAGTATACATCTACTTTTTTGCTACCTTGCATAATCTTTATCTGCCAGTGCATATAGTTTTTGCCACTAGACAGATGGAATCGAACTTCGGCGTGTAACTTATTCTGTTTCATCTTCCTCATCATCCATGCCCCCAAACATATCTTTCCAGCAGTTACCACAAGTACCACTAATTAACAACTCACGCTCATCAGCACTAAGATAGGGCAACTTATCTTGAATATACCCTGAGCCACTAGTCCAGTCAAGAAAATCCTGTTCATTTACCCACAAAATATATTCGGCCCCACAATGAACACAAGAGGCCACCAACTGTCGATCTCTATCAGCAAAAGCAACCATAAAAGTTCTCCTGTCTGCACAATATACTTTATCGAGTCACTCTTGTCAAGACCCCTACTTCTGACTGACTATCAGCAACGGCAGCGAATCCGTAGGATTAGCAAAGACAAACAGTCGGGTTATGCCATACTCGGCCTTGCATTTAACCGTGGCTTCTTTGATATCATTCTGCCAGCGGCCCGCATCTGTTTGCTAGTAGGAGCGGTGGGATTCGAACCCACACTTGAAGGATTTTAAGTCCTTTGACTCTGCCGTTGGTCTACGCTCCCATGCTTCAATTATACATATAGTATCGGTACAGTCAAGAGAGAATCTTGAAAAAATCCTAAGTGGCTTATATCCAAGGACTTACGACGAATTCGGCCGGCCCGGTTTGCCATAAGTCTTTATGTGTCAATCATTTGCGACATACCACCAGTGGCACTGCTGGCAAAACTTCCAGATCAGACCGTACTTGTCGTATTTCCACACAAGATTATCACACATGCCACACGGACAAATATCACTAAGAGTTTTGAGTTCCATATTTAGTAGTCGTACAAATCCTTAGTATATTCTTTTGGTATAATAGGACACCAACCCTTGGCTCGCTCCTCATCATATGGAAGCCAGAATGGAGCATCACAAGCGTCAACAAATCCAAAATCCACATTCTTGAATGTGTGTGGACACAGTTCTATAGGATTAGCACTGTCCTCATAAAGTGTTCGTTCCTCATACTTATAATGCCCAATACCTATACCGATATGAGGGCCAAAGTAGTAAATTTTCTCACCATTCTTGGGCGGATTCTTATGAGAATTATTCCATTCCATTATTTTTCCCTCGTAACAATCAAGCATTGTGTACCAGTATCACCATCAGTAAACTTCACACACTCATGCGGCCCATAATACCAAGCATCATTCTTGGAGAAATTGAATACAATCTCCTCTGTCTTTAGATTGACATCATTATACCCACCCTCATAACCAAGGGTAAGAACCCGCATATCGCCCGGATAGTTCTTCAACTGCTCAATAAGTTCGTTAACGGTCATTTCTTTTTCCTTTTGATGCTTTTCAAGTATATGGGAGACTTTTGATATGGCTTAGTCACAATCTCTATTTCACGAATATCAATCGGCCTACCGTAAAACTCTGCATCATTATAATATGATCGTGCAATCTTTTCAGTCTTACAAATCATCTCAATAGATTCATGGATGCTAGCAGCCCCATACTCACAAACGATAGCGTAGGCTTTCATTTCATAAACCCCACAGAAATAAGATTAGCCAGACAAACAGTTAGAAGTCCAACCACCAAACCCACATTAGTATATCCCACCAAATACCCAATACAAGTAGTTGCAATAATATAACTAATAGGCACAGTATTTTGTCGGATAAACTTCATTATACCCTCATTGCTATCTTTTCGTATTCACTAATCAAGTCTGATACCGTTATACCATGCTCTTCTGCTAAAGTCAATGCCTCTTTCTTGGCAGGACTCATAATCATCATAGGATTCTTTAGAACCCTGAGAACTTTAATAATCGCTTCTTCTTTAGTCATTCTTTTTCCTTTGTATTAAACCCAGCGGATCATTTACGCCCCGATCCTATAACCCATACGATTGCCCTTGTCAGGACCGGATGGAAACCGCCCACGGAAATCCTCCCTGCAAAGTGATAGTCTGCTAGCAACAGTCACTTTGGTCTGGCTCTTGGGAGCGGTTACTGGTTGTTCGGTATCCGGCTGTTATTTCAGTGATTCTACCCGATGAAAGATAGAACGCAAGCGTAATGTTGCGGTGTTAATTCACTCTATTACCCGATGAAGGATAATTCCGGATTGTATGGTCGTGGTGAGGACGCGATCCCCCATAGATTGGCACTACTATCCAACGTATAAGCCCGTTGGCAACCTTTCCGATGCATTGCATACGGTAGGTTTATCGTAATGGCTTATCCCAACCTAGCCCTACATTGGCCCACGAATGTTTGTGTTGTGCTGTCATTCTACAAGTATTATCGTCACTTGTCAAGAGGCTTCTATAGGAATTCTGGAAAAAATTCTGTTGATGCAACCCTATATCACACAAGCACTTACGTCAACATCCTGCGGCCAGCCTCGTCGTAAGTCCTTTACGATCAAGGCTTTAGGTCTACTCCAAACTCCAGCCCGCATCCTTCAAGATATGCGAAGTGTGTAAAACGGTAGTTAAACCATCAGCATTAGTATAGTCTTTATAGCTTCGCTCATCCAAATAGATATGCTCATCTAGCACATCATTATCATTTAATTCCCATATAGCATCCATAGCAGCATATCGTGGAGCCTTGTTGCATGAGTAGATTAGTTCCAATGTTCCACACTTGATATAGTATTTAGCCATGATTTACCTTTCGGGATTAGCATATTGGCGACAACATACACAGTTGCACGATCCATAGTTTTCTTCGTCGTCAGACTGAAACTCTCCATAAATACTCTCATCCCAACCATCAAAACTTTCAATACCAACATCTATTACGACGGGAATCCACTGTCGATTACGTCGAACATATCCAAAGTTCGCACGATGATGGTCACTATAAGCCAATCCATAAAAATCTAACATACCCACAATATCTGCTATGATACTACTATTTCTACAATCACTATCATAACACTCACCATCACAATATTCATCATTACAGTATGCCATAGGTCGGGCAATTTCTGTAAGGTATCCATAACCGGTCAATTCACCATCATAACCAGACTTCTGGATTCGTCCTACTTGACCATAAACCTTGGGGGCTAAATCTTTATCTGCTAAAATACTCTGAATCTTATACGCAAAGTCTGCTTCATTTTTATTTTCAAACTCTTTGAATCCAATACGCTTTTTGCCAAACCTACGTTGTGGGATAATGTAAAAAGCATTTTTGCTTCCAGCATCATCATATTGTCCAATATATACAGACATAAAAACCTCAGTGTGATGGAAACAGCACGTTAGCCAATCCACGCGGACACAAGTCACAGTGTACACTATTCTTCGTTTGTGTACAAGTCACAACACCACGACCACGACGGATTTCCGGGCAAGTGATAAACTTCTCACCTTCCAGTACAACCAGTTTCGGCAACGCTGCTCGCCACGCTGCGGCTTTAGCCTTACCACGCGGACGCTTCGGTGCAATTTTAGTATCACTATCACACCATGCAAACAGTTTGAAACCAGCAGCCTTAGCCTGTCGCATATCTTCGCCGTCATGAATACTAGCATACATATTTATATACTTGCCAAGTTCGGTAGATAAACGACTATCATAAATATGGGTATAAGCCCACATAGTCGGCAGACTACCACCACTAGCAAGAATACTCTCACACGCCCACAGTACGTTATCTACATACTCGGTGTCGAGACTACCATCCTTGAAAAAGTCGCCACGCTCATGCCAGCGGACATCTTTGTTTTTCTTGACCGCATCCACAAGCATAGAGCGGATACGATTCTTTTCTGTGATAAGATTCTGCATACCAGCAGGACGCACACCGGGATAGATATTTTCCAAGTCCTCGGCATAGCAGCCGTTTCCGAGAAAATCACAATCGGGCGGGCAAGTATCACCAACGGGGCGACTCACCACAATGCAGTTTTCCTTACCCAACTTATCATTACCATTTGCTGTTTTCATCATTTCTCTCCTGTGTGCTGCTATCCTAGCATAGTTTATCGGCAAGTCAAGAGGGAATCTTTAGAGAGCAAAGCGTGTGCCAGTTGTTGCAGAAAATGAAGCAAGTCATAAAGTGTTTAGCCGCAAGAACTTACGACGAACCCGGCCGGCCGAACTCGCCCTAAGTCCTCTTGGGCAAAGAACTTAGAGCGATTCACCTATTCGGCTTCGATAGGCTCGTCTGCGTAGTAGTTTGAGTTGGCAAGCACTTCCGGTCTAAACTTACTCAACTTCTTTTCCTTACACTCCACACACACCCTAGCCAGTGGAATACCCCTAGCATCACTTTCCCACCAACTGTTTTTGTTAGAGCCACATGGACAAGGTTTCATCCAACCAATCCTTTTACTGGGGTTTCATTAGGCATAGGAATATCATTGAGAGCCTTACGATAGCACTCTAAAATACCCTTCTTATACTCTTCATTAGTCATATTGTCAAGAGATATTCCATCCCATATCTGATAATCGCCACATCGCATAGATACGGCATCATGATACTTCTGCATTTCCTTGTCGCTAATCCACATTCTCATGTTTCAATCTCCTCTTCAGTAAAAAATTCACTAAGATTATAATCATCCCAAATACGCTTAGGAATCATATCCTTATGAGTATACTCAACATAATGATCGTCTCCATCATGCCAGATACCACAGTAAGCCATACCCGGCTCAAAATACGTAGCCTCTACACTAAATCCAAGTTCTTGCAACTTTTCGTAGAGTCCAACCGGAGGACTCCACGCACTATCAAAAGCCATAGTGGCCTGATTACCCACAACGGTAGGTTTCAATCCATGGGCCTCATTATTATCACTACCAATATCCCACTTAGTACCCCAGTTATTTATGCACCAAGTATACCAGTAGTGTGGGCTAGATTCATCTGTGATAACCTCACCCTTCTCATCTCTTGGCACGGGCAGATAATGGTCACAAACCTTGCCTTCCTTATAGGCAAGAACAAACTCCATAACCTTAGACCGATCATTATGCTCAATCGTCAGATTATTCTGGCACCAATTAGGCATCTTTTCCCTTTCAGTTGACGCTTACTCGTTCATCACTCTTTCTACCATCCCTGAGAGCCACTGTCAAGGCCCCGCAAAAGAATTCATAAAAGGATGTCATCTCTTGCAAACACCCTTCATTATCTCCTTCAATAGCATGGGTAATCAACTTTTCTGCAAAATCTGCAACCTGATTCCTAATCAACTGCTTGGTACATTCATGAAGCATATCTGTTCTCCGTATTCTGACTGACTACAGCCACTCTAGCCGAATCCGTAGGATTAGATGGTACACAATGTAGGCATCTTTCTACATACAATCCATGACCATATTTAGAATGAGCATATCTGATAGCGTCCCATTCACTAAAAGATTGAACATAACCGACCAAACGATTATGTTGCCACACAGCCCACAAATACGGTTTCATCTCTTTCTCCGTTTCGATCATTCTACTATAGAATATCGGCTTGTCAACAGCAAAACTTTAGTCGTCCTAAGTCCTTGTGGAATAACAACTTACAGCAAAATGCTGCGGCCGCACTCTCCCTAAGTCCTTGTGGTATAAGAACTTAGGAAGAGCGACCGGTTTTTAGAAAATCATCGCAGCCAAACCGCTCTTGAACAACGCCCCACCAAGGAGGGGGCGACGAACATTGCTAGTACGTTCGGCATAGAAGTTACGAATCTTACCATCCGGAGTTTGTGCAGTAACAAGGTGTGTGGTACGCACAAACTGATTGTCATGCTTACGATAACGGCTAGTACGATTCAGTCTCTGAATACTATCTGCACTCAAACGATGCACACTAATAACCCTAGCCATAAAACGCTCAGGATCACCAGTTACTGGCTGTTCGTACTGAAAGTTATACACACCACCAATACGAGCATTACTCAGGGTATCGGCAGTACCACGATACACATGAAACAGGATGAAACCAACAACAGCAACAACACAACAAACCATACCAGCAATAACAAACTCGTTCATTTTCTTTTCCTTTCGATTAGTTAGAAGACACACCAAGCATACCACAAAAAAACTACTTGTCAAGTCACAGTTTATTCAACTCGATATTCCAATTTTTCTTTGCAAATCTCTTCAACGGATGAATAGCGCGTTCACCAATATGCAACGAATAGAATGGCTGAGTCGAATCCACAGGATATAGCTTTACCAAACTACCATTACCAAACTCTACTTTAAATCCTGCCTTTTGCAATGATCTAATAATCTGGTTGATATTTTTCATGATACCACCATATTTTCGATGAATGGATATTCTTTGCCATTCAACTTGACAAACCACTCGTAATTTCTTTGGTAAACTCTTACGGGGCTATACTGGTTGATACGATCCTTTGTAGTAACCGTTTGCCATCCACCAGTCTGCAACTTCACAAGACCATTCGGATACAACACCACAACCTTAGTGCTATGTAATTCGATACTAACACTACCATCATACTCGATATATCCACGAGTATTATTACCAATTTTACGACTAGTCCGGTTAGTCTTACCACGAACCATAGTAACAGCTTCGGCGTGAGTCATATTCAACCCTTTTCGTAAAGAGAGACAGTGCAGTAGAAAAAACCAGCGTAAGCAACAACAAAACTTAAACCAATCAGAGCGTCCATTTTAGTTCCTGTGCAGATAATCGTCAAACAGTTTAAAAGCGTAAAGAAAGGCATACCAACCAACGGTAGAACCTACAAACCATCCACCAATAAACCAGATGGCTAGCGTAGCCCACATCTCGATTTCGTTTTCAGTCATGCTTCAAATCCTATACTATAGATCGACGCTTGTCAAGTCAAACATTAGTCTTTTTTGGAAGATTCTGGATTGCTTGCAGCGTCTTAGCAACACCATCAAAATCAAGCCATCCGATCACATCGCTAGTCACAGAAGTATCGTACACAATCTCTCCGGCCATGTCTAGCACAGCAACCTCAAAAAACCCCCTGTCGCCACCATAGGTGTGCCGATTGCAAACAACGCTGGCTCCGTAACCATTGCCAAACGTATAGGTTTTCTTATATCCGTCGAGCATCTTTATCTCCTTCGTTTTCTTGATTCTACTCTATAGATCGGTAATGTCAAGAAAAAAAATTAGAAAAAATCTTTAGACGTAAGTTGTTGATAGATAAAGACTTAGGAAAAATTCGGCCGGCCCATTTTGCCCTAAGTTGTTTAGTGGCAATGGGTTACATCGAACAGTTTTAATTCATTAGATATGTAGCCGTACAGCCACAAATAAAAGCCACACTCCACAAAATCAGATCACTTATCCTCATCATTCTTCTCCATAAAAAAGAGAGGTGCAGTATTATAACAAAGTATAACCCCGAGAATATAACCAAGTACAACACTAACAAAATCAATTTCAAACATCCGTGTTCTCCTATAATTAGAGTCAATCCCCGTAACCTACCCAGAAATCTTCGCCCTTATCATCCTTCATACGCATAAATCCTCTTTGCTTCATAGTATTATATTCGTTGAGATCCCTGCAAATCTTAGCAAGAATCTCACTAAATAAAAATAAACCACTTACACCAGCAATCGTAAACAGCAGAGTTACCATAAGTCTCCCTTTCCTGCATCAGTTTACTATAATATATCGTCTTGTCAAGAGTCAAAACTTTAGGCTGACTAAAGCCACACCAGCCAAACCCGTAGGGTTAGCTAGGACTAACGTAGTTATCCTGCATAGCCTGTCGAACCTTGATAAGATTACGATAGTGTCCGATATGAGTCAACACTGGCTCTTTACGATACAACACGAAATGATTCTCGTCAAGTGGTTTTGGCAGATAGACCACCCTATAACCCATAAGATCAGCGTCAAACTCCAAATCAGCAATTTCCGTTTTGCTTAGCTTTCTCATCTGTATTTTCTCCTTCTTCTACTTGTATATCGACATTCTATCAAAGCAACTTTAGTTGTCAAAGAAAAAAAAGACAATTTTTTAATTTGCTCTAAAGTGTTGTCGGATAAGGACTTACGTTAAAGTCGGCCGGCCCCGCTCGCCCTAAGTCTTTACGACACAAGGGTTTGCGTTCGGGCAGTCACTGGTCATGGTTTTTCCATTAAACTGTATGGGCGTATATAGATGAGGATATAACTTTACATAATTTTCCCGCACCCATACTCTATCACCACGATGATTATCTAATACATATACATACGGTTCATCTTTTGACATTATTTATCCTTTCGAAACTGATAATACCCCGTATTATTATTTTTTATCAGTAGTCCTCTCCACCATAATAATCGTGGAAGGAATCGATGTCATCTCCATAGTGGCCGTAATCCTCATCGGTCCCCCAACCCGCACTCGCAAGGCCGGACTCGTGATCTCCATCCATACTATCATCATAATCGTCAAACCATTCTTCATCTTCGTCATTCTCATTAAATTGTGAAGCAACCTCATGCTCGGCATCTGGATGATAGCCCGCACTGTCCTCGTCATGAAAGCCATTGTAATCGTCATAGTTGTATGCCATGTCATCATCCTCGTAAGAGTTATCGGGATCGTAGCAGGAATCGGGGTGACTCATCTTTTTCTCCTTTTCAGTAAGTATACCAAAGAATACCGTGTTCGTCAACCATGGGTTCGGGATAGATTTCTTCCATCACTTCCTCGATTAGCCCAGTAACCTCCGCCCACTCAAGAGGATGACATGACGGCTCATCAATCGGTTCGACCAAACCTTCGTCGTGCATGGCGGAGAGGATAACATTGATTTCATCAAAATCGTGAAGCATTGTGGATTCTCCTTTGTGGGTTGATGCTTCGATTATATATTAGATATCGGAAACGTCAAGAAAAAAAATTAGCGAAAAAAGTTTTTTCTTTTTGGTATAATTTTTGCTAGTGGTCATAAGTCATTGTGGCATAAGCACTTACGACGCGGCGGGCGGCGCCCTTTTGACGTAAGTTCTTACGCCGTAAGGGTTTACGTCTATTTAAGCAACCCCCTATATATGGGGTAGAACTCATCGAACGACAGGTGACTCATGTACAGTTGTCCATCAAGATAAATACTGTACAAATCATTAGTACCTTCTGTTACTGTCCACATTACTGAGAGCGTTTTATCTTCAAGATTCTTGAGCATGTGTTTACTCCTCATCAGCAAAGGGGCTCATCTCATCTTCTGACAGACTAGCATACTGTGCAGCAAGAGCCTCAACACGCTCACGACTGCCGGGCTTACCAACCGGGAATCGCATAAGATCCTCACCCCCCACAAGTCGGGGGTCGGCCTTGGTGACCTTGACAGTACCAGCACGACGCAGAGCCTTGCGATTGAACTTGAGAACCTTTTCGGTGACAAGGTATCGCTTTTGGCCGTCAACACTGTAGACATAGTGAGCATCCTCACCTTCGATTACCTTATCGTCCGGAATCTCGACGAGCATCGGAATAGCGATACCCTTGAAGATCATCCGGGCCTGACGCTTGGCGTTTTCAATGATAGCATACTTCGTTTTCATTTTTTCTTCTTTCTTGTTGAGACTATCTTATCAAAGGTTTGGTAGACTGTCAATCCCTACATTTGCTCAATGTATTCGACATAACCAAATCGGCAACGGGCGACCATAAAAGCCTCAGTATAACCGTCAGCAACAACCGTACCAATCACTTGCATATTACCATTGAAAACCAGCCATTCCATTTGCTTTCTCTCTTTCTTTCTTTTCAATCATTCTACATTCTAGTATCGGTTTGTCAACTAAAAAAAATCAGTCAAAAAAAGTTTTTTGCGGCACAGCATTTGCTCTATGTCGTAAGTCATTGCAGCATAAGCACTTACGTCAAAATCTCGCCCGCTTTTTTGTCGTAAGTCCTTATATATCAAGGGTTTACGCTGGCTATAGCCCATCTTGCCAACCCGTAGGGTTAGCTGGTACAGACGTACACTATGCCGGTGGGGCTAACTTCATTTCACGATATCTATAGAGTAGTTCAGCAGATAAGTCTTTTATATATAGCCTATACATTTGTCTCTGCTGCTCGGTTGTACATCTATCAAGAACAAACTGCGAGCGTCGTAATTCGTGTTGCAGTGTAAGGGTGTCGATACTTCTCATGTATTATTCCTTTATGACGCATGAATGAACACTTGTTCACTTACTGTACGATTGTTCACTGTTACAATCCAATTCTTTCCGCTACCATCTTCTCGCATGATACTATTGATAATACCAACATGAGCATTACCTTTAGTATCAATAACACTACCATACTTGCCAGTTCGCATAGCTGTTAGAATCTTATCAAGGCTATTCATTATTTGTTATCCTGTATAGAGATTATTAGTTTCCAACATTCATCGATTGTAAGATTATCACCCACGATATCGCCATTTTTCCATACTCTATATCTATCAGAGCATCTTGAAGTTTCCCAGTATATCACAGGCTATGCCTCCACCGGAACAACAATTCACTGGCCGCAGCACTAATACCCGCTTTGATAAGTTCCCGAGCAGCCCCCATTTTAGAGGGGAGTTCATTCTGTGCGAGATGAAGCCACAATTGCAAGTGTTCAGTTTTCATATCTTCGAAAGTCTTACGATAATGTTCGGGCTTGACAGTCAACATATTACACTTTCAGTTAGAGGCTTCCAGCATATCAAACGTGATACACTTGTCAAGATAGATCGACCGATACCCTTGTTCGGCCTTGACCGTCAAGAGCATACGATCCCCAAACGTTCTAACCGTGACCACTTCACCGTTCACAATTTCGCCGTTATCATATTCGGCGAAAATAAAATCACCAACGTTCATTTTCTTTCTCTCTTTCTTTCTTACTCTTTATATCGACATTCTACATTCGAAACTTTAGTTGTCAAGAAAAGAAAATCAGCAGATTGCAAAATCGGCCACAACATAGCCCATATCGTCAATCTGAATGTATCCACCATCATCCATAAATCCTAACTCATCGTCAATGGCAATCTCATTACCATTAGCACGAACATGGTCAAGCAAATCCATGGCAAAGGCCACACGATTTACAAACGTCGTCATTTCCGTATTGTTGATAAGGTCAACCAACTCAGCCTTAGTATTCAGAACAATCAGGTTTGCCATTTTCAATCTCTCTTTCTTTCTTTTCACTTATTCTACATATCATTATCGTACTTGCAAGAAAAAAAAATTAGAAAAAGAAAATTATTTTTTGGCATGATATTTGCTATGCGTCGTAAGTCGTTGATATATAAGCACTTACGTCAAAATTGCGGGCGCGTTTTCGTCGTAAGTCCTTAAGCCGTAAGGGTTTACGTCGATACCCCATAGGTGGGGTGCGCTGACCGGCCGGATTAGGTAACACACCCCTATTGGGGGGTTACCATGCCTTGAACAAAAACGCTCTACCCCATCCGCACGACGATATCCCCCATCCGGGGCAGTCCCACAACCAATCGGGCAACCCCTTACTTTGGGGGTGGTGATAACCGTCAACGTGTAGTGTACGGTTGTCTCCCGGAACACGTTGCACAGTGCATCCCGATTCTTCAAGCCGTACGATCATTTCTGAAATGTTCATTGTATTTCCTTTTTCAAGAATGGCAAAGCCTATAATACTTAGCCCACAACTCATCTACAACAAACTGAACAATCCTATCATGAGAACCACGGCAAACGTAATACCCCATATGGATATCGAATAATGCGAACGTACCATCCTCTTGGGGATGATAGGTAAACCCACACTTATAAGCATAGGCATTAATTTTACCCTTTATCGTTTCAATCTTAGGGGGCTTTCTCATTTTCCTTCTCTCTTTCTTTTCACTCATTCTACATTAGGTATCGGCAATTGCAAGAAAAGAAAACAGCAAATCTTTTCGACTACCAACGCCCCCTATATCGGGGGACGTATCCATACTTCACAAGGTTATTATCCTTCCACGCATCATATCCATCGTCGGTGTTGCGAACCACCCGACGGCGGGGGTCACCCTCGACCATGGTGAACGTGACATCGGTAGCCTTCTCGAAGTAGATCGACCGGAACCCGTCCGCAGTCTCGACCACGAGCAAATTACCCTTACCCTCGATTTTTCGTTGACTCTTGACGATACCCTCAATTCGAAGAGGGGCGGGATCCTTCGACCCCTGATAGTTGCAGACAATCCGGGTTCCCACAACGTCAACTCCACCATTAGCACGGGGGCGAGTAAAGATAGCCATTTTACTTTTCCTTTTTTCTAGTCTTATCGTTCCGTTTCAATCATTCTACATTACTTATCGGCCAACGCAAGAAAAAAAAATAGAAAATCTTTTTGTTTTTTGTGGCACAATATTTGCTGCCCGAGCAGATTAGCTAATCCGCCCATCTTACCTATTATGAAATCCCCATCCAATCGGCATTTTCGATACAATAATCGTAGAAAATATCGTTGATTTTTTCTTCCATCATATTTTCGGAACGAATCCACACCCCGTCATGGATCCTATTCCGAATCTCGATTTTGAACATGTTTCCGGCGTGTACGATTCGCACGTTATGCGACTCGTCGCCAAAAATCTTTTGAACACAATTTTGAATCTTTGCAATCGTCAACATTTTTCTACCCTTCTCTTTCGTTTCCATCATTCTACAAATAGTATCGGCAATTGCAAGAAAAAAAATTAGAGAAAAAAAGATTTTTTGTGGCATACTATTTGCTGCGGCTATCCCCCACCTATGGGGGGTTTTTTCGTTTTGTGCCGTTATTGAGAATAAATCTCAAAAAGCCGCCCGGAGGGCATAAACAGTAAGCGACACATACCATAAATGTATCACCTAAACCTCACAGATGGCCCCTGAATAGTCTTTATAATCTATCAGTTTTGATTATTTGATGCTAAGATGCCTTGCTTCTTTGGTCTGCCTCGACTCTTTTTGAGACTTAGCTTTCGCCTTTGTCGTCTGATCATGGCCGTTGTAACATTTTGCCCGGTCATTTGACTAAGCTTAACAGCAAGTTCCTCATCTCGCACAACCCCGTGATTATTCTTTATAAATTCCATCTCTTCGTTTGACCACTTTTTGTAGTTAGCCATAATTTTTTCCTTATTTAAGTTGACAAATAGTGTAACAACAGTATTATACTAATACTTGATCATTTTAACGCAAGAGGTTCAATTATGAATTTTTCATTAGCAAATTCAACTTTAGACATTAAAGCATCAGGAACCGTAGATATTACTAACGATCTTAATATGCCCGAAGGAAAAAGCATAGCAGAATTATTATATGAGCAAAAAGAAAAACCCACTACCGAACAACGTGAATGAAGAAGAGTTTCTTACAGTTTTAGAAAACATTAGCAAAAGATTAGCCTACAAATTTAATTTTGGATATCATAGTATTGAAGACATGAAACAACAGGCAGCTATATTTGCTCTTGAAGGTTTAAAAAAGTACGATAACTCTCGCCCACTAGAAAACTTTTTATGGACCCATGTTCGTAATCGGTTATTTAATTACAAACGAGACAACTACCAAAGGCCCGATAAACCCTGTCTAAGTTGTCGCTTTTATGACAAACACTGTGCCAATTCACAAAATCAATGCACAGAATTTAAAAATAAAAATGATTGCGAAGAATATGATGCTTGGTATACTCGCAATATGAATAAGAAGAATATCATGAAGCCCGTTGCTATTGAAGATGTTGGAGATAATTCTCTTAATTTACACTCATTAGAATCAGTAGCCGATTATGTTAATAATAAACAAATTTTCGACCTACTAGACAAGCACATTCCTGCACCACATAGAGAAACCTATCTTAAACTAAAACACGGAGATAAAATTTATAAGTCTGATCTACAAAAGATTTTACCTATTATTAAAGAGATACTAGATACTCATGGAAAATCAAAATCATAAAGGTCCCAAAAAAAGAGGACAACTAGGATTAGACGAAGAAAAGTATATAAGAGATAATATTAGCGCTTTAACTATTGAACAAATTGCAGCTAATCTTAATCGTAGTACCGCCCCTATTGAAAAGTATGTTCAACAAACTCAACTATCATCAACATCATCAGATGATCAAATACTTAAACAAAAGTTATATCTAAAAACCTTTTGGTCTGAGATTGAAAAACAGTTTGATAAAGATAGTGGAGAATTATCTTACTTTGAAAATACTTGGGTAGGATTAATTAAACAGTTTCGAGAAGATGTTTTGCCCGCAGAAGAACTTCAAATCAAACAATTTATCACTATTGATATTCTTATTAACCGCAGCATGAAAGAACGCAAACGCCACATTAGTGATACCGAAAAACTTCAAAATGAAGTGGATAAAGAATATGCCAAAAGTGAAGATCAACGAGATATTCCAAAACTGGCCAATCTCGAAACACAACTATCATTTGCCCGCAACAGTATCGCTAATTATACTAATGAGTATACCAAACTGCTTAATGAACAGCAAAAGATTAGCAAAGACCTTAAAGCTACTCGTGAACAACGAATCAAAAGAATAGAGGATGGTAAAAGCTCCTGGGTCGGATTAATACGAATGCTTGAAGACGAAGAAACAAGAGAAAAAGAAGGCAAAGAAATGGCTATTATGGAAATAGCAGCCGATAACTATAAAAATAAACTATCCGAATATCACTCTTATGCTGATAATACTCTGGATAGTCCGCTTCTTACCCCAGAGATTGTTTTAGCACGAGAGGAAAATTCATGAAAACCGCAATCATAACAGGCATTACTGGACAAGATGGTAGCTATTTAGCAGAACTACTACTAGACAAGAACTATAAAGTCATTGGAATGCATCGACGAAGTAGTATTAATAATTTTGATAGAATCCATCACCTAATAAAATCCCCCTATTTAGTTTTAGAAGAATGCGATCTGACGGATCCAGCAGGCATATCTAATTTAATAAATAAATATCAGCCCGATGAATTTTATAACTTAGCAGCACAAAGCCACGTAGGATCATCCTTTAAAAATCCGTCCACAACCATAGAAATTGACACTCTAGGAGTAGTCAACATACTAGAGGCCATTAGAGCGCACTCTCCTGCAACACGCTTTTATCAAGCTAGCACCAGCGAAATGTATGGTAAAAACTATGATACTATTAAATATGATGAACCATACCAGGACGAAGATACCATGTTTATTCCTCAAAGTCCATACGGAGTAGCCAAATTAGCTAGTCATCGATTAGTAGGAATTTATCGTGAGGCTTATGGGCTATTCGGATGTTGCGGCATATTATTTAATCATGAAAGTCCACGACGAGGCGAAAACTTTGTGACGCGAAAAATAACCAAATATATCGGCGACCTTGTTAATAATCGCACTAATAAAGTTTTACAGCTAGGAAATTTAAGTGCCAAAAGAGACTGGGGCCACGCTAAAGATTATGTTAAAGCTATGTGGCTAATGTTACAAAATGATATTGCGGACGATTATGTTGTTGCAACGGGCAGTACATATAGTGTTTATGATTTTGTTAAAATTGCTTTTGGTAAAGCCGGATTAAATTACAAAGATCACCTATCTATTGACGAAAATTTATATCGACCAGCAGAAGTAGAATATTTACGAGGTATTCCAACCAAGGCCCAAAAGAGTCTTGGGTGGCATAGCGACTATTCATTCGAAGACCTAGTTAACGAAATGGTTGAAAGTGATCTTAGAGTATACGATCATGTTTAGAAATTTTGGAGATTCTCAATATAAACAGTGGCGCAAAAGCGTTTACGAAAGAGACCAGTATAAGTGCAGATGGCCAAATTGTACTCTAAAACGAAAAATTAATGCTCATCATATCAAAACTTGGGCAAACTATCCTGGATTAAGATTTGATATTAATAACGGTATTACTCTTTGCAAATATCATCATGATTTAATTAAAGGCATGGAAGAAATTTATGCAGAAACCTTTTTAAGAATATTAGCCAATGATAGACTTCAGTAACTTTCATATTATTGTTGATACAAGAGAACAACATCCATGGGTTTTTGAACACATGACTAAAAGCGTATCTAAATTAGATACTGGAGACTATTCGCTACAAGGACTAGAGACCCTATTTTGTATAGAAAGAAAAGGAAGCGTTAGCGAATTCGCTAATAATATTACGGAAAAAAGATTCAAGGATGTTATTGATCGCATGAGACGCATTCCTTATGCTTTTTTACTATTAGAATTTGATCTTGAAGACATTTTAATATATCCTGTGGGTTCGAATGTTCCCAAAAGAATGTGGGATAAATTAAAAATAGGTCCAAAATTTATTCTTAAACATATTATTGAACTACAAATATTACATAATATTAAAGTAGTATTCTGTGGCGATGCGTCTAATGCAGAAAAAATGGCCATAACAATTATGAGAAAAATCTATGAGCTTTACGGACAACCAGAAAAAAATATTTGATAATGCTTGGTTGGGTCTTGGTGATTTGTCGGTTTTAAACATACCGAATAATCCTATGATTCGACGAACCGAAAAAGAGATAGAGAATCCAGACTTACATCTTATACGATTATTACGTGATCCAAAATATTTTGGTGCCACTTGCAAATTACTTTTTAATATTGAACTTCATCCTATGCAAGTAGTAATTTTACAGGAATTTTGGAATCGTCCATTCCCTATGTATATTGCTAGTCGTGGTTGGGGTAAAAGCTTTTTATTAGCTTTGTATTCTGTTTTACGATGTATTTTTCATCCGGGAACTAAAATAGTTATTGTTGGTGCTGCATTTCGTCAAAGTAAAATTATCTTTGAATATATGGAAAATATGTGGCGTACTAGTCCAATCTTACGCAGTATATTTACAGGATCTGATGATGGTCCGCGTCGAGATGTTGATAGATGTACAATAAGGTTAGGAGACAGCTGGACAATTGCTGTACCAATGGGCGATGGTAGCAAAATTAGAGGATTAAGAGCACACATTATCATCGCAGACGAGTTCGCATCAATATCTCCGGACATTTATGAAACAGTAGTAGCTGGATTCGCTGCTGTATCTGCTAGTCCTATTCAGAACGTTAAAGAAGAAGCCCGTAAACAAGCTATGAAAGATGCTGGTGTTTGGAATAATGATTTAGAAATTTTAAGTTATAAAATGGGCAACCAAGCTATTATTAGTGGAACTGCTGATTATGCCTTTAAACACTTTGCATCCTATTGGAGACGATATAAAGCAATTATAGAAAGCGGCGGAGACAATAGAAAGCTAGGAGAAATATTTAATGGAGAAGTTCCAGATAATTTTAATTGGCAAGACTATAGTATTATTCGCATACCGTATGAATTAATACCCAAAGGTTTTATGGATGATAAACAAGTGGCACGAGCCAAAGCAACTATTCATACTGGCATATATAATATGGAATACGCTGCTTGCTTTACTGCTGATAGTGACGGATTTTTTAAACGAAGCCTTATAGAGAGTTGTGTTGTTAGTGATACCAAACCCATATTACTAGATAGTAAACCTATTCTATTTGATGCAACTGTAACTGGAAACGCTAATCATCACTATGTATATGGTATAGACCCTGCTTCTGAAAGAGACAACTTTAGTATTGTTATATTAGAAGTTCATAAAGACCATTGTAGAGTAGTTTATTGTTGGACTACTAATCGTAATAATTTTAAAGAAAGACAAAAAACAGGGCTGATTAAAGACCATGATTTTTATAGCTATTGTGCTAGAAAGATACGAGATTTAATGAAAAGCTTTCCTCCTTTACGCATCGGGCTTGATGCTCAAGGTGGTGGAGTATCTATTGAAGAAGCTTTACACGACCCTAATCGTCTTCAAGAAGGAGAATCTTTAATATGGCCTGTTATTGATTATGATAAATCTAAAGACACTGATGATCAACCAGGACAACATATTCTTGAACTAATTCAATTTGTTAGAGCAGATTGGACTGGCCAGGCTAATCATGGACTAAGAAAAGACTTAGAGGATAAGGCTTTGCTATTTCCTCGCTTTGATCAATTAACACTTGGATTAGCTTTAGATAAAGAAGGTAAAGATATTATGAACACAGATTTATCTCCACTATATGACAGCCTCAGTGAATGCATTTTAGAAATAGAAGAACTAAAAAATGAGCTTACTACTATAGTAATGACACAAACCAGTACAGGGTCCGGAGGAAGAGATCGATGGGATACTCCAGAAGTTAAACTACAAAACGGTAAAAAAGGAAGACTAAGAAAAGACCGATATAGTGCTTTAGTAATAGCTAATATGATAGCTAGACAACAAAGAATAGCTTTAGTTCCTCAAAATAACTATGAGGTTATTGGAGGTAACAGAGATCAAATAGTAAAACATGAAGGACAGATGTATAAAGGACCAGATTGGTTTGTAGCCGGGGCCAACGACGATATTTACGGCGGAATTTATAGATAATTAGTGTATTAAAGATACAATCGCATTACAATCCCAATACAATGGTATTAAAAATATATGAGCAAAAAATATCCAAAAAGTAGCGCTATTAATGATGCTTCCATAATTGGTGAAGAAGCCTATGTTACATGGGGAGACGATCTAGGCAGTAAAAAAGAAGCTCTTAAAACATCCTCAGAAGCTATGTCGGAATATACTTTAGTAGAACATTCTTCTGCTATGAGACGCTATGGATTAGACTATTCTGGCTTAGATTCTAATACTGATGGTCGTCCTGGCCTAACGCGTAGTGATTATGACTTCTTTAGACCAGACGAAGCAGTTCCTAAAAGAATAAAAGGTATTATTAAAAAAGCAGAAGATATTTACCAACGAATAGGTTTAGTAAAAAATGTTGTCGATCTTATGGGCGATTTTGGATCCCAAGGTATTCGTCTAGTTCATAAAAACAAAAGAATTGAAAGATTTTACAGAACATGGTTTAAAAAAATCAAAGGCAAAGAACGCAGCGAACGATTTCTTAATAATCTATACAAAACAGGCAATGTTGTTATTAATAGACAAACTGGAAAACTTAGTCTTAAAGTATCTGATGAACTATATAAAGCCGTTGGTAATGCTGATTTACAAATAAACGAAACAGAAACTATCAAATTAGAAAAAAGAGAAATTCCATGGAAATATACTTTCATTGATCCATTTTATGTTGAGGTATCTGCTGGAGCTTTATCCTCTTTTTCTCCAAGCAAAACCTACGAACTAGTATTACCAGCAGCCTTAAGAAGAGTTATTAATTCTCCCAAAACACCACAAGAACAAGCCATAGTAACTAATTTACCAATTCAAATTGTTGAAGCAGCTAAAACCAAGAAGCCTTTTCCTCTAGACCCGGATAAGGTTTTAGTTTTTCATTACAAGAAAGATGATTGGCAAAGCTGGGCTTATCCTATGATCTATAGTATTATGGACGATATTACAGTTATAGAAAAATTAAAATTAGCAGATATGGCGGCTTTAGACGGCGCAATTAGTAATATTCGCATTTTTAAACTCGGTAGCCTTGAACATAAAATTTCTCCAACAAAAGCTGCGGCAGCAAAGCTGGCTCAGATTCTTGGTAATAATGTTGGTGGCGGCACTATGGATCTTGTTTGGGGTCCAGATATAGAACTAATTGAGAGTAAAACTAATGTTCATCAATTTTTAGGAGAAGCTAAATATACGCCACACCTTAATAGTGTTTATGCTGGCTTAGGTATTCCTCCAACACTAACTGGAACGTATGGAGCAGCTGGAACAACAAATAACTTTATCAGCTTAAAAACTCTCACACAGAGACTTCAATACGGAAGAGATGCATTAACAGAATTTTGGGACAGAGAGATAGCTTTAGTACAAAAAGCCATGGGATTTAGATACCCTGCTCGTGTAGAATTTGATAAAATGGATCTCAGTAACGAAGATGCCGAAAAGGCTCTATTAATACAACTAGCTGATAGAAGTCTTATTAGCGATGAATTATTACAACATAGATTTGGCATTGATCCGGACATGGAAAAGAGTAGACTTAATAGAGAAGCTAGAGATAGAAAGAGTGAAAGAATGGTTAAAAAATCCGGGCCTTGGCACGATCCACAACCAGAAAACGGACTCAAGAAAATTGCGTTACAAAGTGGCGTAGCATCTCCTAGCGAAGTTGGTCTACAATTAGATGCTAGAAAAAATGGAGAAAAAAGCTCATTAGAACTAAGGCAAGCTTTTAAACCAACACAGTTGGCCAAAGATTCGCCAGAATCTTTGCCAGGGGAGCCGCAGCAAGGCAGGCCAAAATTATCCAGAGATTCCGAAAAGCGCAAACAAAAAGAATTTCGACCGCAAACCGGAGCCAGTCTAATTCTTTGGGCGTCACAAGCACAAGAAAATATAGCTAGTATTATCAATCCCATTATGCTAGAATTTTATCAGAAAAAAAATTTGCGATCACTATCAAGCACAGAGGTTAAAGAGCTAGAAAACCTTAAAGCAGAAATACTTTTTGGACTAAAGCCCTTCTGCACAATTAATTCTGAATATATTTCAGAAAAAATATCTAATATAAATCATCAATCTTTAGAAGGTTATAGTGTATGGATAAAAGGCGTAGTATCTGAGTTGGGCAGAGAATTGTCATCAGATGAACAAAAACAGGCTAAAGCCACATACTATGCTTTTATTAATCAACAATAATAATTTTGAAGGTTTCATCATATGATTATTTATCCTCAAGAGACAGATGATGGATTAGCAGAACAGATATCTAGTTCTGCTTCTATAGCATATGCTTCTATTCTGGAACCAGTAGAATTATCTAAGCTAAAAAGTATAGCAGCAAAAAGTTCCGGATCATTCAGCGATGCTGATCTATATTATGTTCAATCAATTTTAGTAAGCTCTTCTTGGAATAAAAACGATGATATTTTTGATAAAGCTGAAGTTTGGGCTGCTCGTAAAACACCTGAAGATAAACCCACTAATCTGGAACATGATGAAAATCTTATTATAGGACATATCACATCTAATTGGCCTATTGATGAAGACGGTACTCCAATTGATGATAATATTGATCCTGGTTTATTACCAGATAAATTTCATATTTTAACTGGTTCAGTTATTTATAGGGCTTTTAGCAGTACAGATCTTAAAGAAAGAGCTGAAAAATTAATTGCTGAAATTGAAAATGGAACAAAATATGTTAGTATGGAATGTTATTTTAGAAATTTTGATTATGGATTAATTAATAAAGCCACTTCAGAATATAAAATTTTAGCAAGAAATAATGATACTGCATATTTAACAAAACATCTTAGAGCCTATGGTGGAAAAGGCGAACACCAAGACTATAAGATAGGTCGAGTACTAAGAAATATCACTTTTAGTGGTAAAGGTTTTGTCGATAAACCAGCTAATCCTGATAGTATTATTTTTACTAAAAAGCAAATGACTGATATATTGACGAAAAAAAATGAAGATTTATCTAATTCAGGTGTAATACTAAATAAGTCTACCTCAAATGTGGAGAATATAACTATGACTGAAAATCTAGAAAAACAAGTGGCAGAACTAGGCGCAAAAATTGATAACGTTTCAGCTAACTGCGCTGATACTGTCAAAGAAGCATATTCATTAGCTTCTCAACTCAAAGATACTAACCAAACTCTTGAAGCTGCTATGAAAGAAAAAGACGAAGAGATGAAGAAAATGAAAGCAGCAAAAGAAGATATGGAAGAAGAAATGAAGAAGATGAAAGCTGCTTTTGATGTAGAACTTGAGACATTAGCCAAAAAGTACGATAGTGAAAAGGCAGTTATGGACGAAGAGGCTAAGAAAACTAAGAGCGAACTAGATGTCGCTAACGAAGCTTTAGCCGCTATGAAAATGAAAGAAGAAGAGATGGCTAAGAAAGAAAAGAAAATGAAAAGAATGGCCTCTCTAATTGAACAAGGCGTAGACACTGAGGTCGCAGCGAGTGTTGTGGATAAATTCGAATCCATCGAAGACGAAGCTTTTGATAGCATGACTTCACTATTTGCTGGTAAAATGCCTCCTTGGTTAGAAAAAATCAAGAAAGACAAGACCAAGAAAGAAGAAGCTGCCGTTATGCCACCAAAGAAGAAGCCCATGGCATCAGAAGACGAAAGTGTTTCTGCCCTAGAAGAAGTTGAAGTCGAAGAAACTGTTGATCTTAGTGTTGGCAGTGATGAGACAGAAACAAAAACAGAAACAGTTCGTGCAGAACTTTTAGAATTCGTAAGCGCTAGACTCGGTAAAAACTCATAATAAGGGAGAAGTAAACATGGCTCTAAAACCTGATCGTATCGAATTACAAACAGACGTTTCATTTTTCATGAACACAACAGCTACCAGAGGTGGCGTTGCTTCAGTATCTACCGGTGGTTCTGGCGTGGCAATGGACGACAGCAACGCTGTTGTTAGTTACGCCGCAACAACTAGCGGATGCAAGCCTGTTGGTGTTCTTCTAAATGATGTTGTTAATCTTGATCTTACAAGACAACACATCAATTGGCACAAAGACGAAGTTCAAGTCGGTGGCAAAGTTACTTTGCTACAAGTTGGTCAAGTTACAACTAATCTTGTAACCGGTACACCATCTGCTGGTGCTGCTGCTTATGTTGGTGCAAGCGGTTATTTCTCCGCTTCTGCTCCTGCGGACGGCACAACAGAAGATGCAGTTTATAAAGTTGGTCGTTTTTTGAGTTCAAAAGACGCAGATGGTTATGTCAAAGTAGCAGTAAACATTGCCTAATCAAACAAAAGGGAGAACATAAACATGTCAGCAAATAGTAAAGTTTTTCAACCAACACCAGAATTAACAGATCTTCTTGTTCGTTCTGGCTCTGCACACAGAGAAACATCGTTAGCTGCTAATGCAGAGTTTGCAAAAGCTCTAGAGCAGCCACTTCGTCAGGGTGTATTAAATGGCGATATTCTGAACGGCATCTTCGAACCAATTCGTTTGGCTCAAAGTGCTACTCCAGAATTTCCCCTTGATTTTCTAGCTCCAGGAACAGAAAAGGACTTTGTTGCCTATACTGTTCCAAATCACGGCTATATTCCAGAACGCCATGTTGAGGGTGACTATGTTATGGTCCCAACCTTCGATATTGGCGCCAGTATCGACTATCTCCTAAAGTATGCTAGAGATGCTCGCTGGGATGTTGTTGGTCGTGCTATGGAAGTTCTAGAGGCTTCATTTGTTAAGAAGATGAATGATGATGGCTGGCATACACTTCTGGCTGCTGGTGTTGATCGCAACATCGTAGTTTATGATAGTGATGCTGCTGCTGGTCAGTTCACAAAGCGTCTCGTTAGTTTGATGAAGACCGTTATGCGTCGTAACGGTGGCGGTAACTCTGCTTCAAATAATCGTGGTCTTTTAACAGATCTATACGTTTCTCCCGAAGCTATGGAAGATATCCGTAATTGGGGCGTTGATCAGGTTGATGAAGTCACTCGTCGTGAAATCTATACCGCTGCTGATGGTTCTGTTAACAGAGTCTTTGGTGTTAATCTTCACGACCTAGACGAACTTGGTGAAGGTCAAGAATATCAACTCTTCTACAACAACACACTAAGCGCCAGTCTCCCAGGTGGTGACAACGAGCTAGTTGTTGGCCTTGATCTCCGTAAGAGAGATAGTTTCATAATGCCAATTCGTGAAGAGGTTCAGATCTTCGAAGACGATACCCTACATCGTCAGAAAAGAGCTGGTTTCTACGGTTGGGCAGAGCAAGGCTTTGCTGTTCTTGATAATCGTAGAGTTCTTCTTGGCTCTCTATAATAGTTCGTTGATTTTGCAATGAATAAGAAAAGCCGCTCATTCGGGCGGCTTTTTTTATTATTGTGATGGGTGTATTAATATAATGATAAGCACTCTTTTTCAGGAGTCATTTAATGCCAGCAGCAGAATATAACTTTAGTATAGAACAAGGTAGCTCTTTTAAATTGGCATTAGTATATAAAGACGATAGCGGTAGTCCTATCAATATCACAGGATGGTGTGCTCGGCTAATATGGAAGACTAATGCTAATGTAACACAGGTTTTTACAACAGAGAACATTGATTATAGTGTATATAAATTTACTATTGATGGTGCTAATGGAAAATTAACTTTATTATTTCCAGCTAACACCACCAATGGATTTTCATTTACTAATGCTAAATATGACTTAGAATTGCAGTCAGACGATAACTTTTATAGTGAAGGTGGAAAATACGTTATTAGAATTATATATGGTACTGTAACTATTTTGAAGCGTAAAAGTAAAACTGACACTTTATTGGATTGTACATAATGAGCTATATCTATGTTGTAGAAATTGAAAGTGAACCATTGACATCTATAGAGATCGAAAGCGGCTCTATAGCAGATATTCCTAATATTTATTTGGAAGTTGTTAATACTGAAAAAATTTTAGTATCAGACCTACCACCAGTATCATTTACTGGAACCATAACAACATCTCAAATTACTGATTTAGATGTTTATTTAAGTAATTTTATCGATAACTATGAGATAGACTGCGGAACACCATAAAACCATCCTAATTTCGGAGAATTAAAATGCCAGTTAATACAACACTACAACTAAGAAGAGGCAGTAACTCAGGTTGGAATACCGTTAATCCGACTCTCAGCAATGGTGAGGTTGGTCTTAATACTAATAGCCAGCTATTTAAAGTTGGTGATGGTCTCACCACATGGACAAGCTTGCCTTACTATCCTGGCATTCCGTTGTCTAGTGGTACCGGAATTGGATTATCATATTCTAGAGATAGTAATAATATTGTTACTGGTATTTCTATTTTTAATGCTATTAGAGCTGGTTCAAATATTAGTTTAACATTAAGTGGTAACGATATTGTAATCGCCGGATCTTCTCCAACCACAGTATCAGCTGGAACTGGAATAGGTGTTGTACAAGCTGGTGATGATTATCAAATTAATTTAGACAATGAACATGTTAGAGATCTTATTGGAGGTATTTTAATTGGTAATAGTGGTGTTGGTATTTCTGTTGATGATAATAATAATACTATAACATTTTCTGTGACTGGCATTTTATCGACTCAGATGACGGATTTTAATTCTGCCGTTGATGCTAGAGTAACAGCCGCTAGTATTAGCCCAGAAGAAATTAGAGATGTTGTTGCTACTGGACTAAATGGCGGTACGGGAATTTATATAGAATACGACGACAATGGCACTCAATTAATTAATATTAATGTTACTGGTGTTAGTTTTAGCGGTCACACACATGATGATAGATACTATACCGAAACAGAATTAAACACCAGCGGCGCTGGCGGTCAGGTTCACTGGGGCAACATTACCAGTAAACCGACCGGATTTACAGCTGCCGCTCATCAACATCCGTCAACGGACATCACAGACTTTAATGAAGCTGTACAAGATGTCGTTGGTGGTATGGTGGTTGCTGGTACTGGTGTGCAACTATCTTATAATGATGGCGCCGGAACACTGACAATTGATACTAGCGGATATGCATTATCTTCTCACACCCACCTATGGGCAAATATTACAGATGCTTCAACAAGAGCCACGCTAGCTGAATTAGCATATTTATCTGGTGTTACAGCTGGTACCGTAGCGGCTAGTAGAGCTTTAGTAGTTGATTCTAATAAAGATCTTAGTAGTTTAAGAAATTTGTCCGCAACTGGAGATGTTACACTAGGCACTGTTTATGTAACAAATAATTTATCAACAACTGGTAATGTTACAATTAATGGTAATCTTAGTGTAGCGGGTACAACCACTACTATTGAAAGCACAGTAACCAAACTTAGAGATCCAATTATCACTATTGGCAGCGGCGATAGTCCAACTTTTGATGATAATAAAGACAGGGGTATTGAATTCTTATATCATAATGGCAGCGCAGCTAAAGTAGGTTTCTTTGGTTTTGACGATAATACTGGCAAATTCACATTTATTCCCGATGCTACAAATACTAGTGAAGTATTCAGTGGTGCTGTTGGCGAAATAGATGCCAATATTGACTGGTCAAAAGTATTAAATAAACCAGATCCGATTATTACCGGTGTTCTTTCTGGTGATGTTACTGGTACAGGATCTGTTACATTAACGGATCTACAAAATGGTACTCTTAATATTAGTGTCACATTAGCAGATAATACTGTTACTAGTGCTAAAATTGTAGATGGAACTATTGTAAATGCAGATATTAATGCAACTGCTGCAATTTCGGTCACTAAATTAGCTAGTAGCGGCATAACATTAGGCAGTACAGTAGTAAATCTAGGACAAACTAGTACGGTAATAGACGGCTTAACTAGAATCAGTGGCGTTAGTGCTGGTAGTCCAACTTATATCTACTACGCTGTAATCGACGGTGGTTCACCCTGATTGACATAATTGTTATATTGGTTATTATATTGTAGATTATAGTACATTTCTAGTAAGATTATAGGACTATTATGCCAGTTAATAACACTATACAACTTCGCAAAGGATTATCGTCTGAGTGGGCATCGACTAATCCTGTTTTAGCTAGTGGTGAACCCGGCTATGATCTTACAAATAATATTTTAAAAATTGGAGATGGATTTACTCAATGGTCAGGATTAAATCCTGTTAATCTTAGCGGAACCTATTTTAATAATGCTGTAAGCGGGCTTCTTCCAGTCAAAAACATAGTTGCAGGATCAGATATATCGGTTTCTAGCATTAGTGGTATTTATACCATTAGCAATACTATGACATCTGTTGAAACATCATCTTCGGTTGTTACAACAGTATTTAATAAAACAGGGGCTAGTATTCCCAAAATGACTGCTGTTTATATAAATGGTGGTCAGGGTGATCTTCCTACTATACAAAAAGCTCTTGCTACTGCTGATATTAGTAGCGCTGGTACTTATGGAATAACCTACGAAGCTATAGATAATATGAGCAGTGGTAGAGTTATTGTGCTCGGCGCATTAACAGGATTAAATACTGATCAGTTTAATCCAACTGCGCCAATAGGAGATGTTAATGGATCAGTTTTATATTTGAGTCCTACAGTATCAGGAGCGTTAACAACAACTAAACCATATGCTCCTTATCATATTGTGGCTATGGGAACTATTGTACGAACTCATCAAAACGAAGGAGTTATTGAGGTTAGAGTTCAAAATGGTTATGAGTTGGAAGAGCTTCATAATGTTGCTGTAACCGGTGCGACTAATGGACAATTTTTACAGTATAATAGTGTTAGTGGATTGTGGGTTCCTAGCTCTAGTGGAAATTTTACTACATTACAAGTTAGTGGCACAGCGGTTCCAACAGGAACTGGTTCAGCCAATTCTATTACAAAATGGACTGGAACTAATAGTTTAAATAATAGTATAATTTATGACAATGGAACAAATATTGGTATAGGCACATCTTCACCTTCTTCTAAGCTGGATGTTAGTGGTGTTATTACAGCCACTAGCGGTGATTCAACCAATTGGAATGCTGCTCATGGATGGGGCAATCACGCCTTACAGGGATATTTAACCAACATCTCCTCACAAAATATACAAGATCTCAATAATGTAATCAGCGATTTTAGTTATCCCTTATTAGTAGATGAATATACCCTCATATACGATAGTGGGATTAGTCAGTTTAAAGGATCTACTATAAACCTTGGACTTATAAGACAAGGCTCCATTCCTTTAACTGGATATAGCACCTCATATCTTGGTTACTATATTAGGATGAACAACAGCGAGTTTACAGTTAATGAACAGGGGGCTAATTTAGATCTTAGAGTAGAGGGCGACACAGATACTAATCTTTTATTTACTGACGCCAGCACAGATAGGGTTGGCATAGGTACTAGCTCACCATCATATAAACTAGATGTTGTTGGTACTGGTAACTTTAGTCAAAATCTTTTGGTGAATGGTACCGGAGTTAGCTTGAGTGGTCACACTCATTCTAGTAGTCAAATTACCGATTTTAATAGTGGTGTAAGCGGACTATTACCAGTTAAAGATATAATTGCTGGAACAGGAATTAGCATATTTTCTAATAATGGAAATTATACAATAAATAGCACATCATCTGGCGGAGCAGTATCAGCAGAAGATGTTATGGATATAATAGGCACAGGAATAGTTGCCGGAACAGGACTTAGTGTTTCTTATAATGATAATGATGGAAACTTAACAATAAATTTATATGCGGTTGCCATTACTGGATATGAGATATTAACAACAGCTAAAGATACTTTTACTGTTACTCCAAATTATTTAGTTGGTAATCTACAAGTATATTACAATGGATTTAAATTACTGGATGGTGAAGACTATACTGCTACAAATGGAACATCTTTCTTATTAAGTTCTCCAGGAGCTTCTGGAGATGTTGTAGAGTGGGCTGGTTTAGGAGGTCCCGCACAATATGCTCAACTAAATCATACTCATACCATATCTGACATTACTAATTTTGGTAGTGGAGTTACTGGATTATTACCCACAATAGCTAATAGTGGTGATAATAGAATACTTACTAGTACTGGAAGTAGTGTTGGAATTAATGCTGAAAGTAATTTAACTTTTGACGGAAGTAATCTTGGAATAGGAACATCTTCTCCCACACAACGTCTCCAGATCCACGGATCATCCGCTGACGATGTTTATTTACGAATATCGAATACGGATACTACTACCGCTAGTGGCTTATTAATAGGATTAATGGGTACAGAAGATGGTTTAATAAGAGTTGAGCCTAATAAGGCATTAGTTTTTGGGACTAATAATACTGAAAGAATGAGAATAACTAGTGCTGGAAATGTTGGAATAGGAGCAGCATCAACAAGCCCACCCGAAGTATTATCAGTAATGCAAGATAATAACGGTGGACGAACTAGTATTCTTATTGATAATCTTGATCAAAGATTAAAAATGAGTTGTTATTATGAGTTCGGTGTTGGTCAATATGCTGAGATTCAATCTACTAATAATGCTGAAACTGGTCATCAAGCATTAATCTTAAATAGACAAGGTGGAAATGTTGGAATAGGAACAGCTACGGTATCTTATCGTTTACACGTTGTTGGTAGTGCTAGTGCAACCAATAATATCACAACATATCTAAACAATACCGGAGGAACCAGAAGCAGATTAGCTTTTCAAGATACTGCTGTAACATATGCGCCAGATATGGGAAGTGTTGGAAATAATATAACTTTTGATACTGTTGGAGTAGAAAGAGTACGAGTTGGAGGCAATGGACGTACTCAGTTTTTTGCTGCTACTGAAAAATACGGTGTTCAATTAAATAATGGTTCAACTGGTAATGGACCATTTCTTGGTAGTGCTGGGGCCGATATATTTTGCATTAGCACGGCTGGTGGAGCAGAACGATTTAGGGTAGATGCTAACGGAAATGTATTAGTTGGACAATTTACAACCACAGACCCAGCAGGTGCAAACACCAACGGCGTGGCAATCGCCACCGACTACATCAGCGTCAGCCGCTCATCCTTTGAATGTTTACGATTAAATCTAAAAGCTGCTGACGGAACCATAGTTGCATTATATCAAGATGCTGTTCTTGAGGGATCTATTAGTATAGCTGGAAATACTGTTAGTTATAATGCTTTCTGTGGATCTCACTGGTCGCAATTAATAGATAATAGTAAACCAGAAATTTTACGTGGTACAGTTTTAGAAACTTTAGATGAAACATGCGAATGGATTGATGGTAAAAGTGATAGATTAGTACGTGTTAAAATAAGCGATATTCCAAAAAGCAAAAGAGTTTACGGAGTATTTTTAGGTTGGGATGAAAATTATGCTAGTACTGGAGATATGTATGTTGCTGGTTTGGGAGCATATTACGTTAGAGTAAAAGGTATTGTGCAATCCGGTGATCTTTTAGAAAGTGCTGGAGATGGTACAGCAATAGCCCAAAATGATGATATTGTACGATCTAGTACCATAGGCAAAGTTTCTTCAGTAAATAAAATAACAGAATATTCAGATGATTCATATCTTGTTGCTTGTACGCTCATGTGCGGCTAAAAATAAAGGAGAATAAAATGTTACCAACTATAGAACCAATTGAACCAAGCACGATACCAGCAAAAACATATGATAAATACTGGGTATCCAATGTAAATATTAGCGCACCTAATGTTAATGGAGATGCTAATGCTAATATTTTGCTAAGAAAGTTTGGAGTATTTGATGGAGTAGCAGAATTTATGCCAAATGATCTTGGAACTAATATCATTATTGATAATATTTTAAGTAAGAGTGCTGAAGATAACGACCTTGCAAATATAGTACAATCATTACTATTATATATAAGGAAGGCCGGAATAGAACAGGGGCTTGTTGCTCCTCCACCTTCTGGAGTTTAATTTAGGAGAAAATCATGGAATTAAATGCTGGTGATATTCAAAATCTAATGGTAGTTATTGATTTGGCTACTCAACGAGGTGTTTTTAAGGCTAGTGATCTTGTTGCTATTGGTCAATTGTACGAAAAGCTAAATGCTATAAATAAAACTTTATCCGAAAAAGATAAACCTGATATAGGGTAATTATGGTCAAGATATTAAATTATGCTAAAAATATTACTAGAAGTAGTAATGATAATCTTTTAATTAATGGTAATTTTGATATATGGCAAAGAGGAACACCATTTTATGCTGGTGGTTTTACAGCAGATCGTTGGTATATGATTTCTAACGGTTCAAATAAAGCTTCTAGAATCGCTGGCAATGTTGGACTAGATAATGCTACTAATATTATTAGACTACAAACACTGTCTTCCGGTTCTTATCCAGTTTTATCTCAAGCTATAGATAGCGATATATCAGCAGGGCTAAGAGGGAAAACAACAACCTTTAGTTTTTATGCCAAAAAACCAGCCGATAGTAACTGGACTGGTTTAGTATATGGTAGAGTTTACTATAGCACAGATTTTAATTCGTTGGCGAACGGTAAAATAGAAATTAGCGATGCTGCTTTTAGTGGTTCATTAGCAACAGACGCTTGGACTTTGTATAGTAACTCTTTTATTGTTCCAGATAATGCTTCAACACTTATGGTTGAAATATCTCCGTCTGGCGCTTTAAGTAATTCCTCAATTATTGATATAGGTCGAGCTAAACTAGAGATTGGTTCAGTAGTTACTAACTTTAAGCCTTTAATCTACAATGAAGAACTCAATAAATGCAAAAGATTTTATCAAAAAGTAGAAACAACCCTCAAGGCTGGCACTGGTGCTGGTAATAGCGCTAAAAAATTTGGAGTTAGTACCCCATTACCTGTTTTACCCAGATCAAATAATGCAAAAATAACAGTTGCTAAAAATAACAATAGTCTAATCGAAAATTTTACTGCTACTATTAGTAACGATGCATATCTAAATGTTATAGCTAATGCTAAAAATTTATATTCAGAACTTAGTATAGAATTTTTTATTGACGATGAAATTCCATATGGTAAAGAACCAGGAAAAATAGATTTTGCTTCAATAATAAGAGGCAGTGGAAAAATTGATATGGATTGGAACCCACCAACCAACAGTGATTCTACAATATCATATACAGCACTATACGGCACTTCACCAAACGAAATAGTAAATACACAGCCATTTACAGATTCTTCTGGTAGTATTACCGGGTTGTCTGATTCTAGCTCATATTATATCAAGCTTTATAGTAGTAATTCTTATGGACAATCAGTAGAATCAAATATATTTGAGGTCGCGCCATTGTATAATGTTCCGTCTGGTGTTAGCTCATTGAGCGGCGTTTGGGGATTTGATGAAACATATGTAAGCTGGAATGCTCCATCTAATAACGGAGGATCCACAATTACTGGTTATCGTATCGATAGATCAATGTATGCTAATTTTCCTGATGTGGATACTTCACCAAATTACAATTCGACTTTTTATGTTGGTGTTCCAACTACAACATCACCCACAACAAATTCTCAAGGTTTATCCCTATACTATAAAAATAACAAAATAGAGTTTAAGATAGCTAAATTTAGCAGTGAATTAACATCGACCGGTAATTATTATTTTAGAATTATTCCTATTAATCTTGCTGGCACAGGAACTCATTCTTCTTTCACATTGGCTAAAACAGTACCAAGCGCACCTATCAACTTATCGACATCGGTTGGAGATGGTTCTATAACCATATCTTATTTACCATCAACCGGCAATGGAGGAAATGTTATTTCTTTCTTTGGTTTAGAACGTAGTACCAATAGTGCTTTTTCTAGCGTAACTTCCTCTTCGCATACTGCTAACTATACGCCTATCACTGTTACTGGTTTGACAAATAATACCACGTATTATTTTAGAATGAGAGGTTATAACCAATTAGGTTACGGACCATATTCTTCAGGTGTGCTAGCTGTACCCAATAAGCCCCTGACAATTCCTAATGCTCCATCTGGATTTATTGCTAATTGGATAGATGATGATACTATAAACCTAGGATGGAATCCACCAGCAGACAATGGTGGTTCTCCAATTATTAATTATACTATATATGTTTCTTCTGGGTCTGGCTTTACTAGTAATCTATTAACACTAACAACACAAAACAATATAAGTTCTATTAGTTTTGATGTTCCAATAACTGGTAATTATAGTACTTTTTATTTTAGAGGAAAAGCTAATAACAGTGTTGGATCTAGTGCCAACAGTTCATCAACATTTCTCAGTAAGCAAGTTCCGGATAGTCCATTGCTATATAATTTAAATCCAGGAAATACTACTGTGCTTGCTAGCTGGTATAAGCCAGTATCCAAAGGATCTGCAATTACTGGATATAATTTACAATATAGCACTAGCTCTACTTTTGCTACTAATGTAAATAATACAACCGTAACTGGTTTACAAACATCAATATCGTCGCTGACTAATAATACTAATTATTATTTTAGAGTTAGGGCTCTTAATACCATAGGCACAGGATCATTCTCTAATATTGGCCAAGCTACTCCGGTGCCGCCTTACTCTGCTCCATCTCCACCATTAAATAGTACATTGTCATTTACAGCAGTTCCGCAGAATGGCTCATTCAATATGACTATTAATAATGCGATAAATATGACAAACTATAGTCAATTAGATACTATTTATGGAGTTAGAGTAACTACTCCTTATAGTGGGGGTCCAATATGGGGAAGAAATCCTTATACACATGATAGCGACATACGCACTGCTGCCATTCAGGCCGGAGCATTAACATCATCTCAAACTGGTATTGTATATGTATATTTAATGAATGGTTTGACATATTATAGTGGTATCTCTAAGAATGGAATTACTTCTAGTTCTTGGGGATCATGGAATACTTCTTATTATATTATTGGTTCTAATATTACTTGTACCGGATTTACTTATGGCAATACTGTTGTTGGTTCTCACATTCCTGTTTTTAAATGGCAAACACCCTCTAATAATGGAGGATTAGCAATAACAGGATATGAAGTACAATATGCTGCTGATAGCAATTTTAGTACTCAATTAACTACTTACAGCATCCCAGGCAATGTTAATCTTAATGCTCAATGCGTTAATCATAATAGTGTATCATTCTGTGCTCGCGTTAGAGCCTATAATCCTAGCGGTGTTTCATCATGGCTTAATCATGAATGTATATCCAAGGGACTTTCATCACCATCTTCTCCGACCAATTTTACCGCAACAGCAAGCTCTGCAACCGGTATTAATTTGACATGGGTTGCTCCATCTGGACCAGCAGCTAGTGGCTATGATATTCCAGGTAATATTAGTTATTATTTACAATATTGGAATATAACAACTCCATCAAATAAAACTAGTACATATTATACCGCAACAAGTGCTACACTAACAGTACCCGGACCAGGAACATATGGTTTGTCTTTATCTACAAAAAATACAAGTTATTTTAGTAGTAATCCTGTTGTCCTATTTGTCACCACAACATCGCCGTCATATGGACCAATATCTTCTTGGACATTTACTAGTAGTGCTCCTTGTTGTGGAGCAAAGAGTACTACAATTGGTAATCTATTTTATCCTAATATAAATGATCTTAAAGATAATGTGAATGCAGCTGGTAGTACTTTTAGCAGTTGTGCTGGTAGTACTGGTGCTGCTTTTATAATTGCCGATTTTGGTTCGATACGAAATGTTAAATCTATAACAGTTACTGCTCATTATTTTTATGGTCCAACCTATATTAATCATGCCAGTGTGGAAGGCAGTACTGATAATGTCAACTGGACACTCATAGAAGCATTCAACAGTTCGAGTTTCACTTCAGCAACATCTTCAAGAGTTATAAATGGTAATTGGAATTATAGATATATTAGATTAAAATCAGGTAATATTGTCTGTATAGATATATCAGAATTTAAGTTTACATAGGATATCATTTATGATATGTGGATATTCCAATATTTATGATTTATGTTCTAGCAAATACGTCTATGAATATGCTAGTTTTATTCTCAAAGATGGTTATGTTATACCCAATACTGGTTACGATGGATCAGTATATAGAATTGATAAAAATACTCAAGAAAAAGTATTATTAGAGCCAAGCTCTTCTCTGCAAATTTATAGTTGCGATACTAATGATGAAAACGCATCCCTTACAGCCTGGGAATGCTATTTATGGTATAAAAATAATAATGGAATAATAAATAATCCATCATTATCAAAATATAAAGAAGAGCAAATAAAAAATGTCACAACCACTTATAATACAACTTTAACTAATGGAATTTTAATTACAATAGATAATTTTGCTACAGATATTACAATAGCTGAAAATGGTGCGTATTCTAATACTGTTGTTTCCGAAACCACTAACTATACTATTCTTCTACCAGCTTTAAATGATGATATTATTAATTTTAGTAACATATTATCTTTAGCTACTCTTATGAATATTAATGATAGTAAGGATCCACTACCATCTTTAGTTGATTATTATAACAATGCTCATTTTTTAAATTACTACAATTTAACTAATATACTTTCTAATTATTTCAATAAATTAAAAAACTATAAACTAATATTAGATAATATAATAATTCAAATTAATAATGCATCTAGCATAGACGATATACAAAAACAAATATTTTTTACTAGTCTACCCACTACCACATATAATAAATTGACCAATATATCAGGCAGTAATGATATTATTATTAAATTTAGTACTTTAAGCTGTGAAGAACTTAATAATTTGTGTGATCCGCCATGTGATCCAAATTCTTGTCAAGAATGTATTGATGGTAGTTGCGTAGATCTGTGCGATGAAGGAGAATGTTGTAATGATGGGATTTGCGGAGATTGTGGATGCTGGGTGTGCGGCGAAGACGATATATGTGATCAAATTAACTTACCATATACATCCCCAAGCACTAATATAGTATATTATACTTGTACTGGAAATATTCCTAATGATTTTGGAGAGTATCCTAATGGTAATCTATATACCAGTGAATATGACTGTTGTTTAGAATGTGAAGCATGGAGAGGTCCTGGAGGTTGTTCTCCATGATATGTAACTACCAAAATATTTACGACTATTGTCTTAATAAATTCTCATACCAGTACACTACCACCCCCACATCAGCTTCTGGGGATTTAGTTACCAGTGTTATTCGTACAGATAAAGATACTGGACAAAAAATTACAATATCTTCTGATACCAATTTATTTATTGAACCATGTGATAATAACGATTTAGTAGAAGTTATTAGTTATTGGGACTGTTATGTAATATATGTTAATAATGGTAATGTTGTCAATAGTCCTGATCTTTTAGTAACGAACACTCTGCAAACGGATTCTGTGCTCAAAAACTATGACAATTCTTTACAAGATGGCGTTTCTATCAGCATTGACAGCTACAACACTATTATATTAGACGGAACAATCGAAAATCAAATACATTTAGGTAATATTATTTGTTTAGCAAATATCCTATATAACGAAAATACTAACAGTGCTATGCCATATATTTTAGATATTAATAATACTGCTTATTATTTAAATTATAGTACTCTAAAATTAGTATTAACAAAATATTTTGAAACGGTATCTAAACAAAAAGTAGTTAAAGACGATCTATTAAATCAGTTACAGACCATCAAAACATCAGATGATATTTCAAATAAATATTATTGTAATAATAAAACTAGCCAAAATATTATTCAGTCTAATATTGTAATAGATTATTCTACATATCAAGAAATTTCAGATGTTACCACAGGGGTCTGTGATCCGCCTTGTGACTCTAATAGTTGTGAAACTTGTGTTGATGGACAATGTGTTAGTTTGTGTGATAGTGGCGAATGCTGTGATGATGGAGTTTGCGTAGCTCAGTGTCAACGTACAATATGTGTTGATAGTGGCACTTGTAGTGTAGTATCTTGTGATGACTGTAATTGTCCGCCTGGATATTCTTGTGGTGGGTCCGAAGGTTCATATGGCTGCTTTAAAGCATATGTAGTACCTGGAAATATTACAGATTGCGAGTCTTATTTAGGATATCCTCCATTTTCTAATTGGTCAGGACCATCCACACAAAATGGTACTTGTATTGATGGACAATGTGAGTATATATAATATGATATGTAATTATACTAATATTAATGATTTTTGTTCTAATAAATACTCTTATGCATTTATTGATGTAATACAGAGCGGGACGAGTATTATTACCAACAAATCAGAAAATGCTTCTGTACTTCGCACAGATAAAACTACAGGACAAACTAAGATTATTAATGAATTGTCTAACAATCCCGTCCCTACTTGTAATATTAATGATGACAATGAAGATACTACCGAATGGGAGTGTTATTTAATTTATCGATATATTGCTAGTGGAACCATTAGTGACCCGCCGCTGCAAACTTTTAAAGATGCGCAAATCAATTTAATTAATGCATCATACAATGCCACCATAGAAGATGGTATACTAGTTAATATTAATAATCAAAATGCAATATTAGGGTCATCTATAGCTGATCAAATGTCATATAAGAGTATTCTATCGTACGCTCAGGCGTTGTACGATGATGACAATGATGCCCCCATGCCTTTATTTAACGATAAGAATGGTAATATATATACATTATCATACGCTGATTTAATAATAGTCTTTAAAACATATTTAGAAAAAATTATTTTGTATAAAAATCTTAAAGACACCTTAGTTAGTAAATGCAGCAATGCGCCATGTGTTGATGATATACAACAATGTAATTGGTGTAAAACTAAACCAATAGCTGGATCATTAATAAATACAGCCGTTATCACAACAATCGAGAAACCAACAGTACAAAGCTGTATAGTAATCGAGTCAGAACAAGACACTACGCCACTATGTGATTCAATTTTAACCATCAATATTGATAATTTAGGCAACACAGCCACAGAGCCTAGTTTTGGCTTAAATCTGGGTTGGTCTATAGCCGCTGTTGGTAATTATCTAGGGAATGGTTTTTGTCCACCCTCCAATACCAATTACATCACCAAAATTAATAATAACCAAGCTATTGTCCAAGCGGGTAAAGCCTTATGTGATGGCTATGGATTAACAGCTGCTGATGGACGGAAATATCTTACTATAGGAATTGGTGCACACTGGTATGAAGCGTCTCTTTCTGGAAAAAGCATATCTGTTAGCGTAGTCTTTGGTGGTGTCCCTAGTTCTATTACAGATCCTATTGCGGCCGGTGCTTTTAACTGTCCTACTGCTGTATTTGGATGGATATATGTCTATGACGATAAAACTTTTGAATTTGTTCCTGGAAATGGGGATCAGCTAGTTTTTAGCTAGTTAGATCTCATACTCAAATTTAATAGCATCAGGCTCCCACCACCATCTTAATTTTTCTATCATTTTTTTATCGAGTATCTGATCATATGGTTTACTCTTTTGAGTAATATTAAAAACATTTAGATTAAGAAGGTCTCCTTTATTATGTAAAATTTCTTTTTCTAACAACTCTTCTTCCATATGTTCACTTTTTATTATAGAATATTTATAATTAGCTTTTTCTAAAATTTTAGTCTGATTCCATTGATAAAAATAAAAATCATGATCATTATTACTAATAATATCCACAAATTCTCCGACGGTTGGCGGACTTTCCATATTTAACACCATTTCTTTGGCCAGGTGTCCCCATAAGCTCACAAACCTTTGAAGAGGATTCCTAACTACTATCAAAACTCTCCATTCAAAAGGTGCTTGTGGTAATATTACGGAATGATGATCATAGTAGTTGGGGTCATCCCCACTAGGCCCGATGCAAAAAACACCACTATACGGAATGCGACACAATGTTTCAAATAAAGAGGTGCTACCAGTTTTTGGTAATGTAATAATAGCCGTTTCTTTATCGTATAATAATATCATTTTAGTTTTATATTTTTAATTGGATCCCATAACGAATGAATAACAGTATTTGTGTAATTATCCCCATTCATCCTCTTAAGCAAAACTTCTGTTAAATCCTCTATACCATTTATATATAAATTATACGCCTTGGATTTGTTAACAGCACACGCTACTGCATTGTCAAAAATATTACATATGTCTTGATTATGTTCTGATTTTTTCCTAATACATTTATCGTCCCAACCAACCATTTGTCCCAATTTTGGTGGGATATTGAATTTTTCTAACACCGTTCCACTACAACACCTCAAACCATTTTTGGATGCCGTTCTAGTATGATTAAATCTTGTTGAGGCAGGATCTTCATTAAAAATTCTGTCAAAACACATAGTTAAATTTTTGATTGATATATTTTTATTTACATTATCGCTGTGTTCTGATATAAATAGTATGTTTTGCTCTCTTTTTTGATTCGAGAAAAAATGTCCCGAACTGTATCCTGTACCATGTAGATCTACAATCGTTTTTTCTTTGGTGATTTGTAGAACATAGTTTATATATTCTTGACTATATGGATAATAGTAAGAATTTCTACAAGACTCCAAAATATCTACATTAGTGTCAAATATGCTATCATATATTTTTTTCCAATAATAACAATCTCTATAAGAGAATACTATTTTTTTAGGCAACAAATAACTACTATTAATTAATAATGGAATATTATACGAACATTGTTCTGTCCATAATATATTTTCATCAAATCTATTTGTGTTAACAGGCTGTTCTTGCCAGGCTGACACTAAATCCTTACTACTATTAGTAGACTCATCGAGTATAGTTATTTGATCAATATCTTTATATAGAATTATAGTCTCATTATTAAATTTATTTCTTAAAACAATGTGCTTATTATTTTGATTAATTTGTTCTAAGATAGAAACTTCGCCTTTGTGTTCTTTAATCCAAAATAAACCATAATAATAAGAAATTGATCCGTTATCAAATAAAATCTTTTGGTATGGTACAAAGTACGGGTTATTTAATCTGATATACTTTATCCAATATGCTAAATAAGGACTATATCTTTCAATTAGCTTTTCTTGATTTGTTAAAAATGATCCGCCATAATACATACTATTGAGATTATTAACTCTGGCTTGTTTTATATCTGAATGTAAATTATCTCCAGTATGATATGCTATATTATGTTTTTGTTTTAAGTCGTGCCATATGGACCCGTTAGCCTTTTTACCGTATGTTGAATAGACCGTGATATCTTTACTTAAACCATGATAACGTAAAATATTTAGAATTTGTTCGCTAGAAAGATACATGTCGGAAACAACTATATCACCATCTTGTATCTTATTAAAATTTTCTAAAATTGGATAACTATATTGTTTTTCTAATTCTAATTCCAAATCCATATCGTGTTCTGGTAAGTTTTTATATATATCTTCTAGAGTTTTTTTCTCAGATATTTTTTCTGCATTTATTCTTTTTGTGATAAAATTATCATCTTTTGTTTGTTCTTGAATTAAACGAAAGATTGATAAAGGATAGTGATAATATCTACTAATTAATGTATCAAAACAGTCCCAGGATCTGATCATATAAAGTTGCTCGTCTTTTATTTTGTATTACTATATATTATAGTCTATACACAGGAGACAGCAATGCAACTAGATCAAGATATAGTAATACAGCCCCCACCATTTACAGATTCAAACAATAAAATTGTTCAGCCTGATCTTATTAGGCTCAAAAGTTTGAACATATTCTATATTGATAATCCATCATCTAAAACAGTATACGCTCAAATTCAACATATTCCTGGAAGATTATTATTAATTGATAAAGATGAGTATGATATTATCGGAGACTATACTCAGCAACAGATAGAAAATAAATTAAGAGAAAAACTTGGATCGGATATAGGATCTACACTCCGGTCTCTATTCCCAAAAACTCTTGAGGAAAACCCAAATGGACCAGGAACTATTTTATCGAAAATGATAGCTTCTTTAGGGATAAAAAGCAGCCCAACATGCTCTTGCAAAAGACACGCCCTAGAAATGAATGATAGAGGCATAGATTGGTGCGAGCAAAACATCTCTACCATTGTTGGCTGGCTCAAAGAAGAAAGCTCTAAAAGGAAAATTCCATTTATAGAATCAGTAGCTATTTTGGTTATTAAAAGGGCAATAAGACAATCTAAAAGGGTTTTAGCCCTCAAATAATAAATCTATTCCCCTATTGGGTGTATATTATAGTAAATAATATCACTATTTATTAGGGGTCAAAATATGTCATGGCAAATAGAGCTTCCTATCATAGTACGAACCCTTATCAACGATGTTGATGAAGCAAATCAGACTTATTCTGATGAAAGAATGCTTCAAGCAATAGCCGTAGCGGCAAAATATGTTCAATTTGATATTAATTTAGACACCAAGTATACCATAGATGTCACAACACCATCCATCACTCCTGATCCAACATCAAATAATGACGATATTTTTATTAGCCTAGTATCGCTGAAGTCCGCTTGTTTATTTGATCAAAGTAGTTTGCGCACAAAGGCTGCACTTGAAGGCATTAGAGCAGCTCTAGGACCAGCCAGTTTAAGTGTTGGAGGAAGCCTTGCTGGTTTAAAACTTATTATAGAACAAGGACCATGCGCAGCATACGACGAATTAACTTCCCATTGGGATGTTAAAGAAGCAACAGCTATTCGCGCTGTACTTAGCCCATTTGTTGGCAATAAATTTGATGCAAGATATTTGCAAACATATAGTGATAGATCACGATATTTTTATTCATAGAGATTTATAAAATGAGGATTATATTATGCCAGCAGCAGAGTACAATTTTTCTATAGAAAAGGGAACCGCTTTTGTTATTGCTTTCGAATATAAAGACGATAATCAACTTCCAATTAATTTAACGAATTGGTGTGCTAGATTAAGATGGATAGAGGACCAGACTTCTCCAACCGTTCGAACATTTGTCACTAATACAAGAAATTCTCAATATGAATTTACTATAGATCCATTATTAGGTAAAATTGTTCTAAAAATCCCTGCTTCCGAAACCTTAAACTATACGTTCGGCTCTGCAAGATATGATCTAGAATTACAAGAACCCAATGACTTATATTCTGGTGGCGGCAGAAAAGTATTTAGAATTTTACAAGGTGGAATAGGTCTAGTACCACGTAATGTACCTGACACAGACGCATTTCAATGCGATACGGATTTACAAGATGATTGTGGAAACTGTGTAACATGAGCATAGTATCAGTATCTGAACAATTTCAACCAAATCGCTACTTATTAGTAAGTTTGCGAACCGAAGAAGGTACGATAACAACAACAAATATTATTGTATCTGATCTGACTACTAGTTCCATAGACTTGGTAACTATCGAAAAAGGACCGCAAGGAGAAAGAGGATTAGTTGGCCCAGCAGGCCCCGCTGGTAAAGATGGTTTGACATTTAGTATTTTACCTGTATCTAGCGGAGGCACTAATAATACTAGTTTTAATAGTGGATATTTGATATCATATGACGGAAACAAATTAGCTAGTTCGTCTTATACTATCCAAGATATTGTAGATCTAGCTTCTGCTAACAGCAATGCTATTACAGGTATCATTCCTGGTACTGGTCTTCAGAAAACACAAGTAAATAATAATACTGCTATTTTGGATATTAAAATTGGAGAAGGCTTAACGGTTTCTAGTAATAAAATCGTAGTAGATAATACCATAGCTAGAACTGCTGAACTGAGTCTTGGTGCTATTTCTGGTATGGTGCCAATTAGCAAAGGTGGAACTAATAATGACATATTTAATTTAAACCAACTTATATATTATAATGGGACAAAACTAACATCATTACCTCTTAATACCGGTACTATCGTAGTTAGTGGATCTAGTATCACCATTGAGGCTGGCTCTGGTTTAGTTGGTGGTGGACAATTATCTATTCCAAATGGATCTGTTCTATTACAAATAGGTGCATCTGCTGATATTTTAGTTGAAGAAAATTCTATATCACTATCGGAAACAGGCGTTGCTGGAACATACACGAAAGTTATTACTGATTCTAAAGGCAGAGTAGTTAGTGGATTATCATTAACGGCATTAGATATTTTATCAATTTTAGGATATACTCCATGGCATCCCGGCAACGATGGATCTGGGTCTGGCTTAGATGCAGATTTGTTAGATGGTTTACAAGGTAGTTTCTATAGAGATTCTACCAACTTAACCGGTGTTCTTTCTTTAGACAGACTACCAAACCTACACGCTTCTGGTGATCAATACGGAACCAAATTTCGTATAAACGCTAAAGGTCTTATAGATGGCGTTTATTATGCTTCTTATAACGATATCGTAGATTCTCTAGGATTTAGACCATTAAAAGCTAGTGAAAGCGATAGGATGGATGGATTTTTAACAGTTGCTGGTGGATTAGCTGTATCTGGTGGAGAAACAAGTCTATATGACAATCTTCCATTATTTGGTTTAAATAGTCCTAATATACTACCGTCTGAACCACGAGGATTTACGTTTCAATATGGTGCTACAGTTGCTAACAAAACTGGTATTTTAGCATATTACCCAACAGAAAATCAATTAAGACTTATAACCAATATTTATGGTTCTGGTGCTGTTGGCGATGTTGACGGCAATGGAAATAGTTTTCAAGACGATATCAATGGCGGGTCTGCTAGCACTATTTATATTACTCAAAATTTAGAAGGAGATAAGTTAACAGTATTATTTAGAGAAATCGCTGATCAGATTTATATCAATACTAATCAAGAACAAACAATCAATGCACTAAAGAAATTTCTACAAGGAATTGATGTTGTTGGTCAAATCAGATTTTTATCTAATGGAGCCCCGCCGTCTTCTCCTCCTTTTGATTTAGCTGGGAATAGTATAAAAGTCAACAATCTTAATGCAGATCTTTTAGACGATAGAGACGGCGCTTATTACAGAAATGCTAGTAATATTACTGGTAGTTTTTCTTATAACAATGTAACATTCGATCATATAGAAGGAACAAATAATTATATTCCTAAATTTACAGATAGTGTTTCACCAGCTAGAAAAATTACTTCATCGAACATTAAACAGAGAGTTGACGGAGACATAGAAATAACTAATGATGTCAATTTAGTTATTGGAGAGGATAATACTATTGGCAGCAGTAGCTTATCCTCACTAACTGCTGGTACTTTTAATATTATTGAGTCAGAAAATTCTATTGCTATAGGAGATCACAATAAAGTTTATGGAACAGAATCTGCGGCAATTGGATCCTACAATACGGCAAGTGGTATCAATTCTGTTGCGCTCAATTATGGTTCTATAGCCAAAGGCAAAAACTCTATCGCTCTTGGATCATATGGTTTAGCAGAACTAGAGAACCAGATTGCTTTTGGTGCATTCCGCACAACAACAGGTACTACTGTTTTAGAACATGGTCAATATTCAACTGTAGCAGCATACCTGAAAGGCATAGAAACACACGGAAGCTGGATTTCTTTATCTCCAGTCATACAACTACCAAAAGAAAAAACTATTGCATATAATATCGAATTATTAATGAATAAAGGCTTAAGTTCTGGGGTGGCTCATTTTTCTTTTACTAGTGGTATTATTAATAATGCTACTTATCGTGATCCCAACAATATTTCAAATATTATTAATACTACCACAGTACCGAATATTGGTTATAAAACAGAAGCTTATAATAATTCTCAATTACGCAGACATGTGCATAAGTGGACTTATCAGGATATGTCATCTGGTAAAGAAGCTACAAAAACACAATATGTATGGGCTAAATCTCCGCCAGCACAAAATCTAAGCGTTGATTTAAGATATCTATATCCCTATTATTTTTATACTCCAGAAAACGTTGCTATTACTGGCGTATTCGAAAAAAGTCATGACGGATCTTTAGTATTAGACATTCATAGACCAAGATATTATGAATCTTTTACACAACATCCTTTAAATAATACTTTTGTTATTCAAACACAAAAACCTCATCAGGCCGTAGCCGGAGCGATGCTAGAGTGTCAGTTTTCCTCTGCATCAATGTATTTGCCGCCATCTGGTAGATATATTGTTCAAGGAGCACCTAATTCTAATTCCGTCGCTGTTACTGCACCAAAATGGATGGCTGTAAAATATGGTTTACCTTCTGGCGCTAAGTTGGTAGTTAATGCTCCGAGTGGATATGATAAGTTCTTTAACACTAATATTCCAGCAGCTATTCAAGGAACATCTATACAATATAATTCTGCTTATTTAGTTAATCAGTATGGCTATGCTTTGCATACTTTTATTAAACCAAATATGACAATCAAAATTCAATATAAGGATTTCTCTAATAATATTTATAATTACCGTAGGGTGATTACTAGCATAACCTCTAGCACTATAAATATCAATGCTCCAATAAAAACGATAGACATTAATCCAACGATAATATCTGGACCAGTATCTATTACCATAGATGATTTTTCTGCTCATTTATTTAAAAGCTGCAATAAGCTTTGGGTTGATGGAGAGGCACTAAATATTCTTGGTGCTCAAACCAGGACATCTCCAATATTTAATACAGGAGAAAATATTGTATTTGTTAATGACGGAGGAGCTGGAGACATTAATAATCCATTGGCTGCATCTCTTATAGGATTACAGAATTCTGGATTTGTATATGAACCAGACGCTTATGGTGATTCGTCGTTTTCTATCACCACCGCCACAAGAATAGATCGTCTCATAGATGGTCAGTCTATTGAAATTGCTCCTTTGTTTACTAATAATAGTGGCAATGTAGACATATATGCCAGAACAGACTTAGCATGTAATTATAGCTCAGTTCTATCAGATATTAATGTTCATACCGGCGTTTATGTTAGATATAATATTGATAATTATCAAAGTATAAGACTTTTTGATACAAATTATCAACCACTAGATTTTATCTCTGCTCCTATGAATTATGAGTTAGTTAATGGATCGTTTTCTGAATTTAATAATAAATTTAGAATTACTAGAGATAAAAATAGATACTTTTTATATACTAATGAAGCTTTAGACTATGAGAATAATAATATTATCCCGATTAGAGTAAGATGCACACCTCAAAATATAAACTTTTCTTCTTTTTACGAACAAGTTCTATATGTTTATGTACAAAATCTCAATGAGATACCAAAAGTTAATATTGTATTAGAACCTACTGGAATTCCTATCGATAATGTTTTTGTATATAGTTTACCAGGTAATATGTTTGTGGAACCAGACAGCGGAGTATTGCAATATTCAGCAAATATTAAGGGTGGACACCCACTACCTAGATGGTTATCTTTTGATGCTATTAATCTTGTATTAAGCGGCACCCCTGATCAATGCGACATTGGATCGTATTCAATAGATATTAAAGCCACGGACGCTTCTGGTTTGTATGCATTCAATAATCTTATTATAGAAGTTTCTGGCAATCCAGTTATAACATCCAATGTTTTAGCTTCTGGAATTAGTGAAATACTAAAGATTAACTCTATTCAACTTGCTAAAAATACCGTACTAGAAAATAGTAAGGACACATTAGTTGGAGAATTATTAGTTAATGGTGGTTATAATCCTTATATTTTCTTTGGTTCTGCGTCTAATTCCGTGTCTGGAATTTTTATGAAAGGCAGCGACCTATTCCGTCATGCTCAACCAACGACTAAGACTTTCAGTAATATTGTTACACTTAGCGGTGCTCCCCAGTTATTTGGTATCGGCACAAATGTTTTTGCTCGATCTTTGCCTATTTCAGATCCTAGCATAGGATTATCTGGCAACACCAAAGTCACTAAAACATATCGTCCAACAGTATTAAGCGGAACTCCAATTAGTGGTAATTTATTTATTTTTGATAATATCTATATACCATATAGAGATTTTGCAGTATTTACTGGACAATATTTAGGAGAGCAAAACTTAAGCGAGTGTTTTGGAACCAATCTTAGAGCAAAAGAAATTAGTGATTTTAGTATTATTTTGGGCAGAGGACTTATACAGGAAGCAAAGGGTCTTGTTTTAACAGAAAATAATGACGCATTAGACCATGAATATTCAATTCCCCAACTTTCTTTTAAGGTTGAACAAGAAGGAACAATCGATGATCTAAAAATAGAAGATGATTTATCTTACTTGGCATATAAAGATAATACACAAAAGTCTGTGGCATGGTCTAAGAAGATATCCTATTCTAAGCTGTTCGATGAAAAATTAGAAAATACACTATCTTCTGAAGTCGATACGCTTATCGGGGACAATGAAAGCAATTTTGAATATATAACACATCCAGTCACATTAATAGATGTTTTTTTTACCACTGAAAATAATTATTCAATCGTAACAGAAAATAAAGAAAAAATAAATGGCATCATTGTTGATGAAAGAGTTTGGTTTAGCACATATCCCTTTAGGATTCGTCGCAATCTTAGAGAAAATATCGAACTACTCCCGACAGGAATTGTTTACAACCCACTAAGAGTTGTTAATCCTCCGACAGATGATGATAATGAAGGATTATTTGTTTCTAATATAGACTATGCACGATCTGATTTATTACATGCTTATGATAGTTGGACATTTTTAGAACATATCAATAATCCTATTTTATATGTAAACGGAATTGGATCTAATGATACAACTCAACTTATTACTGATGATAGAAATTATACTGGATATTTTTATAATAGTAGCCCATTCGAATATGCTATCTTATCTACAGAAGATAATTTTGGATTAATACCAGAAACAGAAAAGTTAAATGGTTCTAGGATAGAATTGTCTAATAGATATGAATTATTAGACACAACAAAAATATATCCAAATAATGGCAAAATATTTGCTGAACTATTAGAAGAAGAACTGCTTTGCGAAAACAACGATAGATTGGTTCATGACTATGCTATTCTAGCACACAGTGGATCGGCCTATATTTTATTTCCTGGTACTATCAATCAAATAGTATTAAAATATCCAACAGTATACTCGTATACAGCAACAGAAGTCAATAATGGTTCATTAGGATACTATGAAGACAATTTAGAAAATAGACCTACAGGATTAAGTTTTACGGAACCAGACTTCTACTACAGCTGGGGTAAACTGGTGCCATATTACGCATATACAAACGAATATGCTATACGTTTAAGCAATATTTATGACCGGGCTTCTACTTCTGGTCTTCTTGTGTACACTGGTATTGCTCCAGCAGATGATAACTATTTTCCAGAGGAATCACTGTACAATAGTGTGGGTTTATCATCTGGAGATTGCCCTGTCAATATACCAAATTCTATTATTAATGGAATGGTTGTACACGATGATCTTGTTGGTTCTCAGTATGTTACTGGAGTAGCAACATTTTATACATCATTTGCGGCCAATGATATCACTATTACTTCAAATAAAGATTTCAATAAAGATTTAAGAATTAATGACTATGTATATCTATACGAAGCATTGTCTAATCAAGCAAACGCTTTATTTCCACGCACCGATACATACACAGACGTACTTTCCTCAACATCTAACACAATAAAGGTTAGAAATTTATTCCTTTATCCGTCTAACAGGGTTGTTACTCATACTGGTTCTATACGCTTAAATCTAGACAGAAACCATGAACAAATTATCAAGAGTCCCGACTATGTAAATAGATTACCAATTAAATTTAATTCTGTATACAATACTAATAGTGCAAGATTACCCAAAAATTATTTGTTTGATATTATTGGTGTTAGCGGTCAAAAAGTTGTCTCATCAGACAATGCTAGGTATCTATTAAAAAGTGATGAATATTTAGATAGTATTGTTTCTGGTACATATATGACTAATGGTTTTAAGTTTTTTGGTTCATTGTTCCATGATCACGAAATTATTTATGATGTTAGAAAATTGGATAAAGAATTTTCTTCAACATATACCAATATTACGTTCGAATATCGTAAAGATACAAAAATTCTATCTTTGAATTTACCAACTGGAATTGTGTCTATTTTTGATAATATTCGTCTTAGTAATTTTCAGCCACTATCGCCTTCTATGATTTGGGATCATAATGCTACATATAACACTGGCTTCAAAGTATTTAAAGAAAATTTATCAATTAGAAATATCGACGATGTTCCAGATAAAGATTTTGTATTACTCGAAAGATCAGCAGCTGTTCTACAACCAGAAAATAAAGAGCGACTAAGTTTTATAACAGATATATTTGCTGCATCCTCTTCTGGTACCTGTTATTTGGATGTTAATCTGACCAATAGACTAGATCGTGGATTTATTTTGAACTATAATGACAATTTGTCTAAGACTACAGGACATCAATATTTAGACTATAATTCCGGCTACTCTTTTACTGGTATTATTCCCAGATATCATAAGATCATATCTACTACGGGAACACTTAACGATACTAGAATAGGCTATGCTTCTATTTTTAATAGTGGTAATCAACAGTGGAGTAGTGGTATTAGAACAGTAAGAAGAGCGGAACCAACCGATATTGGATATGTCGATTTTTATCATATTTATTCTACTGGTTTTACTAATCACATAAATAATATACCATATCTTAACATGAAAGGCGTTGGCTCACCAGAAAGATGGTATATTACAGATATTATTAGTACTAGTGGTTCTAATAAAATGTTACAATTTTTGTACTTAGGACACAATACCAATACTATTAAAATTTTTGGAGGTATACAAACATCGTCGGAAGATTCCGGATTCAGTATTACAAAAATCACATACTCCCAACAAACTCTTATTGATAAGCTTGCGGATCTTGGAGTTGTCTCTGGTGTTACTCCAATATTCACAACAGGAACTAACGGCTTATCTGGAAACCTTGATATCACTATTCCTGTTACAAGATTTGATACAATTACAATAGAATTAAATGGCAATACCACAAGTAATTTTAACTATCTACAATTAAATACTTACGTAGAAAACACAGTTAATACTCCAGGCCTACTGCTCGATTCTGCAATACCAATATTTACTGATAAGCTATATTATCCTCGTAATAATCAACCATTATCTAATTCATTTTATATATTACCATCTATATCTACTAGTACAAAGTATTGTAATACTAATAAACCATATAATAAAAACAATACAATTTATTATAATGGTAATTTAATAGTTATAGATAATCTTAGTTCTGTGAAAAGCTACTGCTTGGAAAATGAACAGCTGCGTATTAAAGATCTAAATCGAATGCCTGTTTCATCTGGTTATGCAAGATTTATACAAAAAATTAATCCAGTAAATCAATTATATTCTATTACTGGTATATCTTTGGATGGATCATTAAGTATCCCCAGCAGTATATATGACTACCAATATGCAAGCTTAAGAGAAAATACGGTTCGTCATCTGTTACCATTCGGCACTGGAACTGGATTTTTACCAAACATTGGTACGATTTCATTTATACCTCACTACTCTGGTACATTTGATTTAATTAACTACAATAATATCTACTTACAGTCTTATGGAGGGTATACTGCCAGATGGCCACAAGATGTGGATGCTGTCATTTCAAATAGCCCACTAACCGGTGTTTATGCGGTATTTGCGGACGAAAAAATTTGTAATTCTAATAAATTATGTGTCACTATCACTCCATACTTGGGATCATCGTTTGCTTCTTTAAATTCTAATGATTCTTATTATTTTGATTTTGATTCAGTTGCATCGTCTATTAGTACAACTTATAGAATTACAGATTTTATTAATAGCAATAAAATATCTATTAGTCCCAACTATAATAGTTCTTTAGTTGGCTCATCTGGTTTAGTATATATTATTCCTAGCAAATATAATATTAAAACCCATCTGTATCCTAATATTGATAATACTTTTATTACTCAGTCTTTAGCAGTAGGTCTAAATACCCAATTGGTGCAAAATAGTATTAATTACTTTGATTCAAGTACTAAAAAATGGACTCATTTATTCCATTTAGTGAAAAATATACCAATCTATTCTGGCTATGCTTTACAATTTAATAATGATACTACCAATATTATTTATAACAATAAAGACAAAATAGGAATTACTAATCTGTCTATATACAACAATACAGGCATGTTATTCGATAATATTGGAGAAAATTTTACAATCTATTCCGATTCTTTAGGAGAGACAATTCGAATTAGCACCAGCGGTGGTTCGCCAATGCTTGTTACTCCAGCTTCAGTCAATATACCAAAAATTTATATATCTGGATTGGCGTCCTACAGAACACTCACAAATGCCTCTCCATTGCTATATGGTTATAGAGCTGGTTCTGGCTGGGATATCGGAGTAGAAATTATACCAATGAATAAAACAGGAGTATATCCTTTAACAATTATAGCTAGAGATGAAACTGGAGATAGCTATAAAACAGTTAATATGATTATTAAAGATAAAAAATCTGTTAATACAACATATCCTACTGGATACTTCACAACGTCAGACACCGAATGGTTTTTAAATTTCGATACCACAGGACTGGATCTGCTTAATGACTTTCCTGGTAATCAAGGTATAACTCTTTTTGGAACACCAAATGACTTTAGTTACGATATTGATATTAGAGACGCATCTACTATTAGTGTTCAAGGATATCGATTAGCAGGTGGTGGAGGCAGCACAATACCATTCAGCACTGGCATTTGGAATCCTGTTATTAGATTTGCTGATTTCTATACTAGCGAAACTATTGCTGTCGGCACCGGAACGATAAAGATTTTGAGCAGTTTAAATGATAGACCCCCGTTTGTTCCAACGCTTAATAAAGTAAAAACTGATTATTATGTAGATATTAGCCAGCTACAAAATATATCTTTTTATATTCCTGTATATGAACAAGTCGCTAATCCCAGCACATTCTTTTCTGCTCCTGGTATTAATACCACAACTAGCATTAGTTGGGACGGAGATACAAACAGATATATTGCTACAGTAATTCCTAAAAATACTGGAGATAGCTCATATTTATCTGAGACAAAATATATTGCGGGTGGTCAATTCTCTTATAATGTTAATCAGTATCTATACGTCGATGGATCACCATCGACTGTAAATTATAGCTCAAGCACTTATAACTTTAATTTAACTTTTTATAGACCTATGATGGTTAGCTATTACTACAATTCTAGTAGTTCAGGTATATTTAGTCTTGATCAACCCTGGACCTATGAATTTGCACTACAAGAAGGCGTAATAAAACACAGACCAGATAAGCCACCCAGAGTTAAATTATATAATACTCCATCTATCGGAGATAATTCTAATATAGATTTATCCTATAAAGTTAGATACAGATATAATGAAAATGGAAACTATTGGATTGTATTATTAGAAGGCAAGCCCGATATTTATGGCAGATATGCTGCTAATACGGGAACATATAATATTAAATTTACAGCCGACGATCAGATTGCTAGTTCTATTACTGGTTCATTTAATATAACTTATAAACATACTAAGTCTATTAATTATATTCAATCAAATATATATACTACTCCAAATAATGAATTTTTTATAAACGCAGATATAGTTGACAAGGCTTCTGGCAACAAGGCGTCGAATCAAATTACTTTTGCTGGCAACAATAGCTTATTTATATCTCCGAATCAAGCTTCTATGCAATTTGATAGTAATTTAAATATATGGGAATTCTATGCTACTGGTAATAAACTAATTGATAAATGGGATGCCAGATTGATTGTAGATACTAATTCTCAATACCCATCCTTAACTCTACAATGCAAAGGAATAGCCGATGATAAAATTACAGCCGTAGCTAAAGTAAATCTACTTGAATTACAAAATAACAACTTAGATATTGTAGAAGGTTTACCGATTAAAATCACTGGAATAAATAATGGAAATCAAAATACTCCATTCACACCAGAATCAGGTTTAATTGTTCAACAAGGAGAAAAATGGCAGCTTAATTTCAAAACAATTTTTGGACTTCAATCCCCACAAAACCCGCCCTCTATTTTTCTTTCTGGAACACCAACTGTGTGTAGTGGTTATGATCCAAGACTAGATCCATTATACAATACAGACTTGCCTCCAAATTCACAGCTACATAAATGCATAGCAACACAGCCATTATTTAATACAGCAGACAAATCTTGGAATTTTAGCTTTAGTGGAGACCCATCCTGTCTACTCTCTGGAGAGTTAGACTTCTCTATCATTGCTATAGATACTAATTTAGCAAATAATCCTATTTACATAGAACCATCTGATAGTATTCAGTCTGTATTTACTTATATCCCGACCACACAGGACCATCCCGTTCCGAATATTGTTCAAGGGTCGGCACCAGAGTTTAATATTAAAACAGCTATTAAACCAGGATGCGATTCTTATTTCAATGTCTATAAATTTGGACCAGCTAATAGATCTGTATGCCCAATACCAACTGGTTTAAGCGGTATAATTACTAGCGGATCTTTACCAACTGGTTTAACATATTCAATACAATATTCTGGACCAGAAGGCAACTTATTCAATGCTCCACACTACGACAATGTGAATAGCGGAGTACTGACCATACAAGGGTCTGTATCATATTATCCACCAAGTGGTTCTTCTGAGTATCCTGATAAATTCTATCTCACAATTATCGACGCGAGAGGCAAGAAAAAGACACAAGAAATTATATTCGGCACCTCTGTTACACCAATGGCGCCTAATATATATATGACTTTATATTTTGAAAATGCCGATCCTATATTCACACCATCTACTGGTAATGACAAGATTACTATGGGTGGTATAACGGTTAAACAACCAGAAGCTTCAGTTTTAGAAATGACATGTTATTCAACCATACCATTCAGCCCGCACTGTGCAAAATTTCCTGTTATGTATAGTGGCGCAGACAGTACCTCAACAGACTTTCTTGTATTACATCCAGTGGCCAGCCATAGTGCTCAATATACTAATATACAAAATAATTCTTTTATTTATTTCAACATGCTAGAGTTGAATAATAATGATGGTAATTATTATGTTAAAAAAGCTACATCCCTGACCGGCTTACCTAATCATGTTCCATTAAATTCATTTTATATTAAGAGCAACGAAAGTATTTCTTCCCCACACACAGGAATAGCAGAGATTGTTATCTCAACTCCTGTTGTTAAAGCAATAGCTGATTTAGCAACAGTATTTAATGTTGGTGATGTTACTCTTAGTACAGAGGGTTGTGTTTTAGGTAATGGCAGGGTTGCTGCTGATCTTCAAGGTAGATATGGTATATATGGTTTTGTTTCTCCAAGTTTTAGTGGCTATATACCTACTGGGGGATATTTTGCATCATCTGATACTTTTGGAACGGGCCTGAGATATAATGTTGTTGATGATACATCTAGACTAGCAGAAATTAAATATACAACATGTCCAGAGACAGGTTTTGTAAGATTTAGTGGGGTATCATTACCCCCAATTTATATAGAAATCACGGACCCTCCACCACTAGCTAATCGTTCATATGGAGACGACGGAACAACATTTTCTTTAAATTCTAGATTAGCTTATGGAGATTCTATTATTGAAAGAAACAAGCCGCAAAACGAAAGGGCTGGCACTGCCTATTATACTGTTACCAATTTAGTCAGTAATAGTACTATTCAAAGCGGATCAGTTTCTGTGGCTATCCAGAATAGTGCTCCCATCAGACTAACATCAAGCACATTGGCACAAAGCGCAAATAATAAAGGAGCTACATTTAGAATAGATTATAGTTGTGCCGGTGGTGCATTTCCAACATTCGATCCAAACACTAATCCAACAGCCACGCCTAGCATATATTCTTGGGTACATAAAGCTGGATTATTAGGAGATATACCAACGGAAAACTCGTTCCCAGCTGTAACAATATCCTATCCAGATACGTTTAATATTTATAGTGGAGAACTTATAAACTACAATAGCCTGAATGGACAGTATGGAATTCGTGGACTAGCCCTTGGCGGGTATATACCAACAGATATTTGTATAGGAGGGTTATGTCCAGACGGATATACTAATTATCCATATTTATTATCAATTTCTGGTAATAATGGTAGCATATGGTCTTCGAGTTCGTATTTGCCTAGTATTTCTGGAATTATACTTAATAGTGTCGTGTCTCGTAAATTCAACAACAGCGGCAATATCCCAGATTTTACAAAAACAGCAGGATACTATTCTGCTCCAACCTCATTAGTTGTTCGCAATGACTGGATAGCAAGTATAAATAGCTCTCCAGGTCAAACAGATATATATGAAGTATTCGATGTAAATAACTTAGTAGAAGTTACTGTAACATACACTCCGCCATTCCAGCCAACACAAATACTAGATGTTTTTATTACTGGTCTAACTAGTGGTAATTTTGATCTTGGCGGACTGTCTGTTCCTAATATGGGTACTCGTCCAATAGTATTTAGCAAAAATTATGGTAGTCAAAGTCTTAATCTAGATATTGATCTTAAACCAGTAACAAGAATCACCAACATAGATCTAAGTGGTAACCTAATTTATATTAGACATAATAATTTATCTATGACCGAGGCCACAACAAATATTATTCTAGATAAAATTACATCACAATATAGTGATAGATTTAGTAGCGTATTCTATACTATGGAAGATAAAGCTACTATTTTATCGGTTAACTCTATTTCTAATACAGGTTTAGTGCTTATAGCTGGTGGCGGTTCAACCCCATCCGGTATATACAGAGGATTCTCTACTAATGATTCTATTAAAATTCATTCCACTATAGAAGATAATATTAAGATCATGCCAGCTAATATAGATAGTAATACAGAAGGCAATTTTGACTTTTTGATATCTGGTAGACCTAATATTTTGTATGGTCAATATAATTATCGTGTAATAACAAGAGAAAATCCATTGGCTCCTATTTTTGTTCTTGGCTGGAGACCAAAAGCTTTCTATAAAGATTGTATTATGAATGTTGGTAAACCACTATCAATAGTTAGTAGCACAGTATCTTGGGGACAATCATCAAATTCCTGGACTGTAACATTAAATATAGATGGAGGCGTTTATCCGGCTCTATCACAACGCATGAAGGTTAAAATAGATAGAACAGGATTAGGCAATTGGACATACTGTGGATTTAATAGGTTCCAGCCCAATACAAATAAAGACACATATAATTCTACAACCGGATTAACTACAATTACATTGTCCTCTAGTAATGGAGCAAATTGGGGTCCTGGTATTATCAGTTCATTTGATATTTTAGTATATGATGATTCTGGTAGTGATACTATTACTATTAATAGACAAGCATAATTATGGCAATACTCAATATAGCACAACCTATTAACAATCAACTAATTATCAGACAATCTACTGATGATACAGAAGTTAATTTGTCTACTGTTAATATTAATGATAATTTTATTAATACTATTTCGATAATTACTATAGAAAGAGGTTTACAGGGTTTTACTGGACCACAAGGCCCTCCGGGAATTGGTTTAGTTGGACCCGTTGGACCGAGCGGTGGAATTGGACCTATTGGTCCTAGTGGCTTACCTGGTCCTCCGGGATCAGGAATTTCTATTTTAAGGCTTACAGATTTTACTAATCAATTTAGCTTAAGCGGCTATGACCATACTATAGCTATTACTGGTAGCGGCGGTACAACTATTAATATAGATGCTATTAATCAATTAATTACAATAGCATCCCCAACCACAAGCGGTGTTTATGCACCAATATCTCATAATCATATTCCTTCGGATATTACCAATTTATCAGAAACTATAGATGATCGAGTAGACGCATTACTTGATGCTGGTTCTTATATACAGCTTAATTACGAGGATCCCGATTTTAATAGATTGACTATCGGTGTTACCGGATTAAATATAGGACAGTATACCCAGGCCTATAGCCCTATTTTGGATAGTATTTCTAGAGCTAATATTATATCAGGCACCTTGCTTTATGGCACTTCTTCTGGTTTATTTAGTACGATTAATATCAGCAACGCCAGTAAAAATCTATTGTCTCAGGAAACCACAGCATTACAAAGAACATTTTTAGGCTTAGGCACCATTTCTACATATAGTACCGGTGATTTTGCAAGAATTTCTGGAGATAATTTTTTAAATGGAAATCAGTATTTGGGAGATGGTTCTCTTAGTAGATTTTCCGCCGCATTAAATATACAAAACACAAATAATTATACGATTACACAATCAGATAATGGTCGAATTGTGGTATTAGACTACAATTCATCTTTTATTAATGTAAGTTTTTCAAACGAAATTACTACAGGCTTTAATTGTTTAGTTGTTCAATTGAATTCCGGACAAGTAAGATTTTCTGGCACAATAGCTAATAGATATAGTCATAAAAATTTAGTAGGCCAATATTCTATAGGTACACTTCTGAAGGTCGCTAATAATGTTATTATACTGTCTGGAGATACAACAGCATCTAATAGCGGACCATAGTCATGATTCTACCTCCTTTTTATGGTTTCTCAACAAAATATGCGGAAAAATACATCTACCATGTCATTCATGATTATTTATCAGCAGATATTTTAACATATACAGATCCAACTCTTAAAACTATAGTTAGCTATCTTAATGCTGATATTTTAACCTATAATTCTGTGCTATCAGAGAAAGTATATCATTCTTATTTAGTAAATGATATATTATGTTATAATTTAGAACCCAATAGGACTTCTCCATTATCTTATCTGACGTGTGATGTTTTGTGTTATGAACTTCCACCAAGCGAGCCCAAAACTATCAGTAGTGTTTTTGCTAGAGACAAAGATTCACTAGGGGTTTTATCTTGGACAGAACCAGATAATGGTAAATCAACAATTACTGATTATATCATTCAATATAAACAGACAGGAGATATTTCTTGGATTACATATTCTGATGGGGTGGGATCTGCAATCTCAGGAACAGTACCTCTAACTAATAATAATACCTATCATTTTCAAGTAGCTGCTGTTAATAATATAGGTACAGGAGAATTTACTCTAAGCAATTCTATTATTCCTTCTGGTGGAGTGGACAATGATTGCGACTTAATTATGTATACTAATTTGGATAGTACTGATAGAAATTTTATTCTTATTACTGGTTGTTATGGAATAGACACTATTTATGCTACTGATTATGTTGCTACCGGAGTTCTAGGAAGCGGAGCTTTTTCTAATTATTGGCAATTCCCAGGCACTCTCACTACATTAACAAACAATCCACATATAGGATTCACAACGTTTCCTCACATGCATGTGGTTCAAAAAGAATCATCATCTTGGTCGTTAAATGGTAATTTTACGCTGTCGTTATGGTTTAAGCCCAACAGCGGATCACCAACATCTCCACAGACACTTTTGTCTTGTTCTTCAGAATCCGGCAACAACCATAGCTGGAAAATATATCATCATGCTAATAAGATAGCATTTGCTACTGGTAATAAAGGGAATTTATTTGATATAGTAATCGCTACCGGTTTGTCTGTATCAACATCTTCCTTTACTCATATAGCAGTGTCAAGATCAAACAATTATATTAGTTGTTTTATTAATGGTATAGAAAAAGACGAACAATATCATAACGCTAGTCTAGTATTAAATTCAGACTATCTAATTATAGGGGCATATCCACGTACTGACGGCTATGATTTTTCATCATCTGATGGATGGGGATTAACCACAGAAGGATTTAGTGGCGGACTAGATGAAATTATAGTATCTAAATCACCGTTTTATAGGGGTAGTTTCAACATCCCAACATCTGCTAGAGACACAATACTCGATTGTGGAAACTGCTTATTACCAGGTTCACCAGGCATTTTACAAGTATCTTATATTGAAGATTAATAAGGCGATGCTGGTACAATAACGCCGTTTGATTGAGATCCTTCTCCACAAGCATTTACAGCACTTAGTGTCATTGTTCCACTCTCCACTGGAGTATGGAATGTCCAGAATTGCATCTCTTCATTGTAACTAACATATCCATTATAATTAAACGAGCCTGAATTAGGATTAAGTGGAGTATTATTGATTTTGATTCCTGTCATATAGATATTATATCCTGTTGGACTAGGGCTTGGATCTGTCCACGCCAATTGATATGTGCCATTCATAGCAGGATTAACGCCAAAATTTGTTGGCGATCCAGGAGTACCAAAATTACCAGTAATGCTGTTGCCATAACTTCCTACTGTACCACTAATATTTAAACTAGCAATACCAAACTCATATGAATAGCAATCTGTTCCTGTTAACGACCCTATAGTGCCAGAGTTTGTTGTGAACAAAGAGGATGTTGTCCAGTTTGTCCCCGAAATATTTTTATATCTAACATAGTAACCAGACAGCGGAATTTGATTTGTTGTGTCCAAAGCAATCCATGTTAGATTGCCAGTAGTCGAATTGACTGATATGCTTAATCCAGTTGGAGCATCTAGCATTTCGATATATTGAACTTGTAAAGAACCAACTTCTCCAGGAACAGATTCTGTTATCTGAGTGTTAAGAATAATACCAGATGAATACGATCCAGTACCCACCACACTTGCTGATCTTACTCTTATATTGTATCCTGTATTTTGAACTAATCCAGTAATAGTATAGCTGGTTCCGGTACTACTTAATGTTGAAATAGTGTACTCTGCATTACCAGTTGTTTTATATTCTATGAACGATCCACTTATTGGACATCCACCATTATTTGGCATTGTCCAAGATAAAGCGATTGTTGTGTCTGTTGGACTTCCACTAAGATTAGTGGGAGCAAATGGCAGATTTCCTTGTATGCTCGTTCCTGTATTGCTTGAATTTCCAGTTCCTAGTCCATTAAACGCAGATACTCTAAAATCATAAAAAGTACAACCAGATAGTCCGGTAACAAAACCAGAAGTTGTATTAAAAACATCATTATATAATGTCCAGTTGTTTTGTCCAGCTAATGAATATTCAGCCCTATATCCACTTACTGTGCCTCCGGCTACAGGAGCACTCCAAGTTAATAGAAATTTTTTAGTGGCCATTAATTATAAGCCTCATTAGTGATAAAAAATAAGATCTTATCTATAACGATACACCTAAATAACTAAAAAATCAGTTAGTTTACTATAACAAGGGGTATAATCATGTATTATGATATGCTTCGACTAAGGAGGTGGTATGTCCACACTATTTTTTGATGGTTTTGACCGAGGAACTTTGCTTAAAAGACTCGACGCTAACTACTGGAAATTACAGCTTAAAAATTATCCTCAGTATGCTTTTGGCGCATATACGTACAACCACACTTCTGCTCTAGCAGGCAGCTATGTCTATGATTTTGTTAATTATAGTCCAAATAATGGTATTCTACCAATAAATAATTATACTAGTCTAGCATACAGTACTGTGTATGGCGGTATTGGTAACGATTATCCTGGATATGGTAGGTCGCCAGGATTTTTAGCAATAACCAATATTCCTATTAATCAATCTGCATTTAATCTAACACCACTAAGCTATATTGCATTAAGTGGTTTCCAATCGATTAGTGGCACAAAATCATATTTTGGCATTAGGTGTTTGGGCATAGAAACAAAGGATACAGACTATCATACTAGCGACACTTTGATAGAGGGCCGTTTTGGCTCTAAGCATCCCTTTCTGGCTTTTTGTAGTGGAAATAATACCGGTCTTTTATTAAATTTAGTCAGTGTTACTGGTGATACATTATTAAATCTGAGACAGGTTGGTGATTCCGAACAAAATTATACTGGTAAAAAAATTACCATAGGATTAGAGGTACAACAAAATACTGGCATCAGTGGAATTTTTGACTTAAATTTGGGAGACACTCTAAATCAATACAGAATCACACCCATATATTGCGGTGGCGGTTTTGTTGAGAATGGCCCCAGATTAATTCCAACAGATCATCCTCATAAAATTTTAACAATAGCTGATACAAGAATGGGACCATATAACAGCAATGTTCTTTCCAGATGGACACATTTTGAATTCGAAATTGATCATACCGGCGGCGGAATCAGACTCAAGGTTGAAGGGGCTGATTCTCTGGTTATTAACACAGAAGAATCCGATAGAGAACTATGGGATATTCATATAGATATAAGCGGTTTTTATTATGATAATATAAGAATTTTTAATAGAACGTATAATTCTACAGCCTTATCCTCTTGTACTGGCAATCAAGAATACTATGGAACTGTTAATTTTAATAATTCATTCTACTATATGAGAGGATCATTAACACTAATAGATGATGTTACTTTGGTTGATAATACGGGTAATAATCCAAAATATTTTTTGGGTAAAGATAGCAAAGTTTTACCTCTTGCTCCTGGTTTAGGATCTACTAACAATACTATTTTTAGTGATCAAGAGAACATCATAGACGGACCTCTTCAATGGTCCAAGTCTTCTAATGTTTCTAATAAAGCGTTATTAGCTTCTTTTGATAAAGATAACAGCTATATTTATACTGCTGATCCAAACAAAATCACAGCTATTGTCTATAGTAATAGCTACTATACTCCTTTTGAAAACAAAGATAATAATTCTACTTGGAGATATTCATATAATGATGGTATTGGAGGTATGAAAATATATAATTATGCTCGCAAAGAATTTTTAGACACTAGCTTTCGAAATGTGGTTAGTAAAACAGGCTTACCGGATCCTAGTGGGAATAATACGGTCTTCTTAATACATGGGAACGAGACAGAACCTACTATTGATTATAGTAAATATGCTCATTCGTTATCGTCTCTAGGTAGTATATCTTTAATTCCCAGCGGTAAATTTGATGGATCGTTATCTTTTGCTGGGTCCGATAGTTTATTGGTGACTCAAAATAGTTTATACGATATTCGTGATACTAAATTTACTATCGAAGCCTGGATTAAATTTAATAACAACAATGAAAAAATAGTTTTATTTGATCGCAAGTATCGTAGTGACTTACCATCGTTTGCTCTTAATGGAGACGAAGTTGTGGACCCTAGTATTTCTAATATGGGTTATAGGATTAGTATAAATACTGGGTTTCTTAGTATAGAAAGTTGGTTTGCCGTTGGAGATCAGCTTTTCTCCACGTTTACTCCTTGTTCGACTCCAGCATCTATGGATTTAATCTTACCGTCTGCCATTACTACTGGTCAATGGCACCATGTAGCTGTTACCAGACAAATTATTAATAGCAGTCCACCAACTGGCTATTTTACTGTATTTTTAAATGGTGTTTCTGGCACAGGATATTATGCTCGTAATATATCAACAGCTTCTTTTTTTGGTCTAACATATGGTTCTTGTCCTGGTTCTGTTAGCGGTAGTTCTTTAAGTGGCCCTAGACTGTTACAGATTACTCCAGGAGATGAATACTATTACAGCGATATTTATAGTATGCACTTTGGACAATTATCTTCTAGATATGTTCCTTCTAATAGTAGTACCTCACAAATCATGCCATTTACATATTTTGGGGGTAGTGGATATGTTGATGAGCTTAGAGTCTCTTCTGGTTTAGTTAGGTATACATCGAATTTTACGCCCGAAATATCCCCATATGTTGGCCCAACAGAAAGATTTATAGAATTTGGACCTATACACGAGCTTACTCGAACAAATTATAAATTAATTGAATATTATCAGATGGATCATCCACAAACACTACAGCCATTTACATCTGGTCAAATTATTACTAGCGGTCTTAGGCTAGGGGTCAAAAAACTATGATATTAAATATTGCATTATCAGGATATCATGAGTCTCTAATCGGTTATTATCATACAGCAGATATTAATCAAACATTTAAAGATACCGATAATGGATATAGAGTAATAGGATACAAATCTGGTACTGGATTTGCTACTCCTACAATGCAATATTCATTAGCATTAGATATACCCATTCCTCTAAAAGCCGGATCCCTCAATTCTGCCCAATTGTCTTTTTCTTTTTTAAGTGGCTTACCACAAATTATTGATGCTGGTTCTCAAACTTTTACTTATGATTTTAGACAAACAGAATTAGATAAACTGCCTAGATTTACTAATGTGCCCATAGGAGCTACAACTACCACTAGTTTTACTCCATCAAATAATTATGATGTTATCTTGGCAACACCAAAACATAGTGGTGTTTATTTCAATATTAACACTAGTACTATCCCATATTTGAATATTACCCCACTTGTTGCCTATCATACTAATAAGTCTAATTGGCAAAAAAATAATTATATTACTATTATAATCAGCGGAGTTCCTACTGGAATTGGTGGTGGTGGAGCCATTGAAGTCCCATCTTTATATTTGCACTTAGACTACAAGGCCGTACCACCGAACGAACCAACAGCAGTCTCAGCAATAGAATCAGCATATAAACAAGTTGCTGTTACTTGGTTGACGCCAACGGATAACGGCGATGCTACAATCACAAAGTATATTATTCAGTCAGGATATCCTAGCGGAGAGTACGACTTAGTTTCAAATTGGTCTAGAGTTGCAGAATCTACAGGCTTATCTGCAACTATCGATAATTTACCAATAGATACTCCATTAAAATTTAGAGTAGCAGCTATTAATTCAGGAGGAACAGGAGTTTATTCTGTTTCGAGTAATATAGTAACATTATCAAGTAATATTGCTCCAGTTACTGCTCTTAGTTTTAATGACACTAATAATACAAGAATTAGACTAAGAAGAGCCACATCTGGTGAATGGAGAAACTTTAATCCTGTTTTAGCTATTGGAGAAATTGCATACGAAACAGACACATACCGTTTAAAAGTTGGTAACGGCACATCTTTTTGGACAGGATTGAATTATGTTAGAATTGATCAAAGCACTATCACATTCCCGTCTCCTCCTGATACTATTCTTAGAATAGCTTCCTCAGAAACAGATGCGCTTGGCAATGATAGAGTTATACTAAATTTATCTCAGAGTGATAGATTAAATATTATTGGTAAAGAAGGCGTTGTTATTAATTATGACGAAAACTTTAATAAAATAACATTTTCTACAGATAAATTATACAATCCAATTAATTCTGGAACCATATATAATCCTACCACAACCGGAACTCCAGGATCTTTGTTATATGATAATGACTGGTTATATTTTTGTGTAGCAAATAATTTTTGGAATAGATCGCCCATAGACAAACAATGGATAGACTTTGCCAAAATGACTGTTTCTCATAGTGGCTCAACTTTTTCTAGTTTAACATCTTTAATGTTTAGCGGACAGTTAATTAATATAAAAACAAACGCTGATCCTTATCCTGCTCTTGCGGGAAGACCATTAACAAATAGCGCATTTAGAGATTTTATTGTAGAAACTATTAATAGTCAAAATCTGTCATTATGGTTTACTTTTAGAGGCGGTACTAATACTAGTAATCCAATGAAAATAAATTCTAGTGATATTCATGGTATAGCTTTTAATGGATCACCTATCAAATCATTATCTGCTGGCACAGGAGCACTTCCAGGATTCGTTTCTGCTCCTTCTGGTTTAACATATAATGTAACATATCATTTAAATAAGTTTTATGCAGATGACTGTGCTGGATATCCCGATGGCGACGGACTATATTCGTATAGAAATGGATTATTTTTAACGAATTGCTGGAATACTCCATTGTTATATAATAGTAGTTCTTACTATAGTCAAAGCAGTTTTAGTGGTAATTATTTTAGGCATCCTAATGGTCATTCTAAAATTATTGGTTTTTGTTTAGATGGATATCCTATTTATGGACCATATGGACACTCTGGATTATTTGATTCTAATAGTCCTATTATTCTAATGAGATCCAGTTATTCTGGTTTAACCACAGATAGTCACAGACCAATAGATTGGAAATATTTTAATAAAATTGGCGTTAATGACATAGAATATGATTTGCTACAGGGAGCTTTTGTAGAAGATTTTGTTTATGTCTCTGGTTACGGTACTTTGGATGAACTTAATGGCAGATTCTGCACAACCCCTGAGTTTCCGAGTGGAACGTATGCTTATTTTCTAACCTTCACTAATAGCTCATTAAGTATTCCAGAATTCCCATACATCTTTGGTACTGGCACAAAGCAACAACGTCAAAGCTAAAGTGTATAAATATATAACTTTTACTAGGAAAAATTATGTTTGAAAATATAATCAATAACAATTTTAAAAATATCTTTAATGATGCAATAGATAATCTTATTGGTAAAAACGGTCTTGCGGTACCATGCTCCATAGTTTATGATTCTTTAAAACAACAGCTTTGTAATAATTGCAAGTTTGATCCTATGCAAAACAGATCCGCAAATCTATATAATGGAACAGGTGTGGCCCCTTTTCCAAATCACAGTATTTGTCCAATCTGCGGAGGCAACGGTCTTATTGATATGAGCGCAGACGAAACAGTTTATCTAGCTTTAATTTTTGATAGTAAATATTGGTTTAACTGGAATTCTAAAACAGTTAATATTCCTAATAATATGGCACAATCTATCTGTAATATAAACTTATTGCCTAAATTACAAAATGCTAGAGAAATTATATTTGACACAACCACTTCAGCATATGGAGATCGTAGATATACTAGAGTTAATGAACCAGAAATTTGTGGTTTAGGAAGTAATAGATATATTATTACTATGTGGGAAAAAATTATATGAGAATAGGTTTACAATTAATAGATAGTGATAGTCAAATACGCTCTAAAATATTAGATGCTATAAGAGATTATCTACAACCAGCTTTTGATAAAGCACAAAGAGCTTTACAAACCATTATTCCCAATAAAACCAAAGCCGTATTAATGGGTGAACCAGAATACAATTCGTTGCTTAGTGGACAACTTCGATCTGAGCTTGGTGTTCCTGATGCCGCTAGTCGCATAGAATCATTATTTACGGCTTGGACCAGCAGTATGGTAATTAGATCCACACCATTAAGAATATCCTCACGAGGCGTTACTGGAGGTTTTTCTATTGATATGATTAGATCGGATTTTTCCGATATTTTATCTTTATCAACAGCTACAATAACCGATGATATTAGTGGTTCAGTAATTCCATGGTTACAATGGCTATTGCTTGACGGATCAAAAATTTTAATTAGAGATTATGCTGTTCAGTTTGGACCCAACTCAAGATCTCGTACCGGTAATGCTATTATGATATCGTCGGAAAAACAAAATTGGAGAGTACCATCAGAATTTGCTGGCACAGTAAATAATAACTGGATCACAAGAGCTATAGACAGGCTAGATCCGATACTTCTTAATGACATAGAAAAAGAATTGGAGAAACACATATGAGTTGCGAAAGCACTAACACATTTAATAATGTATCAAATTTAGGACAAAATTATTTAATTAATCAATTAGAAGATAATTTAAAAACTTTTTTAGATTGGGGGTTCTTAAATATTGGTGGATTCATAAATATTAGCAGTCCAACATCCGGATTATATGGTGGTAATTTTAGTCAACTCAAAAGTACAACTCAACCCGGATATAAAGATGGTCAGATATGGCAAAGCTTTAGAAAAGACTGGGTGTGGGAAACAGGAATAAATTATAACAGTTATAATCCAATAAAATTCTCTGGACTTTATGTTAATAATGCCTTCTATGCTGCGCCAACAGGTAGCGGTAATTATAGCTATACTATTAATTATCCTCTTGGTCAAATAGTTTTTGATCGCGTTGTAAATTCATCTTCTAGTGTGGTAGCATCTTATTCTTATAAATGGTGCCAAGTCTACAAAGGATCCAATACTCCACAATGGAAAGAACTACAAGCATCAACTTATCAACCACTACCAGCCCTTAATCAAAAAGCATCAGGAGAATACAACATTGGGGCATCCCATAGAATACAAATGCCTGCTATTGTTATTGAACCAATTGCAAGAAGTTATTCTCAGCCTTGGCAACTTGGGGCTTATGATTTTGCCATCGATCAAGATATCTTATTACATATTTTTACTGAAAATCCTAATGATAATAATAGAATAGTAGATATTCTTAGACTACAAAAAGATAAAACTATTAAGTTGTATGATACCAATAAAATTGTTCAAAGTGGAGTTTTTCCACTATTATATAATGGATCAATTAATATTAGTGGACTTTGTTATGGTGAATTAATTGACAAGTATTACTGGAACAATTGTTTTTTTAAGGAAATTAGTGTATTAGATATGGAAAGCGCAAATAAAAATTTATATTGGTGTACATTAAGATTAACCGCTCAAGTTATTATCTAGTTTAACCGCTAAATCGGAGAAAAAATTATGGCCAACAATAGAATCTATTACGCCTGTCAAAATGTGCAAATTAACGGACCATCGGGCGTTGGAAATACTCAGAATGCCGCATGGGACTCTGTTCAGGGTTTACAAAGTGTTGGTATGACAACTAATTTCAATCTTGAACCGGTTTATCAGCTTGGTCAACTTGAGCTTTATGATAACTACGAAGAAATTCCAGAAGTCGAAGTGACTCTAAATAAGGTTCTTGACGGTTCCCCAACATTGTACGCTATGACAATGGGTACAGGAACGTTAAGCGCTTTGTCTAATCACAGATGTGGTGTTAGACTCAATCTTTTCCCCGACACAAATACTACTGCTGTTGGAACCCCACTTGCTCAAGTTACTTGCGTACCGGCCTACCTAAGTTCTGTAACATATACTTTCCCAACAGAGGGTAATTTTACAGAAGAAGTTACTCTAGTTAGTAACGATAAACTTTGGGCAACAAGTCCGGAAAGTAATAGCGGCACATTCTTAGCTGCTAGCACACCGATTGGTCAGGGTATTCTACGCAGAAACTTATGGAATAACTCATCTACTATTTTACCATCGGCAGGCAGCGGTGGACTTCCAGCAGGTTCGAGGGTTCAGAATGTTACTGTTAGTATGAACCTTGGTCGTGAGAGCATCTTTGATCTTGGTCAAAGAACACCATTTTATCGTTATGTGAACTTCCCCGTAGAAGTTACTTGCGAAATTGAAATTGTTGCTCACACTGGCGATATGGTAGGTGCTGAACAGGCTGCTGCTGCATGTTCAAATCCCAAAGCACTTGCTAACAAGCAGATTAAGATTGTGCTATGTGATGGTACAGTAATTGATCTTGGTAGTAAGAATAAGCTTACTAGTGTTAACTATACCGGTGGTGATACCGGCGGTGGTAATGCCTCAATTACTTATAGCTATCAAACCTTCAACGATTTCACATATACTGCACCAACCGGCGTATCTTTTTCGGATATTGTTGAAGACTCAGTAGCTTTCCCATTAACCTAATTTAGCTTATAAATTAAGTTAATAGATAAATTTTAAGACCACAAAGGAAGGATAGTTATGGACGAACTACTAGCGATAGTAGGTAGACTTTATATTGATCTAATTCAAGCTCAAAAAATTATTAATGAGCTTCAAAAACAAGTTAGTAATAGAGATAAGGAAATTGCTGAAATTCAGCAATCTATCATTAGCAAGCAGATCGAGAAGTGAATCAACAGGAATTAGAAAACACTGTTATCAGGATACTATCTGGTAAGCAAATTTTATGCCTAGATAATAATATTTACGAATTGCGTCCAGCTTCAACGGACATTAAACTTGAAGCCGCATTAAAATATCAGATAGCATATGAAGATAATTTATATTCTGAATCTTTTTTAGGTTCTGATGATATAGAAAGTATGCTTTACGAATTAGGCATATTATATCCTCAATTTTCTGGGGATTTAGTTTCAATAGAAAAAAAAATAGAAAATTCTAAAGTTGAACTATTTCAAAATTTTTTTGATAGAACCAAAAGACAAAATATAAAAAAACAATTATCTTCATTGGTTACTAGATATAGTCAGTTATTATCATCAAAACATCTATTAGATTTTTTAACACTAGAAAACTATTGCAGCAATATTAAACACGCTTTTATTATATGTAATAGTTTATATCATTTTCATACTGATGATTTAGTTTTTGATATTAATGATATAGATAATATTTTATTTGATAATATTACAGCAGAAATTAGTAAAAATTTATTAGATCTCAGCCAGATTAAATTAGTTGCTCGTAGTGATTGTTGGAGAAATTATTATACTGTTAATAAATTACATCTTTTTCCATATAGCGCTAGTGAATTAACGGAAGAGCAAAAAGGTATACTAAGTGTTTCTTTAATGTATGATAGAATATATGAACATCCAGAATGTCCGAATAAAGAAATTATAGATGATGATGATGCTTTGGAAGGATGGATGATCACACAATCAAGATCAAATAAACAACAAAAAAATGAAAAAGGTGTAAATAATATGTTGACTGGAAAAATTGGAAAGGCTAACGAGGTGTTCTTGATGGCTAATAATCAAGAACAAGTTCAGGATATTATTGGATTGAATTCGATAGAAAGCGCAAATAAACTAAAACAAAAAATGGATACTGTATTAAGCGCACAAGGATCGATCAAAGACGCTCAATTACCAGATGTTCAACAAGACTTAAGGACACAATTACAAAAACTTAATACTAAGAGATAAGGAAGGAAAATTTTATGTCAATGGAATCTGATAGACTTCGATACTATGTTGAAAAAAGAATGCAAACTATTATGATTGGAGCCCTTAGTAGATTTGAAGAAAACTTTGGACATTTATGGGGTCATTTTTTAGATGAAGAAGAACCTCTTACGGCAGAACAATTAGCTTTTGCTGATGATTGGGAAAGAACACGCAACCAAATATTAAATCAGGGTAATTCTCAAATAAGAAATGCAAAAGAAGATTTTGATAAGTGGGGAGAAGGAAGTATCAAACAAAGATACTCATACAAGTTCCCCGTTGCACCAGAAGATTCTAAATCATGTTCACGAAACTGTCAATGTAATAATTCTAAGAAAAACTAAAGGAGACCTTTATGAAGACCGAGGATTTCAAAGTAGTAGTTAATGGTGAAGAAAAGACTTTCACAGTTAGATCTCCATCATTAGTAGATCAAAGAGAAGGACAAAAAGTATATAATCAAGCTTTTACAGACGCTATTAAGAGCAAAAGCGTTGTAAGGGCAAAGATGGACGACTTACTGCAAGATCAGGGTTTATGGAATACTGAAAAGCAGCAAGAATATACTAGTCTTCAGAAAGAACTATTAGACGGAGAGCGAAAACTGGCTAAAGGTGGTTTTTCACTTAGTGAAGCTAAGAAGCTAGCTATTCGAATGAGAGAAGTAAGAAATAAGATCCGAGAACTTATTAGCGTTCGTACTAGTTTAGACAACCATAGCGCCGAAGGTCAAGCTGATAATGCTAGATTTAATTATTTAGTTAGTGCTTGTGTGGTGTATAAAGATAGTGATAAAAAGTATTTTGAAAGCCTTGAAGACTATATGAGTCGCATAGATGATCCTGTGGCTCTTTCGGGTGCTCAAAAATTGGCTAATATGATTTATGGATTAGATAATAACTTTGAAAAGAATTTACCAGAAAATAAATTCTTAAAGAAATACAAGTTTGTAAATGATGATTTACGATTTATTGATAAAAAGGGTCGTACCGTTGACGGCGAAGGTAGACTAATAGACGAACAAGGTCGATATATTAATGAGGCTGGTGAGTTTGTAGATAGAGACGGTAATCAAGTTGATGAGGCTGGTGAATATGTTGTTGATGCTCAACCATTTTTAGACGATAATGGCAATCCAGTTGTTTTTGAAGAGGAAACAGTCCCACAACCTGTAATTTCTAATAAGGAAGAAAAAGTTGCTACAAATGAAACGCCTAGCACTGAGCCAACTCCAGTTTCCGAGCCGGTTAGCGCTACTAGTGCGTAGTATTGGTATCTCATATAATCATTTGTTTAATAATAACGCCATGCTTATTCATAGTGTGGCGTTATTTGTTTATGGAGTATAATATAAATTATGGCTAGAGGATTTAATCTTACTGCTGAAATTAATCTTAGGGGTCCAGCTAATATTAGACAAGTAGTTTCTAATATTCGCAGACAACTAGGTACTATTAATGCTAATGTTAATGTTAATATAGATCCAAGAGTAAGTAGAAATGTTGGTAATTTAAACACAAGACTTAATGCATTAAGTGCTACTCTTAACCAAACGGCAGCATCCGCTACTAATGCTACAACAGCATTCAATAATCTAGCGGCTGCAATGGCTAGCGTTGGCAATATTAGATTGCCTAATAATATACCAGCTCAAATTAATGTTACAGCAAACGCAGCAACAAATGCTGCAAGAGCTGTCGCACAAACCCGTACTGAATTTGAAGATTTCGGTAGACAAGCTGGATTAGCAGTTAGACGTTTTGCTGCTTTTAGTAGCGTTACATCAGTTATATATGGTTTTACCAATGCTTTGTCTGCTGGCATTAAACAATATATTGAATTTGATAGGCAAATAGTAAGATTAACACAAGTTACCAATGAAACCAAAGCAGGATTAGGCTCTCTAGTTGGTGAAATAACAAGATTATCCACAGGGTTCGGTGTTGCATCATCAGATATTGCAAATGTTGCTGTTACACTAGCTCAAGCTGGTTTAAACGCTAATGATACCAGAAAAGCATTAGAAGCCTTAGCAAAAAGCGCATTAGCTCCATCGTTTGATAGTTTAAATGAAACTGTTGAAGGTAGTATTGCTTTAATGAGACAGTTCGGAATTAGCGCCGGTCAATTAGAAGGAGCATTAGGATCTATCAATGCTGTTGCTGCTGCGTTTGCTGTTGAAGCTAGTGATCTTATTACCGCTATTCAGCGTACTGGTGGTGTGTTTGCTGCTGCTAGTAATGGCGTTAGTCAAGGCACAGATGCATTAAATGAATTTATTGCTGTTTTCACAAGTGTTCGTGCCACAACTCGTGAAAGCGCAGAAACTATCGCTACTGGTTTAAGAACTATTTTTACTCGTATTCAAAGAGCAGACACTATTGAAGCTCTTAAAGAATATGGAGTCACATTAACAGATCTAGAAGGCAAATTCGTTGGTCCATACGAAGCGGTTAGAAGATTAGCAGATGGATTAGGAAGGTTAGATCCACGAGACTTAAAATTTAGTGAAATTGTAGAAGAACTTGGTGGTTTCCGACAAATCGGTAAAGTGCTTCCACTTATTCAACAATTTGCAACGGCGCAAGAAGCATTAAAAATTGCACAAGCTGGTCAGGGGTCATTGGCGGCAGAAGCAGCAAAAGGACAACTAGCACTTGCTGTACAATTCCAAAAAGTACGAGAAGAATTTTCTGCCTTAATGAGATCCTTTGGAGAGAGCCAATCTTTTCAAGCTTTGGTAAAGATAGGATTAAATTTAGCTAGTGCATTGATCAAAGTCGCAGATGCCACTAAAGGATTATTACCACTTATAGGTGTGATGGCAGCATTTAGAGGCGTAAGCGCTATTACTCAATTTGCCGGAGGTTTTGGCGGAGGTTTTAGGGGAACTGGTGGGCGACGAGCAAATATGGGTGGAATTATTGGGTTTGCCAAGGGCGGTAGTGTTCCTGGAGTTGGAAATAGAGATAGTGTTCCGGCAATGTTGACTCCTGGTGAATTTGTGATGAGTAAAGCAGGGGTAGCTAGAGCAGGAAGAAAAAATCTTGAGGGCTTCAATTCTGGCGGTAAATTATACTCGTCTAGAAGTCGTAGATATGCTTATGGGGGGCCTATTCAAAAATATGCGGGCAATAGCCAACTATTAAATCAAGTGCAATTAGATAGATCACAATTAGACAAAGAATCAGGTAAACCATTTAATGCTGGAGGATCTAAGCCCAATAGATTTAATCCAAAAGATAAGTTTAATTTTAATATTGTTCCACAAAGTATCGATGTGTCTGAGCTTCAGAATGATCAAAGATACAAAGAACTTCCTTCGATAACAACATATATGCAAACCCGCTCCCCTACAAAAAGAGGGGACGCTTTTCAAAATGTTGTAAGAGATGTTGAAGGGGTTGCTTTATCATCTAATCGGTATGCTAGACTAGACGGAATCGATACATCTGGGGCACCAGTTGAAATTAAAAGCTATAAAGAATCAGTTTCCGAAAAAGAAATAGGAAAAAAAATTATAGCATCATCTATATTAGGAAGTCAAGATTCTCCGGCGGCAGCTCCACTAGCATCACAATTAGCAAATACACAATTAGACAGTAATATAAACACAATACCATTAGGGAACGTGAGACTATTTACTGATGCTACTAAAATCACAGGCGCAGGAGGATCGTTCAAGGCGAATTCTGGCAAAAAGAAAAAATTTTTTGGTGGACTAATTCAAAAATTTGCTGTTGGCGGAGAAACAGAAGAGATAGACCCTGTAATAGTAGAACAATATGGTGAAATTGGTCAGATTGCTATCAAAAATAAAAAACAAGATCAGTCTATTCAACAGGCTATAACAGACACTTTAGTAAAAACATTAGCAGATCTTGGTAATGAAGCAGGAATACGGGATCGTGGAGTTGCTATTCCCTCTAATTTACAAAGAAAACTTAGAAAAGACGGTATTCTTACCGGCAGACTTGATCCTTTGGTTGTCGCTGGTATTTTGAATAAAGCTAAACAAGTTGATACAGACGAAAAAACTCGTAAAAGAGGATTAAGAAAAGTAGCCATAGCAGGGTTGCAACCAATAGATTATAGCAGTGATAAAGAATGGACGCTAGATCTTGGTCCAGACAATCCATTGAACGGTCAAAAATATACTGCAATGATTAGAGGATTTAGTAAACAGTATCTAGGAGATGTTAAAAAATTAAGAGAAAGACAAAGACAAGCCAGTCTAGATTTTGCTAAAGATACAACAGCAACAGAAGCACTAGGACCATTAAGTCAAACAGAAGCACCAATTGTTGGACCAATTAGACCACTAGCTATAGATTTTGATGAAACATTAGCTTTTGGAACAAAAATGGTCGATGAGAGCGGTAAAGAAGATATTGCTAGTTATTCTTTAAGAGATAAAGTAGAAGCAAGTTTAGCAAAAGCTAGGCCCTCAAGACTTGCACAAAGATTGTCCGAGGTTGAACAAAAAAATCCAGGCATAGTTAGAAGACTTACTAGGGTTTTAACAGCAAGACCACAAACCACAGCCGATTTAGTTGCCGCCACATTAAATAGATTCGGGTTGCCATATCAAGCTACCGATATTACCGGCGTAAGCAAAGGGCTTGGAACAAATATTGCCGCAGGAAAAGCTGCTAATTTAGCAGCTATTGAAAAATTTATTGATGATAATGAAGAAAATATTAAAGCAGCAGAGAAAAAAGGAGTTCAGTCATATCGATACCAAGAACCAGAATCTTTTGATGATCAAAAAATGTATACCAAAACTGGTGAAGGTAATATCGAGGGATCGTTATTAGAACAGGCGTTAGCTCAAAAATTAGGCTATCAAATCAACGTAGATGCTCTAGAAGCTACTAGGGCCATAGATTTTCCCGCTGGTCTTGGTAATGCGGCCTCTTTATTTAATTTACCATCTAATATAGAAACAGAAGTTAAGAGAACATTAAACGGCAGCGCTTTTGATAAAGCAAGAAGCGAGTTTGAAAGATATTTTACAGAAAATCCTGATAGATTTAATTTGGGTGGATTAGTACAGGGCTTTGAAGACGGTTCTCCCGGAGGTGTTAAAGATAGATCTACCAAAAATATTAGACGAGGATCTCGTGGACCAAAAGGTTTTGTGCCTCTTGAACCAAAACAATACGAATTATTTGCAGAGCAAGCATATGCCCAAGCCGGAGAATATGGTGGTCCTGGATGGGGAAATCATCTTGGTGTACCATTACCAAAACCATTAGCAGAGTATGCACAAAAAATTCAGCAATGGGTGTTTGAATCTGGTGGAGCAGGAATGTCTTTGGGTAAAAAATTAGTAAAAATACCTGATAATATTGAACCAGATGCTTTTGAAGCACTGAAACCAGATTTAATAAAACAATATGATGGATGGTATTCTGAGATAGAAGAAATTCTGCCGTTTGGTCGAGCAACAGCAACTAAAACACCTGCGGCTAGTGCTAGGGAAGCACGGGCTAATGCCGCACTCGCTGCCGAAGCAGGCAATTTAGTTTATACTCAAGCAGAAGAAGCCATAGGATCATTTAAAAAGACGGGTCAATTATCTTTTGATCAAGCTATAGATAGTCATATTCAAAAATCTTTCCCAGGATACATATCCCAATTGCAAAACGATCTGGCATCAGAAACTGATCCCGATGAAAAAGCTTCGATACAACGCAAATTATCTAAAGCACAAAAAGCCTTGCCAGACTATCAGGCATTATTAAAAGGAGCTGCTGTTCCAAATCAAGGACGTATAACAGGATTATCAGAAACTCTATATGCTTTATTAGATAGCTATGGTAGCGAAGTATCTGATGCGGAAGTAGATAATATTATTCGTTCTATGGGAATGAAATTAAGTAAGAAAAATATTGGTGGACCATTAAGCAGATTTGCAGACGGGGGTTATGTTCCAGCATTATTAACACCCGGCGAAGCTGTAATAGGGCCGAAACTAGCTAAAAGCATAGGATATGCTAAACTTAATAAAATGAATTATGCTGATAGATATGCTAGTGGTGGAGGAGTTGGTATCGTTCCTGGCTCTGGTAATACTGACACATTTGGTCCAGTACCTCTTGAGGTTGGTAGTTTTGTTATTCGCAAGAAAGCTACCGAAGCATTAGGATTTAATAACGGTGGACGAATCCAGAAATTCTTTTTTGGAGGACGAGGCCGACGAGCCCCGGCCGCACGACCAGACACAGTTTCCGCTGAAACTATAGGTGCTAGTACACAAGCTACCACAGCATTAACGCAATTAGCAGAAACATTACAAGCATTAGGAGTTAATGGATCAAGATCTGCTGCTTTATTGAATAGGAGCTATCAAGCCACGGCGGCAGAAGCAGAAAGAGCGGCTCAGGCAGATTTAGCCGCTGCAAGAGCAGCTGGTGCTGCTGCGGATGTTATATTCGATTTAGAAACAGCTGTGCAACAAGCAACAACAGCAACGCAAAATGAAATTGCTATAAGACAACAATTAGGAGATATTTCAGGCGCCGCTATACAAGATGCTCTGGGTCTTGTACAACAGCAGGTTGATAGAGCAAGAGCGGCTGCTGAAGCTACTCTTAGAACCACCCCATCGGCAACAACCGGAGTTGCTAGAACCGAAGAAGAAGTTCAAGCTGAACTTAGAGCAGGAGAAAACGATAGAAGAAGACAAGCATATGAAACTGTAGCATTCGGTGGCGGTGTTACTGGAACATCAATAGACTTAGATGCTTTAGGAGCGGATGGAGATGATTTAGCTAGAGTATTTCAGATCTTGGCTAGAGATAGCAGAACTTTGGATCAAATGAACCAAAGATTAACTCAAACCACTAGACAACGAATAGAAGCTGATTTGGCCTCTGGTGCTATTGATGAGGATACTGCAAGAGCAAGACGAGCGGCATTAGACGAAGAAATTAGTGCTAGAAGACGAGCGGTAGAAGGTACTGCCGCAGCAGAAGGGGCGACTTCTCCAGGAGCAGTACAAGGAGCAGAATATCAAGCCAGAACAATGCGTAATATGGCTATTATGACCGTTGGAACTCTAGTTGCAGATGTTTTAAATACAAAATCTAGCGCAACAGAAGCGGGTGTTGGTGGAGCAATAGCTGGTGCTTCTCAAACTTATGGAGCAACCCAACAATTGATACAAGAAGCTACTAATATGGCAGATAGTCTTCGTGCAACTAATCCTAGGATGGCTAACTTTGCAGGGACTATAGGGAGAGTAGCTGGTAGATTACAAGTATTGGCCGTGGTTGCGGAAGCAGCACGACAAGCATACAATGCTGTACGTAATTTTGCAATAGAATTAGAGAAAAAAAGAGTCGAAACAGCAATAGAAGGATTGGCTGAAGGATTTGAAAAACTTAACAAAGATGTTAATCAAATAGATTTAAGAAATGAACTTCAGAGCAAAGTTATTACAGCAGCTCAAGCAGCTGAAAGACAACGGCAAATGAGTCAAGACAGTGCTTCCGCTGGTTTGGTGAATGGCCTGGATGTTCTATCAGCCAATCTACAAAGTTTCTTTTCTGGTGATATTACTGCTTCTAGACAAGCATCAGCACGAGGACAAATTTTAGAAACAGAAGGTATTATTCCATATTTGAAAACCTTATTTGCTGGACAACAAGGTCTAGAAAATATTCGTGGTAGAACATCAGCAGTCAGTGGTCGTGAATCAGCAGCAATCTTTAAGCCTGTTGCTGAAAATATTAATCAAGTTATTGTTTCTAGAATCAAAGCAGGAGAATCTGTAGAAGATATTTTAGGTGGACCAGAAGCAGAAGATTTTAAGAGAAGTTTAGTTATGGCAGATGCTTCACTAGCTACTCATATAAGATCTATTGAACTAGATACATCTTTAACGGAAGAAGCTAGACAAGCTCGAATTAAGGATCTTATTTCTATAACCGGAACAGCTATGTTAAGAGAACGAAGTGAAACCGCCTTAAGAGAAAAAACGCAGAAAAATTTTGGAAATCTTGTTGGTGTTTACACTCGTTCATTACAACGTATGTTCAATAATATGGATCAAGCCATTAATGCAACGGTATTTTCTTTAGAAAAGATGAAAAATAGCGTTGAATTATCAACTTCCGCATTTCAAGGTCAAGCACAGGCCGGGGATATTAATTTAGGTGCAAAAAATATTATTCAAAATCCTACAGCATACAGCGCTCCCGAAGTACAAAGAGCTGCTTCTGTTGGAGGAGCTTTATATGGTAATAGATCAGCGGAGATGACGCAGTTAGCAACTTTTGGTGAGACTATTACTTCATCGGTAATGTCTACTATAAATAATACTCTTAGAGATCAAGGAGGAAATGTTACTAATGAAGCATTAACTAGAATTATTGACAGAAACTTAAAAACAACATTAAAAGATCTAGGTTTGCCACCAGAATTAGCTGATAAACTAGCCAAAGAAGTTGGAGATAGTATTACTGATATACGCAAGGAAGGCGAAGATAGTGTTGATTATGCAAAACTATCTGAAAAAATTGCTGGACTAGGAAGCGTCACAGAAGTAGCCAAAAATGCACAACAAAGCGTTATAAAAGCATTAGAACATTATCAAAGTGTTTTAAATCAATATACTAATAATCTTAATCGTATTATAGAACTAGAAGTCAGCGCCAGAGACCGGTCTAGAAAATCTATACAACTTGTTACAGACGCTAGTTTAAATTTAGCTAAAGCTCTTGGTAAAACTATAAAGGTTGCGGACGCTTTTGCCAAACGAGATGCGGAGGTTGCTGGACAGACCGGTGGATTAACAGATCCAACAGATATTTTTAATCAATTTTTGGCTTTGGATACCACTAGACAAATGCAACAATCTAGTGTACGACAGAGTGCCGAGCAAGGGCTAGCTGGCGCAGCCGATTTTGTTAAGTTCAATAATGAACTAAAAAATACTAATATAGCACTCAGAGAAAACAGAGCCGCGCTAGAAGATATGGCCAATAACACTGAAAAAGCCAGTGCTGCTTTGGACGCTATTCAACAAGCCCAACAAAAAGCCGCTGGAAGAGTTAGCTTTTTAGAGAAAATAGTTACTGCTACACCAGATGAATTAGAATCAACAAACAACGCCTTAATCAGACTACAGCGAAATATAAATGGACAACAAAATACTATACAAAATAGTATTGGAGCACAAAGAGCTTATATACAAGCATTGGAAAGTGGAGCAAGCGCTACAGAAGCTATGAGAGAAGCTCAAGCAGCTTTCGCCAATGAAAGAAAAGAAACCCTCGGAGCACTACAGGATATTTTACCATTTTTAGGAGACAGCCAACAAGGTAATCAAGTCAGAGCCAATGTTTTAGAAACGATGCTTCAAGAAGCTGGGATGGGAGTATCCCCACTAATGCAACAAGTGCTCAATAGTCTACGTAATCCAGAACAAGATCCAGCAACAGCAGCAGCAATTCAATACTATAATCAGGCCATTGTGGAACAATCTCAAGCTACTAGATTGTTAGGACAACTTGATGCTACGCTAGCAGATAGAATTGCTCAAAGTAATGCCAAGCTTATAGTTGAAGGATTACAACAAGCAGTTTTAACTTTTCAAAATGCAGAACTTAGAGATATTGCTACTAATGTCAATAGTATTGTATCAATAATGAAAGCTCCGCCCCCAGCACCCGGCGCAGCTCCAGCAGCACCCGGAATTGCTACAGGCGGATTGATATATGCATCTGCTGGACAAATGGTTAATTTCCAGCCAAGAGGTACGGATACTGTACCAGCAATGCTGACGCCTGGAGAATTTGTTGTTAATCGCAAAGCTACCCAAGCTAATTTACCATTACTACAATCCATTAATAATGGTTATGCCAACGGAGGCAAAGTCTCTTATTATGCTGCCGGAGGCTTCATTACAAATTATGGAGATCGTGATAAAACACTAGGAGCCGGTCAGACTTTAGAAAAACCAATTCTTAAAGACGTAGATTCTAATAAAATAGCATGGGATATTGCCACATCTCCATTATTTGCACTGCCCGATGTTTATACATCTACCTATAAAATGATGGCCTCAGCAATTCCTGGAAAAGAGGGGTATGGGTTAGATTCTCCAAATATTATTCCTGGTCCACCAGTTCCAGGATATACTCCAGATATTGTAAGAAATGATTATGAATATAGTTACAAACACAATAATGCTTTAATGAATAGAGCTAGTGCTCTGAGCCCAGCAAAACCAGACGACAGGTTATATTTCCAAGATCCTGCTTTAGAAACAATTGATAAGCTTTCTAAAAACGACGCAGAAAAAAAAGCCGAAAGTATCAAAACAAAATTTGCTGGAATCGAAACAGTTACTCTACCTATTGCTACGATAGATGCATCTAATTTTGGAGATCCTTTGAAAGAAGGAGATGTTTTTAGTCAAACAACTAATAAAATTACAACAAGTAAACAAGGTAAATCTGCTGGAGTATTCTATAAAACAGGTCGTTCTCCAGTTATGGCCGGAGAAGTACCTATTGATAGTCAAGAGCTTTCTGGTAGACCCGCTCTTGGGGTTTATACACAGGATACATATGCCATGTATCTGGGTGCTGGTAAACCACATGCTGTGGCATCGGCCACAAAAGCAAAAACTAATCTTCAATTTTTACCTGAAAGTCCATATTTTGGTAAAGACTATTCTGGAGACTGGAATATTGTGGGAACAAATGTTCTTAAATATCCAGAATTAGCAACAGGACAAGGTTTAGATTTAATTTTAGCTGATAAAATAGCAGAAACTAATGTGGAAAATGCAAAGCTTAATGAATTACTAATTAATACTAGAGAATTCTTAAAAGGAAATCTTAATTATACAGAAGAGGGCAGTAAACTACAAGAGATATTATTTGGATTATTTAGTAATACAATTCCAAGCGCAACTCTTACAAATGATAGTATTGGTACAAATTTATCTATATTCGACGGACTACAAAATGTCAGCGCTATTACTGTTGCACAAAAAAGCATGGAAGCAGACTTTATTAAAGGACTTGAATTAGCAAGAAGTAATAAGGCTAAAGCTTCAAAGGAGAAAGTTAAATTCGGTATTCCTGGTTTAGCAGGACCATTGGATGAGTTTACATTAGCTGAAGGTTTTAAGATTACAGATACTATTAACGGAGGAGAAACGGAACTACCTTTTATGGTAAATGGCGCCATAGATACATATTTAGGCAAAGGATTTGCAGAAAGGGCTTCTAAACAAACATTAGATGATCTTATAAATAAGAGCGGAATAAAAACTAGTACTATAACAGATCCAATTAAATTAGATTTACCTGCCAATATTCGAGATGTTTTACCTGTAGGTATGGGTCAAGGAATCGACATACCCGTACAATATACTCAGTATACTGGTAAATTATTTGATGGTGCCAAAAAAGAATTTGTTGGAGCACCCTTTACATATTTATTACCTGATAAGATTGATAAAACACTGTTCCAACAACTGGATACAGAGAGATCTAGATTATTTACAAATAAAAAATATACAGGAGCAGATATTTTAGCTAATTCTAATTTAGCTGATCCAAATGTGGGTACTGCAATTGCAGATTTATTAAAAGCGCAACTAAATAAAGATCCAGATTATGCCGCTAAACAACAAGCGGTAAAGGATTTAGTTAGATTAAGTTTTAAAGGTGGTCCAGTAGGTTTGTTAAAAGCCCTAGATGTGCCGGGTGGGGCTGGTACAGCAGGCAGAGATATTTTTGCTGGTTTTAGTGATAATGCTATCAGTGTTCCCATAGGGGACTTTTTTGTAGATAAACTACAGAGCCTACAAACTATGATGGCAGGGGCCGCAGCCAAAGTAGACAATTCCGCAATAACTAAAGGCAAGGTTTTTTCTGATAAAGAAAATACACAAGCAACTTTACTTATGATTCGTGGAGCAATGCAGTTATTTAATAATTTAGGCGGGTTGCCAACAGGATGGGTTGCTAATTACGGTGGTACTCAAGCCATGAGAGTAGCTGCTCTTGGAAATTATAAAGATGCATCATCTTATATGAGCGGATTATTTAATCAAGCTGGTGGCTATATTAGCCAAGCACTAATGCCAAAAGCTAATAGTCCACAAGCTGCTAATATGTTAAATAATGCATACCTAATGATAGGTGGAGCAGCTGGTGCTTTTGCTGATATAGCTCAAGGCAATACGTCTTTATTAAAACAATTTTATGATCAGAAAGCAAATATAGCTGATGTATTCAGAAGCTATGGTACTTCAGCTAGATTCGGCAAGGTTGGATCGATGGCTCTTAGCGGAGATTGGCAAAACCTAATAAGTACACAACTTCAAGGAACTAAGATCCAGACCGTTGGACGAGACGGCAAACTAGCAGCTAGTGACTTATCTGTTGCATTACCAGAAAATGCCAATGTTAATGATCTTGTTAAACTGATTTTTAACCCGTATAATGAATTTCCACAAACTAGTACCAGAAAAGATTTAATACAAAAATTTGGAAATGACTTGTTTAATTTAAGGGCAGAAAATAGTACTATGCCATATTTTGATCCTATGACTCTTAGTTGGATAGGAGATGGATTAACAAGATTGATGAATTGGTATGGTGGAATTGGTGATTGGGTTGGCCAAGACTATTTCTTTGATACTAAAGCACAGCCGGACAATGCTGCTAGAATGGCAGAATTTATAGACAGCTATAATAAAGCTGGTCAAGATATATATCAAAAAGCCCAAGAAGCACAGGTATTATTTGGTTTAGCTAATAATCTCGGCCCATTACCAAGTTTGAATTGGTTTACTTCTCGTGCTGCCGCTATGGGTTTGGAAAAACCACAACCTTTAGCTACGGGTGGAGTAGTCTATGCTAGTACTGGTAAACTGATTAATTTTCAGCCTCGTGGAACAGATACTGTTCCTGCCATGTTAACTCCGGGAGAGTTTGTAGTAAATAGATCCGCCACACAAAAACATTTACCCTTATTACAATCTATTAATAGCGGATCAACTCCCAATCAATATAGTCAAGGAGGAGTTGTTTATCTTGCAGAGGGTTCCAAACAACCCGTTGCAGCATCAGACAGCCTAAAAAATAGTATCAATAAGGCTATAGAAGTTACTATGGAATCTCCGCAACCAGAAGGTGTGCAACCAGATAATTTGAAACAGGCTTTAATTAATGATATTTTGAAGGATTTATCTGAAGCAGGGTCTTCGTCAATGGCACAGGTGGAGACTCAAGAGGGGATAAGAATCCAGAAAGATCTTTTACCGGGAGGTAAGCTGTCTAGTAATAAAATTCCTAGGGTGCAACAATTTTCTACAGATATTCAAACATTAATCGGCCTAAAAAAACAGTTTGGTAGAGCCGATGCTATGCTTGCTGGTCTCAATGTTGCTGGCGGGGCCGACAGCCCTATAGATTCTATAGACCTTACAAATATTCTGTCTAAAGACCTGCAAACCTTATCTATCATCAATCCCTATCTGGATGATTCGTGGTGGATAGGAGAAAATATTAAAGAATTATTTAGTTGGGCTGGTACCACAAATGATAGAAAAGAATTTCAAACCGATGCATCAGATCAAGTACGTTCTTTGGGACCAAAATTGGATATATGGCACGATATTTTGTCTAAAAGAACTGATCTAAAAGGCATAGATCAAAGAATAAAAGATTTGCGTCAAGAACATGAAAACCTTCCTCGTTGGACACCAGCAAAAACTACCAAGCCCATCACCGACGAAATAGCGTATCTAATAAATAACAAACCGAAATGGAAAGCCAAACAACCAGAATACCAACAAAGAAAATCTTTGTTAGAAGATCTTATCTCTCTAAGAAATATAGCTGGTAGTGGAAGTACTGCTGCTTTAGAGGGATTAATAGATATGAATCTTGGCGTACAGTCCACCTCGGCAAAAGAATTATCTGAATTATCTCAATTAGGTATGTTACCAGAAGATATTAGAGATGAAGGCCTTAGAAAAGGATCGCAAATAGGATTAAGAAATCTTTTATTAACTGCTGCTGTAGCTGCCGCAGCCCCAATAGCTTTACCAGCCGCTGCTGTTGGAGCGACTGCTGCTGCTCTAGGAACTGCTGGTATTACTATTGCTGGTAGCGTTGGTGGAATTATGGCTGCTTCTGCTGCTGATGAATTAATTAAAACAGAAAAAGAAAAACTATTAGAGAAACAAGCTGGTTATAAGTCTTCGGCAGGAACCGCAGAAATGTTATTTGATATTGCGGATGTTGCGCTCGGAGGAGGAGCATTAGCAGCAGGCCCAGCGGGCAGACTTATTAGTAAAACCAAAATTGGTAAACTATTAAAAGATGGTCGGGCCAAAATATTAACTAGAAAAGGTGCTACAGAGACAGTAGAACAAACAGCAAAAGCAGCAGATGAAGTAGGCACTCCGGCCAAAACACAGGTTGTGGACCCTATGCAACAACAGTCTAAAATGGCTGCCGATAAAATTAAAGCATTTGTAGATGAAAGAAAAACATTATCAGAAAGTATTATTCGCAGAGAAAGCGATCCAGACTTTACTTATCCTGTCGATGGAAACGGAAATAATTTTGCTCCTATCGATTATGCGAACGCAAGACTAAAAGCTTTGAATCAAAGAATTAAAGATGGGTCTTTAGATACAATCTCTGATGTTGATATAAAAACTGCCGCTGAAGCAGATTTTATCTCTCGTGGAGGATGGAATAGTGTACCACCCAATAGGCTTTCTATAGAAAGAATACAAGGCCAGGCTGATGAGATTATTGCAGGAAGAAAGTCTGGGGGCAAAGGTGGTGGTGGGTCTTATACACAAGAAGCTAAAGCACGATTAATAGAACTCGATGAACAGCTTGTTCGTAGAGGAGATGCGGCACAAGCTAAAAAAGCAGCTGATAGACTAAGACGTAATTCCCAAGATACGCTTGATAAAATCAAAGCGGAACGAGCTGCTGCTAAAACCGCAGATGATGCTACTGCTAAAGCCGCAGACGATGCTGGCGTGAAACCATTAGACGATACTGCTACAACAGTAAAAGGTCCAGAAACATATTATACTAAAGGAATGTTTGCTGGTAGGAGAGCTCAAAAATTTACTGAAGCAGTTAAAAATGCTAGAGAGATTTATGAAGCGTCTACAAAAAAGATTGGTAACGAAGTGGTTGATTTATTTTACCAGAGCGGATCGGGTTCTGCTCTAAAAGATGCCGCTACTAAAAACTTAGCAGATCTAAAGAATAATACTGTTTTTGACCAAGCTTTTAAAGATGCCATAGGAAAAGGTGCTAATGAAACAAGCGCCATACAAAAAGCTTTAGGCGAAGTTCCAGACACAACAATTCAGGACACATTAACCAAGATTAAAAATAATGGTTTTGATATTGATAGCAGTGGTAATCTTGTGCTTAATGATCAAGCCACCAAAATAATGATGGATGACTCTTTAGGTAAACAGCTTTACGATACCAAAGTAGCAGCTATGAGACAACGAGTTTTGGATGATATGGCTAATAAAGCAGGAGCTAAAAAACCATCAGCAGACTATGATAATTTAGTTAAGGGTTTTGATGATTCCGATTTTCCTGGCTTTAAGCCAAGATCTTGGCCACAATTTGTTAAAGATAATGCTATTGCATTTCGATCAAATAAGAAATCGAGACTTAGTACGGGATTAACTATACTTGCTGGAATATTAGCCGTATGGCAGTTAATGAAACAGGCTCAAGAAATTCAAGATGCTGGGCGGGATAGGCCCATGACCAGAGAACCAATACCACCCCCGGAAGAAGGTAAAGTCCCCCCTGGCGGGCCCGATATTGGTCAACCAGAACAAGAAGCACCACGCCCGGAAGACTTCAAAGAAGAAGCCAAGGTGCAAGCCGAGGCTAAAAAAGCAATAGAAAGACCAAACTATTATGATGAATTAACCTATAAAGAATTTGCTAGTCAGCAGATTGTCGCTGGTAATATGCCACCAGCGCCTGATAAAAATTTATTTACCACAACAGCATTTTATTCTAAAGATAAACAAGGATCATATCGTACAACCGCATATGATCAAAGAAGCACTATGGTTGATCAATCAGTTAGAGGAAATGCTCTTGGACAAGCAAAAGGAGAAGCTGCTACACGAACAGCAGCATCTCAGGTGCATACCAGAACAGCAGCATTTGCTCCTGGCGGAGCGCCAATGGATATGAGAGATGTAGAAGATCAAGAAGCAGTAGGATTTGCACAAGAAGCTGGAAAAGCCAGAAGGCGCGGAGAAGCAGCACCAGAAGCAGAGGGTTTTACTCCTGTAGCTAAATTCGGACAACCATCTGGCAAAGAAGAAGATATGAGAGATCGTAACTGGGCGATAAGAGCACAAGCGGAAAGAGGTGGTAGAAAAATTACAGGAGGTAAGTCTCCTCAAAGTCAATATAAAAGTTCTTATGGTTGGTGGAGAAATCGCTTAGGAGAATTTACATATTATAGTACTAAAAACGATAAAATTAGAGACAGATGGAGACAAGGATATAATATAAAAACCAGTAGTAGAGGTAATACCAGTCAATTACAAGTAGATCCCGAACAGCTTAGTAGTGGCGGAGTTGTATATGCAAATACTGGTATGTTGATCCCATATCAACCAAGAGGCACGGACACCGTACCAGCGATGTTAACTCCTGGGGAATTTGTGGTCAATCGTGCCGCTACACAAAAACATTTGCCGTTGCTCAAAGCTATCAATAGTGGACAAAGAGCAATGAGTAAAGGCGGAGTGGTTTATTTGCAAGATGGAGGTATTCCAAATCTTGATTCTGTGGCTTCGGCTTTTGATGCCATAGGAGCTGTTCAAGGAGAAGATTTGGCTAAACTAAAAGAACAAGGAGACAGAGCAGCAAGAGCCAGAGCAGATGCAGAATCGAATAGACAAGGATTTTATCAATGTGTTGCAGAGAAAAAATCTCGTCTGGAAAGAGATGCACAAAGCGAGAGAGCAGCTGTTAGAGCAGAAGAAGAAGCTAAGATGAATCCAGACGATGAAGATAGAGCAAAAAATGCTCGTCAAATTAGAATGGATTATTCTAGTAGATTACGAGAAATAATGGACGGTTTTAGAAAAACATCCTTAGCAAGAGAAGACGAAGCTATGCAGTCTTCCGGTTTGGGTCGTAAAGAGCTTTTAGAAGCATCTCCAAGATTTAAAATAGAAAATGAATTTCGTAGAGAAAAAGGAGATATAAATACTATACAAGCAGATAGTCCATTAATTGATGCTTTTAAGAATGCTGTTACAACTCTTTTAAATGCTACTAATGGCGGTGCAGACGCACAAAATAATCTACCGAATATGTATGCGGTAACTGTCCCCGGTATGGATATATTTTATCGCAATGCTGGTGTTAGTCAGACATATTTGGATCGTGAGAAAAGATCAACTAAATTTGTTAAACTGGATCAAGAAGAACAAATTGCAAGATTTGAAGATAAAAAAACCAAAGAGAGAGAATTAGATGCACAAATTAGGGCCGAGTGTGCTGGTGATGATCCTGTTCTAAAAGACTTAGCAAACAAACAAGCAGCGGCTTTTCAGAAAGGCGCTGAGAGAAGAATAGCAGACAGAGCCGCACGAGCACAGAATAAAGCTTTTGGCGGATTAATTTATGCTAGTACTGGAACATTGGTTAACTATCAACCACGAGGTACTGATACTGTTCCAGCTATGTTGACTCCCGGTGAATTTGTTGTTAATCGTAAAGCTACGCAAAAAAATCTAGGTTTATTAAGATCTATTAACAGTAATAGTTATAGTGGTGGTGGTACTGTATATCTTAAAAAAGGGGGGCAGGCATATGAAGACGAAATGGCTAGCAGAAGACAATCTTATAAGGACCAGATGAAAGAAAGAAAAGACTCTTATGAGGCGGAAATGCAACGCAGAAGAGACGCATATTCAAGCTCCAAAACCAAAGGTGTTTCATATCAACAAGCATATGCTGAACAACAACAAGCTAATCCCAATGCTCGTGAACAAGCCATGATGGGGCAGCAGGCTCAAGGCGGCGGTCCTGGTGGAGCGCCAGCAATTTCTCCACAAGTACAACAAGCTGTTGGCCAAGCGTCACAAGCAGCTTTTGATCCTAGTTCTTATGGTGATGTTAATAAACAAATGGTTATATTTGGAACGTTATTAACTGGTGTTAATCAAGTTTTAGTACAATATGGAGCAACAATCACACAGCTAAATCAAGCATTAGCAGGAGGAGGCGGTGGCGGTGTAAATGGTAATGGTGAAGCTGCTCAGGGCGCAGGAGGTGCTCAGGGTGGTTTGGCCGGTTTGGCGACATTTGCTCAAAAATTTGATACATTTGTTCAACAACTACAACAGTTAAATATTCCTCCGGAAGTTAATGTTAATTTGGTACAAAATAAGCCTTGGGATATTAATGTTAATGGTGCTGATGCTCTCAAAGCATTAATAGAAGGTCCGCTAGGTAATATTGTACAAGATGCGATACGTCAATGGGAGAATAGTAATAAAGATTCTAAAGAAGGCCAACAATAATAGAAAGAAAACAAAATGTCTAATGTTATATCAGGTACTTTAAATATTGGTTCTGGTACTCCATATGATATCATTTTATCAGAATCATCTGGTTTAGCTACTGTTTTTAATAATAGAGCATTAGATATTGATTTTGCAGTTTCCGGCACTGGAGTCGGAAAGTTTTTATATTATGATGCTTCAACTGGTAGACTAGGTATTAATGTTAATGATCCAGATAGTGCTTTGCATGTTGTAGCGCCTTGCTCTAGCGATGGACTTAAAATAGAAAGCATAACTAATTGTGCTACTGGAGTTAGAGTATTATTACTGCACAATCCTGGAACAGCAGCATCGACTGGTAGTTTTCCTGCTACTATTGATTTGGCTGGTAAAAATACTAACGATCAAACTATTTACTATGGTCAAATCAAATCACGCATACTTAATCCCGCAACATCTCAAACAAGTGGTGAAATCTTATTTTATGTTGATCATACTGGCACATCGTCTGAAATTTTTAAAGCCAACACCAATAGCGTAGTTCTTGGTGGATTAAATGTTATTACTGGATATTCATATAATATTATTGGTGGATCTAATAATTTATCTGGTTTAGTTTATGTTAATGTTGGTTCTAAGAATAGTGGAACTGTAACTTCTGGTTTATTATTAGGCAATAATATTTCTTTAAATTCTACAGAAGTGATATGTGTATCTAATTTAGCAATTGTTAGTGGTAATAATATAGTTTTATTTGGAAACGATATTGTTAGTACCGGAAATGATTCTATACTTATAGCTAATGATGCTAGACTAAATAGCAGTAATAGTATTATTCTTGGCAATAGTATCACAACTAATTCTGGATCACATTACAATTTATTGATTGCCAACAATGCTTCTGTTAGCGGAGCATCCGGAATAGGATTTGGTTCAATAGCTAGCATCACAGGAGATGGTAATTTATTTATAGGAAATACTGTTAGAGTTATAGGTTCAAATAATTCATCGATAGGATCTAATACCTCCGTTACTGGTAATAATAATATTATTTATGGCAGTGCCACAAAAGCTAGCGGTTCCAATATTGTTTCTGTTGGTAATACTAATATCATTAGCAATGTAAATAGTGGATTATTTATTGGTAATAGTATGAGTTTGGTAAATAGCGATAAAACAATTATCATGGGGCTAAATAATCAGGTTATTAATGAGCTTGACTCTAGTGTTCTTATTGGCATTGATAATAATACGTCGGCTGGTAGTGCGACCGGCTTGGTTATGGTGGGACAAACTAATATAGCTTCGGATATTGTTAACTCTCTAGTATTAGGTAGTAAAAATAATCTAAGTGGTACTGTCAAAAATAATGTTGTATTAGGTCCAGATAATTATGCTGCATTAACTAGTAATAATAATATTATTGTGGGCGGATTAAATAATAACAGCGGTTTAGGTATCAATAGTCAGGGCGAAGTTTCGGGAACCTCTTCCGGGGTTTTTGGAACTCTGAATAACACCATAATTGTTGGTGTTAATAATTTTGGATATACTATTACTAATGGATCTATATTTGGTAATAAAAACTATGTGTCTGGTAATAATCTTAATGTTCTTGGTTCTTTTAATAATATAAAAAACGCTTCGTACGTTCAAAATATTGGCAATAGTAATTTTGTAAATGGTAATTATAACAATATATTTGGTGGACGATCAACGGTTGTTGGTACAGCATCTATAGTTAATAATCCTTCAAAAAGAGACGTTTACTCATTTGGTAGCGGCAATATTTTATTTGGAGATAATGAAATTGTTGTTAGCGGTATTTGTGTTGGAGACAACAATGATTTATATGGTACAAAAAATCTTGTATATGGTTCTAATAATATTATTGGATCAACAAGACATATCGGAACTGTAGACGGCACAACTTTAACTATAAATGGAGACGTTAGAGCATACTATCAAGCTGGTCAAAGAATTCTAGTGGTAGTCTATAATCCCATAGCGGCTTCTTATGTCTATAATAGACTAATTGTTACTCCAGATGGTGGAGTAGCTGTTGATTATATCACCACAGGATTTGGCGCATATACAACCATTAATCTTGGTGAAGGCATAACTACAGATGGACTTAGATATGGGATTAAAAATAATTTCGACGACCCTCTTGCTGAATTAAGCTCAACTGTTACTGTTATAGTTTTTCCATATGAAATTACAGAAACAGATAGTGATAGTGTCACTAGAACCAAAAACTATGGTACAAATAATATCGTCGTAGGATCAAATAATAGATACTACCATCACGGAGGTATGATTCTAGGCAATAGAAATAATATTACTGGTATTAATAATGTTATTATTGGATATAACATTAGCGGCACATTTAATAATACATTACAAATTGGTACTAGCAATAGTAATAAAATTTATTTAGATAATTCACGCATAATATTTAATACTGGTCTTCAACAAGATCAAGTCATTTTTAAGAGTAGGTCTGGTGGTACCACAACCGTTATTGATATGAATAATAATCGAGTTGGCGTTAACAACTCTAGTCCTAGTTCTTCTGTTGATGTTAGTGGAACTATTACTACCAGTGGTTTAAGAGTTGGATTAAGTACGGTATCTGGTTATAGTTTAATTGCTGATGCCAACGGCAACGCATCGTGGCAATTTCCGGTCAATTTATCGGGTACTAATGCTGGTATATTATTCAAAGTTAATGACAAGGTTGGAAGCGGTTCCGATGTATTTTCTTTGACTAATGCTAGTAAGCATGTGAATTATATATATACTCTACCAGCCATTGGAGGAGGAACTAACTCGTTTGAGGGCTTTACATTAACTCCTAGTGGGTTATATATTAACGAAACATCAGACGATGAAACCGTATATAATGTAAGAATTAATGGCTCTGGTATTGGTGATTTAGCAGATCTTAATATTTATCAAGACGATGGTTCAAGAATAGTACTATTTAAAACTTTACCACAGTATAATGCCGTTCAAGTATTTAATATTACTGGTGTTTCTGGACATCTCTATAGGCATACAGTTACTCAACAAATTAATCTACCTACTTCTTTAACAGGAACATTTTTATCAGTACGAGCCGGGGATGGATTATTGTCTTCGACTACAACCCCGCCAAATGTTATATTGTTTGGAAACAGACTGGCTGCTCAATCGGGTAGCAATGATCTAAAGTTC